CTTGCGCACCTGCTTGGGCTTGGGCCGCTTGCCGTTGGCGGAGATCGAGACGATCCACTGCAGGCCCTCGCCGTCGCCGTCGGGATACTCGGCGGTGACGAGCTCGGAGAGCACGACGATCGGGCCGCATCGCCACGCGCTGCCGACCGGCCGCGGACCGCCGGGCCAGGGGAACCCCTCCCACTCGATGCCAGGTTGCTTCTCGCGTAGCTCAGCCATCACCCGACCATCGCCTGCTTTATCTTGGGAGTCGAGTCGCGGCGAGGGCAGCCCTTGCCGAACGACAGCAGGTGCTCGAGCGCGGCTGCGGTCTCGGGGCTCTGCTTCACGTCCTTGGACACCTCGGGCTCGGGCCCCTTGCCGCCCGTCCACACCCAGCGATCCCACTCGTTGAACGCCTCTCGGTGCTCGGTCCAATCCTCCGCTTGCCGCTCGATCAGTGCACCACCGGCCATGCGCAGCGGCTCGGTTGCCTCGAACAGCGCGAGCGCAGCGGCAAGCCGCGTCATCGGGCGAACGTCTTCGTTCGCCCGATGCCACCGGATCAGCGCGTCGCTGAGCTGCGCATGGCCACCCTGCACGCCGACCCAGTCCGCGATCATTTCGAACGGCGTGCCCCTGGTGAGCGCGAGGTAGAGATCCGAGCGGCCCCACTCGAGAACCCACGGCCAGCTGCACGCGAAGATCAGGCTGGGAAGGTTGAGGAACCAGAGCCGCGTCCGCAGCCGCCGATACACGAGACCTCCGGTGATCAGGGTCAGACTCTCCGCGACCGGGCTCGCGGTCGACTCCGGGCCGCCGCCTTGGCCGATCGGATCGATGCACCACTTGAACAAGTGCTCGTGCGGCCGAGCGCCGGGAGCCCATCGAAAATGGCGGTACGTCTGTCGGCCCCGGTCACCCACGACGCGGATCATCGCGCGCGCGGTCTCGGTGTGCTGGTACGCATCGAAGCGACGGCCGGACATACGCCGGAGCACGTAGTAGTCGACGCCTGACCAGTCGAGATCCGACACGTGGTCGCGGTCGACGTACACCATGCCGGTGTTGCGCAGGCGCTGGGTGAGTGCGGTCAAGCTCTCGGCGATCAGCATGCGAGCCGCAACCCGGAGCGGCCTTCGTCATTCCGCGAAGATGCCCAGCTGCCCGAGCGCGAGCTTCGGGTAGGGCTTCGACGGCGGCAGCCGTGCCCGCTTCCCGCGGCGCTCCAAGTCCCACACGTATTTATGATTGCCCGTGTGCCGAAGCGGACGGGTGATCGTCGGCAGCACGCGGCGGAGCCAGGCCGTTGCATCCGCGCACGCGAACAGAGGATCGGCGCCGTGGTGCTCGAGCAGCTCGACCCCGTACCGCCAACCCCTCTCGCCCTTGCGGATCTTGGTGAGCAGCCGGTTGGGGATCATCGTGCCGTCGGGCAAGAGCAGCCGAGTCTCCGCCTTCGACGTCCCGAGATACACGCCGTTGGTCGCCTGGTAGATCGTGCCGATGTGCCCCGGGTGCACGCGATCGCCATCGATGTTCGTGCGCGCGACCGGGTCCGAGAAGCTCACGATCCCCGTGAAGCCCTCGCGCCGCAAGAGCTCGAAGCACCGCGCCAAGAACCAGCTCTCACCGTTGGCCGCAACGTCGTCGAGCAGGACCAGCCGACCGAGCTCGGCGCGGCTGTCCTTGTCGCCGGGCGCAGGGTCCAGGCTTAGCGGGTTGACGGGCGTCGAGAACACGGCGACGCCGACCAGGTGACCCGTCGGCTTGCCGGTCTCGGGATCGACCTTGGCCTTGCCGCAGTAGAGACCGAAGCGCCGTTTCGCGCTGACGTAGCTGCCCGAGTAGTGGTGCTCGAGGACAAACGCCTTGGCCGTGGTGTCGTCGGGGATCTCGGCGACCTCGTGCTCGAGCGAGCCGATCGAGGCCTCGGTGACCGGCCTGTAGCTCTCGCGCCGTCGGTACCAGCGCTGCGCGTGCGTCGTGATCAACCGACCCTCCCGGTCCCGCCACACCGTGGGCAGGGCGGCGTCTCGACGTCGGCGCCGACCAGTCCCGCCAACAGCCACGCAAGGCCCGATACGAACGCGGCCCACCTGGTCACGCCCACGCCCTGGCACCGACGGCAACGGGTCCCGCGTTCGAGCGCTTCGAGATCTTCGATCTCGATCGTCATCTTGACCGGCCCCTTCGCCATGACGGCCAGACCAGCAATGTCGGTGATCATCTTGGTCGTGAGCCCGAGCGCGCGCAGCTGCTCGGCGATCTCGCGGAAGTGCTCGCCCTCGATCACGTGGCCGTTGACCGTGATGGTGTAGCGCTGCCGCTCGGGCTTTGGTCGATACGGGTCTGTCATCGGTCACCAGCCATCGAACAGCGAGCCTTGCGACGGCGCGGGTGCGGGCTCGGCCGGAACCACCGGCGCGGGATCAGCTTTCGCTTGATCACGCGTCAATCCTACGCCGAGTTCGGCCAGCTTGCGCTCCATCGCCTCGCGCTCGCGGTGGCGCCGGAGCTTCGCGCCCCAGCCGAATGCGACGTGCGCGGGCGTGAACCAGTCGTCGCGCATCTGCATCCGCAGCGTGTCGCCGACGTAGAGAACCGCGGGCACGCCGAGAAGCGACAGCTGGACGTAGGCCATGCGCAGCACCGTGTAGTCGACGTCAATCCCGACCACGTGCAGATGATGGAAGGGCACGAGTCCGGCTTCGTAGATCGCCGAGAGCACGGGCAGCACGATAGCCCCGCCGCCGATCGACGGCTCGCACGTGGTCACGAACCCGTCGCGCTCGACGATCTCCCGCAGATCCTCGGGCTCGACGGCCATCCTCACCATGAGCGTGCAGACGTCGGTGGGGGTGAAGAACTGGCCCGCGTGGCTGCTGCCCAGCTCGAGCGCCATGTAGACCGAGCCGAGCAAGTCGAACGGCAGATCGGTGTCCATGCCCCGGATGACGGCGTGCAGCATGTCGCGATAGGCGAACATGGTCTCGCGCTTGTGGGCCTTGACGATCTGCATGTACTCGGCCTCGCGGCGCTCCACAGCGGCCGGCCGGCGGTCGCACTTGTTGGCGATCGCCAGCGCCATCGAGCTGATCCAGTCGTCCCAGATCCGCGCGAGGTTGTGGCCGCTCTTGGCCTGGATCGAGCGCAGGCCGTTGGCGATCTCGCGGGCGGCGTCGCCGTGGCGTGCCGCAGCGCGGTGCTGTCGATCTCGCATCCGTCCGCGAAGCTCCGTTGTGCGCCCGCTATTCCGCTACACTCCGCGCATGGTGACCAAAATACCAACCGCAGATGACCTCAGGCGCTTCGCCTACTCCGTGACGAACGACCCCGCAGCGCCTCGATCGACCAGGCTCGTCGCGCTCGGGGTCCTGGTATGCACGCTCGCCTGCACCCCCGCGATGCGCAGCAACACGCTGATCGGCGTCGGCGCGGCAGCATGCGGCGCGGGCAAGAGCCTGACCGCCGCCGACGTCGACACCGGGAAAGTGCCGTGGGATGCGATCCTCTCGGGCGTCGGGTGCTGGCTCTCCGACTGGGCAGCTGCGCGCGAGGATCGACGACGCGAAGCCGAGCGAGCAGCCAAGGCCGCGGCCGAGCAGGGCCTCGAGCTAGCCCCGGTCCCGGCGATCAACGACCCGCTCGACCAGGCCGCACTCCGAGCCATGGAAGCGCAGGCGAAGTACCTCGCCTCGCCGTGCCAGCAGACCCTCGACGACCTCGCCGACGCCTACGTGGCTTGCATGATCGTCGCGCCCGAGCTCGGCCAATGAAAAAAGCCCGCCCCGGCATGAGCAAACCGGAGCGGGCGACTCTCCATCCCCGATCGTTCTGACCCGACTCTATACCTGCGGCTCGTCCTCGAGCAAGTCGGCCGGCGAGACCCCAAGCGCCCGGGCGATCCGCAGCAGATTGAGCAGGCTGATGTTCCGCTCGCCCCGCTCGACGCCGCCGATGTACGTGCGATGCAGGTCGGCCCGGAGCGCGAGCTCCTCTTGCGACAGTCCCTGCCGCTCGCGCTCGACTCGGACCTTGTTCCCGAAGTGCTGCAACGCGGTCATCGGGCCAGGCCTCGCGCGGCAAAGGTGTCGAGCTCGTCGAGCAGAACGCGGACCACCCTCGCGACGAGCACCAGCTCAGCCGGCGAACGACTGCAGATCAAGTCGAACAGCTCGCGCCGCTCGTCGGTCCGCCCAAGCTCGAAGCTCTCGAACAAGGTGCTGGGCGCGACACCGAGACCGCCGCAGAGCTTGCGGAGCGTGTCGATGCTGGCCGAGAAGCTGCCGTGTTCGATGCGGCGGATGGTGTCTGCCGACAGCCCGGAGCGCTGCGCGAGGGCGTCTTGCGTGACCCCTCGCGCGCGCCGAAGGCTGCGGACGTGCTTGCCGAATTCGCGGGCGTATTCACTCATGCAGGTAGTACCGCACGGGCCCGGCATTATTGCGTGATTTACGCGGGCTCGCGCGGTAGCCCTCGCGAGAGCCTGGCCAGCTCCACGGCGACGTCGAGCACGGCATCGCTCGGGCTCGCTCCGCCGTTGCGTTCCCGCGTGTACAGATGCGCCTCGAACTCGCGGCAGTGCTGCATGGTCAGCGGCTCGTCGCCGAGATAGCCGTGCTTTGTCAGCGATCGGACTTGGCCGAGCGCGAGATCCAACTCAGCGATCCAGCCGCACGCGGCGTTCATGGCCAGCATCGAGAGCATGTTGCTGTGGCGCTTCTCGCCGCCGCCAATGTCGACGAGCACGCGACCAAGGGCGTCGACCTCGGCATCGTCGAGCGTGCCATCTCCAGTCCAGTCGTGGCAGACGAACGGGACATTGCGAAGGATCCCGCGCGCAAACTCGACGTGCTTCTCGACCGCACCGTGCAACTCGATGTTCTCGTCGCGCAGCTTGGCGTTCTCGTCTTGCAGCTCGCGGTTGGTCTCGATCAGCTCACTCTCGCGGTCGATCAACCACAGAGCCTCGTCAATGGCCTCGGACTCCTCGACGTACTCGCGGCTCATTGAATGGCCGTCCGCATCGAGAACGTAGTAGGTCCAGGGATTGCCGTGCTTGTTCGCGCGTACACGATAGCCCGGTGGCAGCTTCGCGTCGGTGGTCTCGGTCGTTGTGGTCTCGGGTTCGGTGCTCATGCCCGCTCGACTGCGAAGCGCCGCGGCTCATTCCGCAGGATCAAGCACCCACTGGTCGCCGTGGCGCACGTAGTCGCCCACGCGCTCGCCGTCGGGCGCGTCTAGTTCGTCGTCGGTGACGTCCCTGGTGCGCGGTGCTTCGAGCAGCTCGAACGTCCGCTGTCGGTATGTGCTGTTGCGCGGACCGTGGGCCTGGCTGACGTAGTTGAAGACCCAGCGCTTGCCCTCGATCAGCACGGTCGCGCCCCGAGCACATGCGGCCTTGAGCCTGCGCTCGGTGTCGTCGCCGACCTTGGCGTTGATGACGATGCGCTCACCCACGATCAGCCTCGCCCTTGTACCACCCGTGGTCGACTTGCCCAACGAGCCACTCACCCTCGGCTTCGTCCAGCTCCGACTCGATCTCGTCATCGGAGAGCTTCTCGACCTCCTCGGCGGAGTGTCCGAGCCACTCGCCGACCGTGCTGGTGTCCGATTCCTTCGCGGTGTGATTGCTGTGCATCGACAGCCAGAACGTGATCGGGGTGTCGTGCTTGTACTTGCGAGCGCGCTTCTTGGGAGCCTTCTTGCTCATGCCCGCGCGACCGCAGAGCTGCGCCAAGCATTCCACAAAGGCGAATGCCGCTCTTGTGGGGTAAGCACAAAGCGGCACCGCGATAGCGCTGGTGATTCATGACGGTCGTCTCCGCGGCGCAGGATCTCCCCGCGCACCACAGCCAGCGCGACCAGCCGACCACCGGACCTACAGCCCGATTCCCACGCAGAGCTCGAGGATCAGCTCCGTCACCACGCCCACGCTCGCGGTCGCATTCACGCTCGCCAGGCGGTAGCGCTTGATCGCGTCGCGGTACGCCTCCGCAAGCCGGCGCTGCGTGTCGATCTGGTCGTAGATCTCGACCGACTCGCCCGTCTCTTGCCGCCGCGCAGCCGTCCGCTCGACCGCGAGCTCTGCCGGGAGCTCGAGAACGATCGTCAGGTCGGGCGGACGCGCGTAGCGGTTGATCTTGCGAACCCACTCGGGATCGCAGTCGAGCCCCTGGTAGACCAGCGACGAGATCACGTAGCGATCGCAGAGCACGACCTTGCCGGAGTGCAGCGCGGGCATGATCTCGTCGCGCAGGTGATCCATCCGATCGGACGCGAACAGCTGCGCGAGGGTCCTGCGATTGACCGAGCTCGGCGGGGCGGCGAGCAGCTCGCGGATCTGCCGGCCCCACTGCCCGCCGGACGGCTCGCGGGTCTCGTGCACCACGTGGCCGCGGGCGCGCAGGCGCTGGGCGACGAGCCCAAGCTGCGTGGTCGTGCCGCTCCCGTCGATGCCTTCGAGCACCACGAACTTACCCATGGGGCACGGCGGCTTGACGGTCCGGCTCATGGTCGGGCCCATCCGCAGAGCGAGTGCTCGCAGCTGGTCACCAGCTCCACGCCGTGCTCTTGCCGAAGGTAGAGCGCTGCTTCGTCGCAGTCCGCGGTCCCGTAGTCATCATCGCAGAGGCACGTGCAGCCGTAGCGATCGCAGGCGGTCCCTCGGTCGCAGGGGAGCGGCACAGCTTCGGCACCGCACGCGTTGGGCGAAAGTATGCTCATCTGCGAAGTGTCCCACGCAACGGGGACGCCCTCCCGCGGCATGCACAGGACGGTGCGCCGGGGAGGGCTCTTGGGCTTCGTCGCGGGCACGGCCGGGGCCGGCTTGGCGACGATCGGGTCGGGCTGGGGGCAGCCGATCGCCACGGCGATCAGCAGCGCGGTGTGGGTGATTGCAGCGAGTACGGTCGGCCTGGTCATACCCGACCAACAGGCTGGCCCGCCGGGGATTTCCGCACCATGCGCGGGCACCGTTGAATTGCTGGCGAGAGGTAGGCCTTGTGCCCGCAGCGGGTGCAGCAGACCAGCCGAAGCTCGAGCTCACCTATGTGCACCATCGGGTGCCCGTACTCGCTGAGCTCGACCAAGCCCCCGCACTCCGTCTGCGAGGCGTGGCTGGCGACAGCGGCATCGGTCATTGGATCACCGCGTTTCCCCACGCAGGATCGTCGAGCCGCTTGGGCACCACGACCGCGGGGCCGTCCGCCGCCTTGGCGTGCTGCATCGCTGCGCCGTAGGTCGAGAACACGCCCGCGAGCTTGTCATCGACCGTCACGACCACGACGCCAGCAGGGTCCGCATCTTGCCGAGCCCAGAAGTCGCGGACGTGCTCGCTAGCCTTGGGCCCATCGTAGTGGGGCTGGATCACCATGATCTGATTACGCATCGGTGCTGTGTCCCTCAATGATGCGCTCCAGTGTATCCCTGGCGTCCTCGTGCACGAGCCAGGCCCGGAGCGTGGGCTCCCAGGTTCGATGCCGCGCCGGGACGTCGCGCTTGAGCTGCTCGTAGAATGGCTCGTGCTTCGGGCCGATCACGACCAGCCACCCCGGGCGGCGCTGCGACTTGTTGATCTTCCAGGTCACTCGCTTGGCTCCTCGGGCGCGAGCAGGAGCTCGTTGCTCGGCCTGTAGCGATAGCTGCTGATTTGGCCGGAGAGCTTCACCGGGACCCAAACCCACGAGTCGCCGGGTACACACGCCCTCTCCACGACGCCGTGGGAGCCCATGTTCTCGCCGGCAACGATGACCACGCGCCGGCCGATAATGCTCGGGCTGGTCCAGTCGACCACCCCCGGCTCGGCTTGAGGCTCGACCTTGGGCTCCGCCGTCGCCTTGTCGGCTTCGGCCTCGCGCGGCGGCTTCTCGCCCGTGAGCAGCTCGTGCACGATCTCGCGGGCCATCGCCTCGCCGCCGGTTGAGGTGTAGCGAAGGTCGGACCCGAGCGGAGCCAGCTCGCGCAGCAGCTTCTTGACCGAGCCGAAGCTCAGCTCATCGCGGGTCAGCAGGTAGAAGAACTCGACCAGGCGGCTATCGCAGCCAGCTCGCGCCCCCACCTCGGTGGTCGTCGGCTGATCGGTCCAGCTCTTGGCGAGACCCTTCTCGAGCTGGTCGCTATGCATGACCATGGCCCGCACCGCCCACAACCCGCTCTCGATCGCCTTGGTGGTCACGTTCCCGTCGAACGGCGACTCGGATCCCGAGGCGTCGCTCAGCGCTTGCAGCAGCTGAGCTGTCCCCGTGCGCAGCTCTCCAAGCTCCCGCTCGAGCCGGTCGATCCTATCCCACGCGGCGCGCCGGTCCCTGGCGATCACTTCGATGGCCTCGGGCGTGAACTCGTCATCACTGATCGCACGGTCGAGCCCGGCCTCGAGCGCTTTGCGGAAGCGACCGATCCGCTTGTTCTCCCACCGGCGGCTCTCCATCAACCGCACCACGAGCTGGCTGGACGACTCGCCTGGTCGTCGCATCGCGTTCTCTGCGATCGTGATCGCATCGAAGATGGTCCGCAGCTCGACCGCCTGCGCTTCGAGCCGCGCTCGCAGTTCCTCACCATCCGCTCGCGCGGCTTTGAGTTTGGACGCCAGCAACCGCACCTGCGCGACGATGCTCTCGTCGGGGTAGTAGATACCGGTCTGTAGTCCGCTCGCCGCGGTCAAGTCGTCGCGGAGCTTGATGTACGGGTTGCGAATCTCACGCACAATCGAGACCAGCTGGGCGTCGGTGAGCTTCGGATTGCAGCCGAGCACGTCGAGCATACTGCGGCGGAGCAAGCTGCCGTGACCGTCCGCGAGCGTCGCTTCGAGATCGGCGATGCGGTCCGCCTGCGGCTTCAACACGTCGGCGATCAGCAGCGCAACCGTGCCGCTCAGTGAGCAGCGCGTGGGGTCGCACTCCGGGCACCACTCGGCGAGCGCCGCGTTCGCTTCGTCGATATCTTCGTGCAGGCGGCTGATCGCGTCGACCATCGCCTCCGAGCTCGCCCCCGGCACCAGGCGAAGGGCCTTGGCGACCGCGGCCAGCTGCGAGCGCGCGCCCTGGTAGCGCTCACGAACGGCAGCGATGCCCTCCGCCAAGGTCTCGTCGTCGGCGAGCTTGCGGCCGAGAATCTCGCCCAACTTCTCGCGGGCGTGGCCGAACCGCTCGACCGTGTCGCCGTCCGCGGGCTTGCTCAGCTCAGCCGCTGCGTCCGCGCTGAAACGCACCATGACGTAGCCGCGCCGATCCATGGGCTCGACCTTCTGAGGGATGACCAGCTCGACGACCTCGATCGTGTGCTCGCCGACCGACAGCACGTCGCCGACCTTGAGCGCGGTCTCGACTCCCACCATCTGGAAGTCGTTGATCTTGACTCCGCCTTTCGGCCAGGCGGCGTTCTCGACCGTCGCTCCGCTCTCGCTGATTTTTATGACGGCGTGCACAACGTGCACACGATCGCCATGCAGGATGATCTCGTTGGAGCGGGCGTGGCCGATCCTGACGTGGTTACTTCGGATGGTGATTGTGTGGGGCCCTTGCCCAGGGGACTTGGTCTTGAGGGTGATGCTGTGTTCGGTCATCGCGGGCCGAAGACGGCGCGGGGCTCGGCTATTCCAAGCCCCGCGCCAGCATCACGGCTCCGGGTAGACGCAGAAGCTCGGCGTCTGTTGCCCGCGATCAAGCACGAGCGCGCGCCGCTATTCCAGTCGCGAGCAGGCCGGCTCCCCCGCAGCTCGGGTTGCCGGCCCCTCTCCCCCGTTGCTCCTACTGTCGATGCGGGGTGCACCGCCGCCGCGCCGGTCTCGGTCTGCCACCCAGCGCGCGGGCGGGGTGGTGTCGGGCTCGCGCCCATCGACCAGCGAGCTCGCCGTCAGCTGCTACCGGACGCCCGCTTCATCGTGCCGAGTGAATAGCAGCGCGTCGCTTCCCATTCCACAAAAGCGAACGGCCGGGGAACCCGACCCCAGCCGTCACCGCCAGGTCGCGCGCCTGGCTACTCCTCGACTCCTCGGGCGGAGCCGGCCCGGTGGCAGATTTCCGGGCTTGCCTTTGGATTTGCGCAGGCCGGATTTGAACCGACGGCCTTCGGGTTATGAGCCCGACGAGCTACCAACTGCTCCACCGCGCTCGATGATGCTGCGGGCTGCGGGCTCGGGAGTCAAGGCTTCTCGGCGATGCGCTTCGCCGCTTCGTCGATGCTCTCGTTGTCGTTCGGGAACAGCCTGGCCAGCTCGCAATCGTCGGCGCCGGACCAGATCAGATCCAAGAGCCGCTGTTTCAGTTGCACTCCGGCATCGCTTTGGGGCTCCTGCGCGGCGTGGCGGTCACGCTCCGCTCGCGTCCTGCAGCCGTGGGGGCAAGCCATCAGTGGTGGACCTCCGCCCAGCTCCCGTGCTCGCGGTCGAGCTCCTGATCGATGCGCGCGACGACGGCCGCTTGGAAGCTCCGGCGGATATCGACCTTGTCCTCGTCGTTGGGATACGGCTTCTCGTCGTCGCAGCACGCGACCCGAAGCAGACGCTCGGTCACGCTGGTCTTGCGCCCGTCGGGCAGGGTGATCCAGGCGTAGAGGCACCCCGGCTGGCCGACGTCCTCGGTGTAGCGGACGGTCGCGCGGCGGTGGCTGGTGATCAGGGTGGGGTCGGTGGTCGGGTCCGGGTTGCTCATGGCGCCCGCAACCCCGCGCTCTCGGCCGTATTCCGCGCGCCGTTCGTCCCAGCTCATCGGCTGGGCGTGGGGCAGCTGGCGAAGCGCTGAGCCGTCGTGTGCGGCCGCGTGCGAGGTGATGACCAGCACCCGACCATCCGCCAGGTCGATTACGCCCGCGCCCCGACCGTGCCCGCAGCAGGCCCCGAGCGTCGTGACCCCGCCCGCGTTCAAGGCCTGCACGATATCCGCGATGCAGGCATCGACCGGCCACAGGCGGAGCTTGTAGCGGAGCCCGTCGGGGTCGGTGTGGTCCGGCGTCGGCAGCAGGAGCGTTCGCGAAGTGCCGTGCGAGCACATGGCTAGCGGCCCTCCCGGTTCTGATCTCGAGGCCGGATAGCCCCGAGCACGCGGTCGCACCAATCGGCCTCGCTCTCGCCCGACCGTCGCGGCACTCCGAAGGCTGCGGCCGCTTGGCGAAGCCGTTCCCCTCGCAGGACCGGCGGCTTGGTCCGAACGATCCGCCACAGCGCGATCGCCCAGACGAGCGCGATAGCGAACAACACACCAGCAAATCCGACGTTCACGCGCGCTCAATCGCCGCCGCGTCGAGCGCTATTCCCATCAGCCAACGCCACGCTGCGATCAGGATCTCGACGTGGCAATGGAGCGGCGCGCAGCTGCAGACGGCGAAGTGCTCCGGCGTCAGGCGAAGGATGTACTCGACCACCGCGGGGTCGTAGAGGCGCGAGCTCTTGTTGATGCGACGCCACAGCCAGAGCTTGTAGTCGGCCAAGGCCTGCACCGCGAAGGCGGCTCGCTGCTCAGCGGTGAGCTTGGGCGGGACCTTGTCGGGGTTGCCGACGGGGCTCGGGCGGCCGCAGTAGAGAGCGGGTCCCGGCGGCTTGCCGTGGTGCGAATTCCAAATGTGCGGCTCGGGGATCGGCTCGATCACGTGCACGGGAAGCCGTCGCTCGCCGGCCGCGTCTCGGCAGTCGTTGGTCCCGGTGCCCCCGGCGAAGGCAATCAGCGCGTGCACTTGGGGCTCGCGGAGCAGCCTGCCCGGCTTGACCCCGTCGAGCATTTCGCGATTGCGGATGGCTCCCGCCGGCCGGCCGAGCCGCTTCCAGTCCGCCGGGTAGGGCTCGACTCGCAACGCGGTGCGGGCCTTGAGCCACGCAGCGACGTAGGTGTCGGTCGAGCCGACCAGCTCGCCCCGCTCGTTCTTGCGAGGCGGGCAGGCGCCGTGTCGGACCTCGAGCGTGCCCCAGTTGGCGAGCAGCTCGAGCAGTTGGTCGAGCTCGGCGAGCGTCGGGAAGCGCAGACGCCCGCCGGTGATCGCCACGATCTGGCGGTGGCTCACTCCTCACTCTCGGGCGTGGCGTCGCCGTCGGGTTGCGGGTCGGGCTCGGGCGCGGAGTCGGGCGCCGACAGCCGCTTGATCCGGCGGTCGATCTTGTTCGCCTCGCTGAGCTCGCAGCGGACTTCGAGCACCAGCGCGCTCCCTTCCTCCGCGTGATCGAGAACGCTGCGGAAGTCAGCCAGCTCCATGCTGTGATCGCCGGGCAGCTCCGAGAGCATGATCGTCGCGTCTCGGAGAGCGTCGACGAGCTGCGGAAACATGTCCTCGATCCGCGACGTGACCTTGATCTTGCTCGGTTCGATGCCGAGCTGCTTCGCCGCGATGGCGACGAGATTGTCCAATGTGATTTCGTACGTGACCATTGTCGTCGGCGAACCGCCCGCCGCTCGCGACATTCCCAGGAATGAGCAGCGGCCGCTAGCACTTCGGCGGGTGTGAGTCAGTTGTCCGCGTTCGATGTTGAGCTAGCCGTCGACGAACCCGCCGTGGTCCCGCTCGCCTTCAAAGATGCGATCGCCACCGACCTTCACACCGTGCTCGGCCGCATGCCGAACATCGGTCGCTCGCGCAAGGTCGCGGCCTACCTCTACTTTCGGCCCGACTTGCTCGGCAAGGACGAACGCGCCCTCTGCTTCGGGCGCTCGCGTGTTTGCCTCGGCGCGGACGTGGGGATCCGCTTCACGCTCACGGTGCCGTGCGGCCAGGTGCGTGTCACCGGCGAACCTGGGGCGGAGATATACGGCGGTTTTCATCTGGCGCGCGACGACGGGTTCGCGTTCGTCGTCACCGATGAAAACTACGGTGGGCTGGCGGCGGAGATCGACGCGAACGGCGAGGCGTGGGTCGACGTGATGGCGCTCCGCGACGACGACCGAGCCGAGACCTCGCCTGGTCGACCGCTCAGGTTCTCCCAGCTCCCGCCGGCTGGGGTCGACGCGACCGCGATCGTCGGCCCGCGTGGGATCCATCGCTATCTGAACGGGCCGACCCATGTGCGCGGAGACTCTGCGCGGACGGGCGTCGGCTGGTGGGTTCGCATCAACGGTGAACGACCTCGAGCTGGGCGCCAGGCGTTGAAACCCTGCGCACAGCGGGATCCCGAGGCGCCCTACATGGTGGTGTTTCGGTCGCCGATCGCCGATCAACCCTTCTATCCGCAGCGCGACTTCGTCAAGACCGTCACCAAGGCCGCGCTCGCGGTGGGCTGCCGCATTCAGGAGCAAGACCGCAAGACCCCGAGCCCGATCTACGCGGACAGCCTCGCGCAGCTGCTGCTCGCCCTGCACTGGTCGCCCGTGCTCGAGCACGCCGTGTGGTGGACCGTGCTCGGCGTCGAGCTCAAGAGCGACGACTGGCTGGTGGCGGTTGACCACGCTTGTCACCTCGGCCGACCGTGGAGCGAGGGGCTGGCGAAGCTGAGCGCGCGGCCCGAGAGCGATGCAATCATCCGGGCGCTTCGATGGCTGTACGAACACAAGGGGACCCCATGACCAACATCTGCAAGAACTGCAAGCACTCGCGGCGCGGCCACGCGATCGACCGACGCCCCATTCGCGCACGCTCGATCCGGCCGAGCCTGCGAGGCGGCGACTACATCTGCGCCCGGCTCCCGATCGTTCCGGCGAAGCCAGACCCGCAGACGGGGTTCGTCGGTCTGCCGAGCGGCGAGGATTGCCGTGACCTCAACCCGGACGGCAACTGCACCAGCTACGAGCGCGGCTTGGGTAGCGGTGATCTCCCGCTGATCTTCACCGTCGGCAGCTTGGCGCTCGCCGTGATCGTCGCGGTCGCGCTCACCTTCGGAGGTTGGTGATGGCTGACGTGATCGAGACCGCTGTCGAGCTCTCCAACGCAGCTCATGCCGGCGATGTAGATCGTGTGCTTGTGCTGGCCCGGTCGCTGCTGCAAGCCGAGCTAGGTCAGCTGCGCCGCGAGCTTGGGGCCGAGCGGGCAGCCAAGGAACGTGCTGAGCTCGAGCTGGCCAAGGCCCGTCAGACCATCCGCACGAACTACCGGCGGCACGTCGAGCAGCGGGCCTTGCTGGTCGGCGGCACGGCGGCGTGGTGCCCGGTCTGCTCGACCGTGATCGAGCCAGCTACGCCCGAGTCGCGGTGCGCCGCCGGGCATGAGCTGGTGTTCGCTACCGACTGGAAGGCGCGCGCGGAAGCGGCCGAGCGCGAGCTGGCGCAGCTCAAGGCCGAGCAGTCCGATCCCTACGACGATCCCGAATACCAGGCCTACTACGACTCGTGCGCGCAGCACTGCCGATGCGACATGCAGGTGTGCGAGGGCGTGCTCGCTGGTGGCCTCTGCGACAGCTGGGACGACTCGCCTGGTGGGTTCGATGACGAGGCCGACGACGGCGACGGTGACCTCGACTGGGCCGAAGAGTGTGAGGCGTACGATGGCGAGTAGGACGGTCGTGTGGGGCTTGTCGAAGGCGGTCGTGACCTACGGCCTGCTGATCTGGGCGTGCTTCCGCGATGACCTTCGCGTCCCGATCGGCTGGGCGTTGATCGTCCTGGGCAGTCTCTTCTTGCTGGTCGACACGGTCCAGCACATGCGGGTGCGTCGATGATCACCGCGGCCGACACCATCGTGATGCGGCTCGACCGAACGACGCAGCTGCGCTTGCTCGAGCAGGTCGACGACGTGATCGCAGCGGCCCCGCTGTTCAAGCCCATCGCGCGTGGCGGGCTGCCCATGTCGGTCGAGATCACCGGCGCGGGGGCGCTCGGCTGGATCGCGGACGGCCGGAGCTACAGGTACACGCGCACGCAGGCCGACGGGCGCCCGTGGCCGCCGATGCCTCGCGAGTGGATCGAGATCTACCAGCGCGCCGCCAGGGTCCGCTTCGAGCCCGACAGCGCGATCATCAACCGCTACCGGGCCGGCGCGAAGCTTGGTCGCCACGCCGACCGGAGCGAGCGCGACACGTCGCTGCCGATCGTCACGATCTCCCTGGGCGACCCGGGGCGCTGGGCGATCTGGACCGACGGCAATGCCTCGCGCTGCGTCCTGCAGTCGGGCGACGTCACGCTGCTCGCCGGCCCGACGCGAGACCTCGAGCACGCGATCGAAGGCATCGACGCCGACCCGATGTTCTCGCTGACGCCTGGGCTGCGGACCTCGGTCACCATGCGGTGCGCGGGATGAAGCGGCGCAGCGACAAGGCGACCGAGTACCTCGCCTCGCTCCCGGCGATCGCGATGGTCAGCACGGACCGCACTCCCAAGCCCCCGGTCGACGAGAGCTTCCGCGAGTTTATCCGGCGCTTGCCCTGCGTCGTGTGCCTCGAGCCCGCGCTCAAGGGCGACCCTTGCCACCGCGGGACCCGGCGCAATCACGGCGACTGGGACGAGCTGCCCGACAGCGACGTGCTGGTCGGCAACATCTTCCCCGCGTGCCGGCTGCACCACCAAGAGCAGCACCTCGGGATCTTCACCTTCGAGCTCCGGCACAAGCTCGAGCTCTCCGCGATCTGCTGGGTCATCGGCGAGGCGTACCAAGCAGGCTGGTCACCCGATGGACTCGGCGTCGCAGCTCGAGCAAGCGGGTACATGGCCGTCGACCCCACGCAGGTGATCGACGGCGAGCTCCCCTACTAGGCCAACAGCAGGAGCTTGAGGGTCACCATCGCGGTGCCCTCGATCGCGTTGCCACCACCTGACTGGACCGAGATCCGATCGCCGTCCGCGAGCACGTTGGCTGCCGTCGGCTCGGCGGTCACCTGGGTCCCGGGCGACGTACTGCCGGCCGCAAAGGTCATCACGCCGTCGTCGATCGGCACACCTTCGATAGACGGAGTGAGCTCGCATGGATCGACCAGCGTGTCGGTCAGATCCTGGTTGATCGCGCAGCACTCGATCACCGCCGCGGGCGGCCCGTAGTACTTGCCGATCACCGTGTCGCCCGTGACCATCGAGATCGTCCGGGGCAGCGACCACTCGCGGATCCGGCCGCGGGCTTCGAGCCGGCCAACCGCGTCGGTGAAGGTCTCGGGCGCAGGCTCAGCCCAGCCGTCGGTGTCGCCGGGCGTGTATTCGTCGGGACCCGGCGGACCCTGTTCGCCAGCCGGACCTTGCTCGCCCTGCGGACCCTGTTCGCCAGCCGGACCCTGTTCCCCGGGGGGACCTTGCTCGCCGGCAGGGCCCTGCTCACCCTGCGGACCCTGCTCACCCTGCGGACCCTGTTCGCCCTGAGGGCCCTGCTCACCCTGCGGACCCTGCTCACCAGCCGGACCTTGCTCGCCAGGCTCGCCCTGCGGGCCTTGGGGACCTTCGGGGCCATCCGGCCCTGCCGGACCTTCGGGGCCTTGCTCGCCAGCCGGACCTTCCGGTCCGGGCGGTCCTCGGAACCCTCCGCCTGCGCCGATCATAGCGGCCGACCTCCGCTCAGCAGGTGCACGTCGAGCACCGGCAGCGTGTCCACCCCCGTCAGCGTCAGGTTGAGCCTGACGATATCGCCGGGCTGAGCCTCCGTCGCCACCAACTTGATGCGGGCGCTCAGCGCTGAGTCGGCTTCGACCAGCGTCTTGCCGCGCACGTAGCCGTCGCCGAGCTTGGTCGCCACGTACGCGTCGACCTCGAGAGCGCCGACGTCGACCACCGCCGCGTCCGCGTCCTCGCTCTCGCGGCCCTGCAGCGCGAAGACCATCGGGCACGACGTGCACTTGATCGGCCGCGCCGTGTCGGGAGGCGCGTTCGCGGGGTCGGTCCAATCATCGTCGGCGAAGTCACCGGAGAGCACGAGTCGGCGGATCAGCATGGGCGCAGGCTACCCCAGCCGGCGACCACTCGTCCCTGGGCGGTTGGATGGGCGCTTGTTTGCGGGGCCCGCGTACGTGGGCGGTTGCTGAGCCAGACTCCGCAAAACCGTGCTAGCGTGCCCGTATGGCCATGCCCAGCGTGTTCAACGACCCGGCGGTACAGCACCGGTGCCTATGCCTGGTCGCGGACGGAGCGAGCGACAACGCGATAGCGAAGGCCGTCGGGTCCAGCCCGAAGTCGCTGCGCCGGGCCATCGAAAGAGACCCCGAATTTGGTGCCGCCTACGGGCTCGTGCGGGAGCTTGGTGCTGCGACCGACGACGTGAGCGCGCGGGCCTTGCGTGTCCTGCTCAACCGCTGGCGTCCACCTCAGCCTCCCCCAGCCGATCTCGAGGCGGCCGAGCCGGCTCCTGTCGCTGCGAAGACGGAGCCCGTCGTGGTCGACGTGGAGGTTGTCTCCGGCCCACCCAAGAACCCCGAGCCGACTGAGGTTCCGGGGCCCAAGCCAAGGGGCCGCAGGCCAGACCCCGAGCCCGGACACCTGCCCCCCGGGCCGCTCGCGCGTCTTCCACTCATCGAGCTCGTGAAGCTGGAGATCCCGAGCGACGACGAGATCGCGGCGTTCTGCTGGCAGACGGTCCGAAATCCGAACGAGAGCGACGGAATGCGGCGGGCCGCCCTGGCTGCGCTGACCCTGGACCGCCAGAGCCGCGGCCGGAAGGCTGGCGAGCTGCACCAGTCGATCGAGGCCGAAGCCCGTGCTGGCGTGCGCGGCCGAGACCCGGGTGTGCCAGCGAGCGTGTGGCAGGAGGCGCGCAGGAACTTCCTCGGGCCGGCTCCTGCCCCAGCGGACGACAGCAAGGGTGCGGACGTCGTGGAGCTCGAGCAGGCGACGCCCAGCTAGAACTGGATATCCATCCATCCGCGCGTGATCCCGATGGCTTCCCACTGATCGCGCGTGAGCTCGTTGAGCTGGACGACAGGCGAGGCTCCGAGCCGCTCGGCAGCCCGTGCTTGGGCGGCGGCCTGGATCTTGCGCCCCTCCTGCTCGAGCACTTCATGCAGCTCCGGCAGCCGGTTGTTCGCGGCAACATCCGCGTCGCGCGTCGGCCATTCGTCCTCGGCCTCGCTGTCGCCATGCGGGTCCTGGATGATGCGCTCGCCCATGATCGCCAGACGCCGGAGCAGCGGCCCCGTGAGCTCGACGAGCAAGTCGTGCGGCAAGTCCTCGCGATTGGTCAGCACCGAGACGGCTTCCGCTATGACGCCGATCTCGCTCCACGTGGGTTCTCGTTTGTCGGTCACGCTGCGCGGACCTACCCCGCTGCACCGCGATTCCCGTGGTAGCGTGAGCCCGTGCCATCGGAGTATTTCATCGAAACCCAATCGCCCGTGACGCCCCGCCTGCGCATCGGCTACCGGGTGAGTGTTGGCGGTCGCTGCATCGCCGCGCGCTCCGGGCCCGGGCTGATCGGGATCGAGATCCGGCGGGGCGACGGCGCATTTGAGGAGACCTACCCCACCTCGGTTGCCTCTCGTCTCTACGGCCCGGTCGACGCTGGCGAGGAGATCGAGATCACGCTCGCGGCGATCGACATGATCGACGCTGGCGCGGACCCTCGCACCTACCAGCTGCGCGTGATGGCGATCGGCGGGACCGACAACGTTCGCGCGCGCGACGTGAACCTCGCGACCTCGCCGTACTCCGAGCCCGGCATCGCGCCACCGTGAGCCGGAATGAGCGCCAGGATCTTGTGGTCCGGCGCGCCATGACCGACTCAAATCCTCTACAGTTGGCGATCGAGACGCGCGTCCGCGAGTACAGCACTGCGATCGACCGCCTGCGCGAGCTCGCGTCCGACGACACCGAGAGCGAGGTCTACGATCTCACGACCTCGCTGCAGGAAGCGGTGGAGCTTGCTCGATGCCTGCGACGCCTGACGAAAGACAGGACGCCTGCGGAGCTGCATGCTGCGTTCGGGTCACCAGGCGCCTTCGGCTACAACACGCCGATCGGCGCAGCTCTGGCTCGCGTCTATCAGGTGAACGTGTAGATCGCGTGGAAGCCCGCCTGCAGCTGACCATTGATCAGGTCTTGTAGCGCCTGGTCTTGCGCGGCTCCGAGGCTCGTCGCCTGCACGTGCATCGTCACCATCCACAGCCCGCCCGCGAGGTAGTCGTCGGCGGTGCTGGCCGTGGTGAACGGGTCGGCGGCCGGGGTCACCACCGCGTCGAGGTAGCCCGCGTCCACGCACACGCTGGTGTAGTAGTCGGCTGTCACGCCACCGGAAGCGCGCATCTTGGCGAGCACCGTGGCGCGTCGTTCCTCGAGCGTCTGCCCGTCGACCGGATCAACCGCGCGCTCTTGCTCGCGATCGGCCAGCAGAATGTCCGCGGTGCGCGGATCGATCTGCCGCAAGACCCTCTCCCGAGCTCGGCGCAGGCGAGAGAAGAACCTGGCGATCGCCCGCGCGACGGCGGGCAGCCAGCCGACGGTGCGGTGCCAATACTCGCCCGTGGGGACCTGGCGAAGAACCGCCGGCAGCTCGCTCGCCGACGTGACGTCGAGAAACGCCAATTCGCCGTCCGCTTCGACGTTCTGCTGCTCACCGTAAACGAGGATCTGGACCATCGCTCAAACATCCCGAACGCCGCACTTGATTGCCCCAATGGCGAACGTCGCTTCCTCGCCGATGCCCGTGAACACGATCGGCGATGGCATCCCGACAAAGTCCGTCACCCGACCGTAGCGCAGCAGGTTGCCGTCGGTCGCCGCGTCGAAGATCGCCCAGTGATCCGCGGTGCCATCCTCGGTGATCGTGGGGAACTCGATCGCGGATGCGTTCGATCGCTCCGAGTTGCCCTCGTCCGGCACCGACGTGGTCCAGTCCTGGTGAGCCACGCGGGCGTAGCCGGCCAGCGTGATCTCGACACCGTCGCCGGTGGGGTCGCCGTCGAACAGCGCGACGTACCGATCCTCGCCAGCCGGGAGAACAGCCGCCAACATGAGCGCGCGGCCAACGTCAGTGTCCATGGGTCACCTCCAAGTCGTGCGCTGCGAGCCGAGCTGCATCCGGGCCGTGGAAGACGCGACGGATGCCGAACCCACCGACGACCTCGGACCCCTCCGCGCATTGCTCCCAGTCCTCGCCGTGCATGCGCTGGGCCGTCGCGTTGCGAGCGATGACGTTCACGGTGTCTCGGGTTGGCTGGGTGAAGTCGATCATGGCGGCGCTGCCCAGGTGATCGTACCAGGAACGAGCAGCGAGGTAGAGCCGACCTGCGTGTCGTAGGGCCCGTAGTTCGTGCCCCCCTCGCTGTCGAACACGAACGGCCGGTGATGCTGCTCGCCGGCTGCCCGATCGATCGCTTTCACGATGTCGTCGTAGTAGGCGATCCCGTCGGGCTCGGCCTCCGCGAGCGCGAGCGCGAGCGACTGCGTGACCGCGGTGCGAATGTCGGGCGTGTCGGGATTCAGCACGATGTAGGGGTTGAGTTCCTGCAGCACCGGCCCTTGCACGAATACGCCTTGCAGAGCTGCGGGCTTGTTCGCGGTGATCTTCGCTTCCACCTCGGCGATCAGCGCGTCGCTCGGCTCGGGCGAGTCGTCAGGATCTGTTGGGTCCCACTCTTGGGCGATCACCACGAGCACGGTGCCGATCCCAAACGCAGCGTCGAAGGCCCACGCTTTCGCTACACCGGACACGCTGGTCGCCCAGACGACGTAGTCATTCTCGCTGCCACCTCGCGGAACCGATTGGATCTTGACCAGCGTGCGCGCACCGACTGAGTCCGCATCCTCGGCATCGAACCCGCCGACGAGCCCATCTTCGCCCGGGGTGCCGAGCACGATCGCGGCCGCGTCGACGCCTGCCGGCGGTGTGGTGAACGTGAGCTCGGCGCCCGTGAGCGTGTTGCCGGCCTCACCCGCAGCGGATGCAGTGATGGTGATCGTCACCTCGCCGGTGGGGCCAATGACCACCGCGTCTTGGGTCAGGTACTCCGCGCCGTCGTCGCGAGCGAGCGCGGTCAACGCTGGGATCGCGGACCCGACTACCCCCGTCGCCCTGATCGACCCGGACGCTTGCGTGGCTGGGTTGGGCGTGACGCCGTAGATCGCCGCGTGGAGCAGCTTGAACGCGGCGTCGGCCAGGTCCACGAACATCTGCCGCGCCTGCCATTGCAGAATCCGCAGGTACATGTACCCAAAGGCCGCGAGCGCGAAGGCGATCGCCTCGCGCATGCGGCTCCCGAGCGTGCCGTTGATCTCTGTCTCGACGTCATCGCGAGCGAGTTGTCGAAGCTGTTTCAACGTTGGGATCGAGAACATGGTCAGCCACCTCCTTGCGGTAGAACGACGGCCCCCTCAGCCACGCCGCCGTTGGGGCGAGTGATCACCCACCGCATCGTAAACTCGTTGACGGCAGTCTGGGTGACGGTGACCTTCACGCTGGACGCGTGGGCCGGGACGAACGCGGCGCGCAGGGCTGACTCGTAGCGCTGCTCGAGCAGCGTCCGTGTGTTGGCGACGAGCGGCTGGGCGAAGCTCAGCCACCCCCGCGAGCTCGCCCCCTCGTGCGGGCGCGCCAACCACTGTTGGTGCCGGCGCGCGTCTCCGGGCCGGACCGATGGACGCTCGGGCGCGTCGGTGAAGCACACCGCGAGCACTTCCTCGGTCAGCGCGTCGGTCTGCTGCCCCGCGAGCTCATAGACGGGCTTGGGGTTGATGGTCGTCATGTCAGCGGAGAGAGGTAGCGGATCGTCGTGCCGGGCAGCAGCCGCAGCATCTCCGGTCCCATGGCGTTGAGGTCAATGATGCTGTCGACCGCCTGCTGCAGCACGTCGTCGTTGACGGCTCCGAGGTCGTCGTACAGCACGGGCACCAGCGAGAACACATCGGTGGTCGTCTCCACGGTGTGCGTGAGCAGGCGCGGCAGTGAAGCCGCCGTCTCGGCGAGGAACTGCCGCGTCGCCTGACGCATCACACGAGCGTGCTGATACACGTCGCGGTCGAGATTCTCGACGGTGAACAGCGCCTCAAAGGCGGGCTCGAGCGCCTCGGCGACCGCGAGCACGCTGTTGACGGTGGAGAACTGCGTGCTCGTGATCGCCAAGCAGACGGCCACGACGACCGACGACAACACCAGCTGCGTCGCCGCAGCGACCTCGTCCTTCTCTTCGAGATCCTCGGCGCTCGGCGTCGGGACGCGGTCGGCCTGCAGCGGCGAGGCTTCGGAGTTGAAGTCGGTCCCGTCATCGAGCGCGTCGATGAGCGCGGCCGCAGCCTTGTCGGTGGTCGGCTCCTGGACCGCTGCCGATCCCGTGTCCATGTTGCCCTGCTGCGACTGCGACGGGATGAGCGACAGCAGCTGCAGCGCGGCGCCCATGAACGACATGGCCAACGTCTGCGGCGTGTTGAGCAGGGTCTCGATCGAATTCGCAAGGTCGGAGATTGCGCCGGCCACCTCGTTGACCGCCCCGAATGCGGCGGAGATCTTGTCGAGCGTCTTGCTGAGCCAGCCCACGCCGTTCGCCAGGGTCTCGAGCGCACCCGTGTAGGGACCGTTCAAGGTCTGGCCCTTGTCGAAGGCCAGCGCCTCGGCCTTGCTCAGCAGCGCGATCGCAGCTTCAACCGCCGAGATCGCAGAGTCGGAGAGCACGAGCTGGGGCTCGGCATCGATCAGCGTGAGCGACCCTTCGCTAGCGAGCTGGCGCGTTTCGTCGTAGAGCGTCAGCTGATACTCGCCGTCGAGCCAGAGGCCCGTCACCTCGCCGAGCACGGGCGCGCGCAGGGTGAACGGGCCGCCTCGAAGCAGCATCGCCCGCAGATCGAGCGACGCGGTCTCGTAGTCGTCCACGATCCACTCGCCATCCTGGATCAGCATGAAGTCGACGCGGAGCCGCTGCGGCGCCTGCCCGAGCGTGATCGCGGTCGCGCCGTCGACGTTCGGCGCTTCCTTTATCACCGTGCGCTCGGCACCCGTGAGCTGCGTGGTGCGGACGAACACCGGGACGTCGTTGATGCTGCCCTTCTCCATGGCCTACTGCGTCAGTTGAAAGCCGAGCACGTGCGCGTCGCCTGTGTACGTGTCGAGTCCCGACGTACCCGCGCGCCCGAGCAAGATCCTGATCCAATCCCCAGCGGCCGCGCCGTCGAGGTTGGTGTTCGATCGAACGAAGTCGTTGATGATGATCACCCCCGCGGTGCCCGGCGAGGATGCGTTGGGCGACAACGCGGCGAGCGTGGTGTTGGTGCTTCCTATGCTCTCGCCGACGGTCATCCTCTCGACCAACGTCTGCCAGATCACCGTCTTGGTGTTGTCGCTGACCGACCCCGTCCACCACAAGCGGAGGTTCAGGTTGCCGCCTGCGTAGGTGGTCGGCAGCTGCACGAACCAGCTCGCGTATCGAGCGAGGCCAGTCGGGTAGACGAGATAGGGCTTCTCTCCCGCGGACTCCGCGAGCGTGGCCGCGTTCAGCCCGGTCTGCAGGTACGCGGCCGCAGCCACGCACAAGATCGGCTGCATGGTCGCGCCGGGTGGCGCGGCGAAGGTCCCGTCCGCGCGCAGGAAATTGGTCGACCCGCCCGGGAACCCGGCCAGGCTCGTCACCGTGATCGGGTCGCTGCTCCCGCTCGAGTGCGAGCTCGCATGCGTCGTGGGGCTGCGAGCATCAGAGAGGCGCGTGTCGCTGGCCTGCACCGCGAGCCCTGCCGTCGTCTCGGCCGAGGTCGCCAGCTCGACGATGCCCGGAGCGGCAGTGCTCGCGGTGGCCACCGTCCATCGCAGCTGACCCGCGACGCTCGCGTCGACCGTGATGCTCGGACTCGACGTCGCCACGCGCTCGTTGGTCAGGTCGGCGTGGCTGGTAGCGACCACGTAGGCCGCGTCAGCCGGAGCCCCGCCGCCGCCCCCCCCTTCGCCGCCGCTCAGCGTCGAACCGTCGCGGACCACCGCCTCGCCGTCGCCGATCTGCGTGCGGATCCCTTCGATCACCCCGCTGGCGATCGCCCACGCGACCCCGCGGACCGTGTCGGAGTCGGCCCCTTCCTCGCCGTAGACCAGCCCGAGACCTGCGTGGATGAAGCCCGCAACGGTCCCAGGCTCGCATGCGTCCGTGCCGATGGTGATCGCCATGGTCAGGTCCCCTTTGCCTTCGTGGTGTCGATCGGGTCGCTAGCGAGCGACGTGTCCCAGGCAAGCTGTGCGGCCTGGAACGCGAGCGACCCGTTGTTTCCCGCCATCGGGGTCGGAGCCACAGATGCCCCAGCCGCGAGCGCGGCCGACATGGCCGCCTTGAACGGCCCGCTCTTGACCAACGCCTCAGCGAGCGCATCGCCGACGTTGACCGACTTGCCCGCTGCGACGTCGAGCGTGATCGAGGCGTTCTCGTCGAGCGTGATCGTTGCTCCGTCCTTGCTCGTGATCGTGATCCCGCCCGCGTCCGCCAGGAAGATCTGGTGACCGGCCGCGGTCCACAGCACCTTGTCGCCGGGCTCTGTCGCCGGGCGCCCGGCGACGCTCGACACGATCGCCGTGAGGTTGTCGCTGTCGCCTTCGCTCGCGAACAGCAGCGCGTCGCCGCTCGCGGGCTGCCCGGCCAGGCCGTAGGGCTCGAACACGTCAGCCTCGTCGTCGCCGTCGACCGTGCACGTCGGCACAGCGCCCGCGTCCCCGCTCGGGTTGGTCGCCTCGCCGAGCTCGATCATCGACTCGGCGCTGGCCTTGTCGCCGCGCTTGCGCAGGTCGATCAGCCTCACCAAGCCCTTGAGATTCTGGTCTGCCATCACTTGTCCTTCGGTGGCTTGAACAGCAGCTCGAGCTTAGCCGCATTGAAGTCGACCGTGTCCGACACGGTATCGATCTCGGTCACCACCTGGCTGTGCTGGCGCAGCCAATCCTTGTTCGCTCGGTACCCGTTGCTGCCACCGATCCCCCCGCTGTGGACCGTGAAGTCCTCGAGCACCGCGTGAGCGTCGGGCGGGCAGAACTCGAGCAAGGTCTTGTCCGCCCCGTTGGCGTCGCGGGTCAGCGTGACCGCGGAGAGCAGCATCGTGTCGCTGAATCCCTGCACCCGATCGTCGAGCGGATACAGGGTGTTGGGCCAGAACAAGGCCTGCGAGTTGTTCGGGCTCCAGCCGTCGATCTCGATCGTGATCTTGATCGCGTCGGCCCGGCGCTTGCGTACCTCGTACTCGGCCTGCCGGAGCAGCTCGCCCTCAGTCCGCGCCCCCGCCTCGCCGTCGACGATCAGCGGAGAGTACCGAGCCGACTCGTCGTAGGCGGGCGCGCCAAGGTGCTCGAGGCCGCCCCCGCTCTTTCGCTTCTTGCTCTTGCGGCGGACGACGATCGCACTGTGGACGGCTCGCCCGTCCAGCTCGTAGTCCCAGGAGATCACGCGCGGGTGCGGTCGGGAGATCGTGACCGGCGACGTGCGGACGGCGTTGCGCGTGAGCCTGATCGACGCCTTCGCCTGGCGATCGGGAGTGACCGACGCCGCGCCCGAGACCACGATCATGCCCTGGCGCCTGGCTACGCGCTTGATGAAGTCCCACGCGTCCTCGTTCTTCTTGATCCTGATCTTGTCGATCGGGACGTCGGCGATCTCGTTGCCGGTCTCGCCGACGTCGACGACCAGGCCGAACGGTCGCGCCACGCGCTCGATGATCTGTCGCGCACTCAGGTTGCGGAACACCCGGCTCGTCACGCTCTGATCTTCGCCGACCAAGATCGACGACTTGACCAAGCGCTGCGCCGCCGAGAAGCCCGTGATCGACAGCGTGTCTGCGGTCGCGGTGCCGTGGCTGTGGTAGTTCAGAACTTCGCCGACGAGCACGATGCGACCGGCGATCGACACCGCCATGGAGTCACCGATCCGCAGGCTGGTCAGCGGGATGTTGTCGGCGACCTCAACCTGCACCTGGTCCGCGAGCTCGGCGACCGAGAGGCGCAGCGAGAACGACTGCACGCGCTGCAGGTTGTTGCCGGCGAGCTGCACGACCAGACTCGGCAAGCTCACGACAGCCCCGCTTCCATGCTCGGGCCCGTGGTCCGCGGAGCTGTGTTGGCCGCCACCGTTTGCGTGGCCTTCACGAGATCTTGGAGAGCTGCAAGTGTCGCGCTGAGTCCCGTGTCCGGCATCGTGAAAGCGTCGTCGCCGAGGTTGAGTTTGGCCCCCTCCAGCCGATCGAACTCGGCGAGGTCTCGTTCAGCCTGTATGCGCTGCATTTCAAAATCGTCTTGTGTTCCGCTGGCCCGATTGAACAAGCCGGCGCCGAGCTGGCTGAACCCACCGACGACGTCGCCGCCCGTCAGCGTCTCCCAAGCGGCGCCACCTCGGCCGGTTCGTTCCTTCTCGCGTGCCGCGTTGACGACCGCGATCAGACGATTGCGCCGCTCCATGAGCAGCTCCTCGTCGCTCCGCTCGATCGGCTTGAGCGTCGATGCTTGTGCGGCCGCGATCTTCTCGTCGATCAGCTTGCGTTCTTTGCCGCGCGCACTCTTGCGTTGCTCTTGCAGCGCGGCGATCTTCTCCGCCTTTTGGGCCTCGAACTTGGCCTTCTCTTCCGCGGTCGGGTCTCGCTGGAACTTGATGTTCTTTTGCTGCTCCTCGATCTCGTCGAGCTTTTTGTCGTACTTGTCGAGGTTCTGGTGGGCCTCGTCGAGAACGAGATTGAACGCGACGATCCCTGCGGATGCGATCGCAAAGGCTCCTGGTAGCGCGCCGACAAACTTCTGGAGGCCGCCGCCGCGCTTGGCCGCCTTGGTCATCGCCGTCCCCTGCTTGTCGACTGCCGTGGTCAGTGTGTCGGTCGACTTGCTGAGCTTCATGTTGCCCAGCTGCGTGATCGCGCTGATCGTCTGCCACATCGAGTAGGCGCCGACCAAGGCGCCGACCGCCTTCGACATGACGACCGTGCCCACCGCGAGCTTGGCGAGCGTCCTCGCGGTGTTCGGATTCTCCGAGGTCCACTCGCGCAGCCCCGTGATGATCGGCGACACGGCATTGGCCACATCCAACAGCACCGGCACGAGCTCGCTTCCGGCCTGGATCTTGAGCGTCTCCCACTGCCCCTCGAGCAGCGCAGCTTTGTGCGCCGCCGTGTCTGTCATCTTGGCGTAGGCCTTCTCGGTCCCGCCGGCCGCCCGCTCCTGCGCCGCGAGGTTCTTGCGCAAGCCCTCCATGTCCTCGGTGATCGCGGCCACGGCAATGCGAGCCTCGGAGCTTTCGAACAGCTTGGCCAGTGTGTCCTCGTCGAACTTCTCGGACGCGCGAAGCTTGAGCAAGAACTCTTCCCAGCCGCCGGCCGCCTCGATGCCCGCAACAGAGAAGTCGATGCCGAGCCGCTTCGCTTCCTCGCGCGCGCGCTTGGTCGGCTTCGAGATATTGCTGAGCATCTGAATCATGCCGGTCACGGCCTGATTCGCGTCGGGCAGCTTGTTGCTGAGCTGGCCGATCGTGCCGACCGTTTCTTGTAGCGTGAGCCCGGCTGCAGCTGCGCCGGCCGCCACACGGGGCAGCGCTTGCGCGAGATCGCCAACCTCGGCTGACGACGCCTGCGTGACGGCGAACATCGCATCCGCGGTCTGCTTTGCGTCGACGTCCTTGAAGTTGGCCATCGCCTTCGAGATCGCGACGACCGAGTCCTCGACGCTTGCCGAGCCGGCGATCCCGAGCTTGTTCGCCTCCATCAATTGCGCCTGAGCTTCGGCCGCTGTCTCGGCGCCCATGCTCATGACCTTTTGCAGCGCCTCGGCTTGCTTGATCGGCTGGCCGCCGAACTCCCCCACGGCCGCCTTGGCGATTGCGTCGATCTGATCGACCGTCACCGCTTCGGTAATCGTGCCGATCTCGGCGACCTTGTGCTCGTACTCCTTGAACGCGTCGAAGCTGCTGCGGATGCCCTGCTCGACTTTATTGCCGAACCGGTCGAACTCGCCGCCCGCAACCGCGAGGTTCTCGGCGAACTCGAGCTTGCCGAACGGGCCCATCTTGGCCTTCGTCGGGTCAGCGCCCAGCGACTCCTTCGCCGAGCTGCGAGCGGCTCGGGTCCGGCGAGCGTTGATCTCCCGCTGGATCTCGCGCTCTTTCAGCTGCTCGTCGCTGAGCGCTTCGAGGTTCTTCGCCGCGCGTTGCGAAGCGCGGACGCGTTGCTGCCCCGCACGAGCAAGCGCGGTCGCTTGCCGTTGGGCGTTGCGTTCCTCCGTTCGTTGGGCCCGCTCGCTCGCGCGCTGTGCTTGCCGCTGCGCCTTGTCGACACTGGTCGAGCTGTCTCGGCCACTGCCGCCTGCTCGAGCTCCTCGGCCGCCGCCGCGACCAGCAGCTGCGAGGGCGCCCAGCGATCCGCTGTCGAGCCCGGCCAGCGCAGTCTTGGCCCGCCCGAGCGACGCCGCGAATCCGTCGGCAAGCTTGGTCCCCTGCGATAGCCACTTGTGGACGCCCTTGTCTCGCGCCTTGGCTTGGAGGATGACGTTGATCGTGGCCATCTATCGTCGTCGTCCGAGTGCTGCCGCGAGGACAGTTGCGAGGGCGTGAGCGTTGGCGTGGGCTGTGCGTGTGCGCTGTTGCTCCGCCGCGAGGGCCTGGTCCTTGAGCTCGTCGAGAGTCAGGTCGTCGATTTCGTCTTGCTTGAAGCCGAGAACGTGGCGGACAGCCGCGCACCGATTGCGGTGCTCGGCTGGTGTCCCGCTTTTTTTTTCAGGGACTCGAATGCACCCCAGGCGTGTACTGCATCCTCGGGGCGAAGCGTGAGCATCTGCGCGAGCGTGCGATCACTGGCCTTCGCTATCGCAGCGAGGCGCCCCATCCATTCGGTCTCTCGAGCGGCGGTTCCCGTGTGCAGCCGAAGGTGGCCGGCGCGGAGCGGCCCAATCGTCAGGAGCCCGATGCCAGGCGTCCGGCATCGGACGCGACCCACGGAGCCGTCGATCGTGGTGAGCAGCGCCTGCGCGACCTCGATCCACGCGAGTTCAGGCACGCCCGCGAGGTGCTGCTTGCCTCCGCCTTCAAAGTAGATCTCGCGGCACAGGTTGGCCGCGTCGCGCCCGTTGGCCTGCACGCACAACGCAATGCCACCTTCGACGTCGCTCGGATCCATCCGCCACTCGACCGTGTCCAGATCGATCCCCATGGCGCGCGCGAACACGGCGTGCTTGATCCGCTCGTCGAGGTAGTCGACGCAGAGATCGGCCGCCGTGAACCCGCGGATCGTGATCTTGGTCGGGCGCTCGTCTTCGGACTCCTGGATCTCCTCGCCGTCGGGAGCGATGCGCGGGGGGATCGGGACGAGCTCGACCTCGTAGGGAGCCTCGGTGTCGGTGGCCGGCTCCGCGACTCGATCCACCGCGTTGGCGATCGCAAACCAACCGCGGCCGCCGTCCTCGAGCTGATCGAGCGGCAGCAGAAGATCGCCTTCCTCGTCGACCGGGCAGATCGATCGAAACGCGGCGTAAAGCTCTGCTGCATCCGCCACGTGTCAGCTCCCCTTCTTGGTCTGAATGACCTGCTTGCCGTTGTAGGTGACGGCCACATCGCCGGAGCCGCCCGAGAACGAGGGCGGGTCGGTGTTCGCCGCCGCTCGCATCAGCCACTCGTCGCCCGTGTCGGTCTGGATGCGAATGTCCTCTTTGTTGGCGGTGAAGGCACGGACGATGTCCGTCCCCGCCTCGACGGCGCACGTGACCGCGACCTCGGCGGCCGTGCCTTGCCGCGTGAAGCCGACGACTTCTTGTCCGGCCAGCACCGCCGTGTTGGTGTAGCCGCCGAAGTTGACCGACGCGGTGCCGTCCTTCACGAGGATCTTGCGGCTCCCGATCACCATTGCTCGAATGTCGCTAATGAGTCGCGCGGTCATGGCTTACCCCTGCACGCTGAATGCGGTCACGATGTCGATCGCGCCTTTGTTGATGTAGTTGGTTCCCGGGATTGGCGGGCTGGTGTTGATCGTAAGCTCGTTCGCATCCGAGCGCGTGACCTGGAGCTGCTGTTCGTAGTAGGCGGCGTTGTCCGTCCACGCACGCGCTTGGAAGACCTCGAGATTGAGCGAGATCAGAACCTGCTTGATGCCCTCGGGATCGATGACCTTGTCGGCGGTGTCGACGTCGTATTGAACCGCGCCCACGTCGTCGACGAGCGTCTTGCCGATGTAGGGCTGCAGCACGACGAGCTGCAGCTGGCGGATCTCGGCCGCAGTCAGCTTGGTCTCGGCGTCCTGGAAGATCTCCGAGGGCTGACCGAGCCCGTTGTTTTTGTAGAGCGTGACCATCCGCTGCACGCGAGTCTTGCCGTTGACGAAGTGGAACGTGGCGATCCCACTCGCGAGCAACGTCTGCTGATCGGCGGGCTGCAGGTACTCGGTCTCGTCGGGCGCGACCAGGCCCGGAATGTCCAGATCGTAGAGCGTGAGCTTCGGGTTCTCGACGCTCGCTCGCAGGCCTGCGACGCGGCCCGCCCACGTCCACGGATTCGCGGGGACCTTCGGATCGCCGAAGATCGTCACGTGCTTGGTGTCCGAGCCGAGCCCGAGCGTCGCCAGGTTGCCCACCGTGTCACGCCGGCCGATGAACGCGTGGCCGTCGATCTGCCGATCCTTGGTCCAGCGGTCGTCGAGCTCGGTGATCGCGGCCGTCAGGTTGGTCGCGGCGGTGTCGGGCAGGACCCAGTATTTGTAGCGCGTGCCGCTGAGCACCGCGATCGCGGCGGCCAGGTCGGGATCGCCTGCGCCACCCGACATTGCTACCGGCGTGATCGTGACCCCGGGCGTGTTCTGCAACACGCGGAACCGGATCTGGTTGCCGTGAGCTCCGATGCTGCGAGCGGTCAGCGTCTGCACGGCCAGGGCAACGCCGCTGGTCACGTGCAAGTCGGCGTACTCGTTGACCGCGGCGTTGGCAGAAGCTGCGATCGCTTCGTCGTCATCGCCGATGGCGACCGGCACGACGACCGTCTGATCCTCCACCTGCAGGATGATCGGCGTCGCCGTGGTCGCTTCGCCTGCGTAGGTGAGCGTCCCCGTCGCAGCCGTGCCGGCTGGGGCTGCCATCAGCACGAGGGTCACGTCCGCGCTGCGGTAGGCCTGAAAGACCGCAGCGACCTCTTGGTGGGCCTGCGAGCCGCGGCCTGCATAGGTCGCCGCCTCGTCCGCCGAGAACACTCGGGTGGGCGTGTTGACGGCAAGCGAACCCGCGACCGTCTTGATCCCGAACACGAGGATCTTGTTCGCGGTGAACAGCGACGCCGTCCGCAAGTCGCTGATTGTGTAGCGTCCGCCTGGTACCAAGGTCGCCATCAGTCTTCACCTTTCTTCTTGCCGAGCTCTCGCGTTGCCGGCTTGGAGGGCTCGACCTTCACGACCGAACCCTCGTTGATACGACGCTGCCAGTATGACCCAGCCGCGCCCTCGAGCGAGACCGTGTCGCCCTCGGGCGGGAGCACGCGACGGCGCCCTCCGACCGCGGTCGGGTACGGCACCTGGGCCAGTTGCGGCCCCTTGCCGACGTCGGTCATCGCCGGCTTGATCTGGATCTGGATTCGCTTGGGTGTCTTGGCCATCACGTCACCTCGAACTTGACCTCGTCGCCGTTGGGATCGCCTGGGTATTCGTCGGTCCCGTTGATCAGCAGCAGCACGCCGTCACCGGGTCGCGAGCGACCCGCTGCACCGAGCGAGATTTCTTGCAGCCACTGGATGCCCCAGATCGTGTAGGCGGTCTTCTCGTCCTTCTGGAGATACCGCGAGCGGAAGCTGACGGACCCGGCGACCGGCGGCTTGCTGAAGATCTTCTCCGGGTCGGCGTCGCGGAACACGTCGGCGTAGATGAACTTCATTGCCTCGCCGATGAAGTCGAGCGCGTCGGTCGTGCGGTCCGAAAGCACGCCTCGGACGATCACGTACCAAACGAACGTCGGCGTGCACTGGATCGACATGCCGTGGCCGACTCGCGCAGCATCGCCGTCGAGCACCGTCACGATCGAGCGCGGCGCCATGCCGGCATGCCGCAAGATGAACTCTTGGGTCACCGCTCCGCTGTGACCGATCGTCTCGTGGGCCGCGTGGCTTCCCATCCACGCCTGCACCTGATCGACGACGATGTCGCGAGCCTTCCGCAGATTGCTCTGCGGCAGCGGGACGGGCAGCGCTGGCTCGGTGACGGCCATCACCAGCCCCTTTCAAAGTCGGCCGGGAAGATGCGGTCGAGCGCCCTGCCGAGCTCGCGGCTGATCCCGACGTACTCGCGCGCCTTCAGCCGGCCGTCGCGGGACCCGGACTGGTGCACGGCCGCGTAGGGCAGCGGCGACCCGAAGCCGAGCACGTCGCCGTTGCGGTCGTACTCGAGCGAGTCAGCCAGCGCGCCGGTCGAGAACAACAGCTTGTGTTGGGGCCCGCGGGTCTTGGCGTAATCCTCCGACCACGGATCCCAGCGCCGACCCTTGGGGCTGACCTCGTCATCCTCCAAGCGCAGGCGCGTGTCTTCCTCGAGCGCTTCGCCGAACACGTCGAGAGCGCGGTCGGGCCACCAAAGATCCCATCGAGCCTCGAGCAGCTCGAAGTCGACCAGGCCGTCGAGTTGAAGGTCATCCATCAGCACCCACACTTTCCGAGCGTGCCGCCGATTTTGACGACCTTGACGACCGGTCCGCGATACGCCGGCCGCGGCGTGACGATGCCGAGATCGAGCCGCTTGTTCGCAATGTCGTCGAAGTACGCATCGACCTCTTCGACGCCCCGGCGGATGCGGTCCGTCAAGGTCCCATCATCGGCCAGCGCATCGCGAGCGGCGATCTTCGCTGCCGCGTGGCGCAGGTGGGGAGGGATCGTGGTCGGCAGCGCCTGGTAGGCTTGCAGGATCTTGGTGTCCAGCAGCGAGCTCGCGGTCTCGATCGTCGAGTCGATCCGCAGCAAGATCGTCGTCGGAATGTCGAAGGTGAGACCGTCAACCGTGAACTCCGTCAGCGGAGTCGACCACAAGCGCGAGTCGAAATGCATGCGGACGTTGGCCTCGGTACCGCCGTACCAACGGATCACGTCCTCGCGCTCGCAGTAGTTCGGCATGGCGGCTCACTTCGACTTGCGCTTGATCGCGGCCTTGAGCAGCTTGACGATGGGCGCCCGATCCTCGCCGGCCACCTCGGCACCGAGCGCGAGCTTGAGCGCGGCGACGTCGAGCCCCTTGATCGCCGCCTTGATCTCGTCGAGCTCGAGCCCGGTGAGATCCACGGTATTCGAGGGCTCGGGCGCGGAGGCCTTGCCGGCGAGCCTGCCGGCGAGCTGAGCGACCTGCAGCTCGAGTTCCTTGATCGTCCGCTCTTGCTCCCGCTGGCGGTTCATCCGGTAGTGCGATCGAACGCCGGGCAGCTCCTTGATCTCGTGCACGGGTTCGCCCGGCGCCGGCGTGCCGACGTGCAGCACCGGCCGGAATTTGCCCGGCTCGACCTCGATCGGCTCGTTGAAGTACGGCGCTGCGGTGCCGCCCTTGGCCTTGCCGTTGCGATCGAAACCGCCGGTGATGCGGTCGAGCGCGGCGGCCGGTGTCTTCGACCACGTGCCTGGCTTGAAGTGCAGGCGCCCTTTGCCGACACCTGCAGCGAACTCGTAGAGCTGCGTGGTGTTGTTGTAAACGTGAACGTGAGTAGCTGCGCCCATGTCGATCGTGCCTTTGTTTGCGCCCGGGGTGGTGCCCGGGCTTCATTCGCTATCGGGCTGGGGTTGGTGGTGCAGACGGTGGCTCAGACCGTCCAGAGGGTGCCGCCGTCGACGAAGCAGACGGCTCGCGGGTCTCGCATCTGCACGCCGTAGAAGAGCGTCCAGATCTCGATCTCGATCACCCACTGGTTGCCGGCCACTTCCACCGGCGGCTGGACCTGCGCGAAGACGGGGCAGGTCACCTGGATCGAGTCGGCCTCGGGCGCGAGCAGGATCGCGCCCGCGTGGCCGAACGTGTCGGCGCTCCGCAGCGAGTCGTCCATCATGACCTCGTGCCCGCGGTTGTTCCTCTCGATGAACGTCTTCAGCGTGGTGTCGCCACCGCTGGGGTTGAAGAGTTCGTCGGAGAAGTGCTCATCCACGCTCAGCGGGATCAGGGTCTTGGTCGGCTTGATCGCACGCTCGCGGTTGGACGCGTCCGTATACATGAGCCGCTTCGCCTGGGTCCACTCGTCGTAGATGACGTCGGCGTTGGCGGTCGCCCAGTCGATGGTCGAGACCATCCGCTTGATGCCGGGGTAGTTGGTGATCCCGAGCTTGCCGGCCGCCGGGATGCCGCGGAGGATCGCCTCGTTGAAGTCGAGCATGTGCTGCTCGCGAAGCGTGTCGCCCTTGTCCTTCATCTTGTTCCAGCCAGCCATGGCGGCCTGCGCCATTTCGTGGAACCCGAGCTGGATCTTGTGGGCGATCTTGCCGGGCTTCGCCTCGTGCATCCGCACGGCGAGGTCGAGCGCTCGCTCGGGGCTCTGGTCGAGCGCCGTCAAGCCGTAGTTTTGCGACGGGTTGCGGACCGCAGTCTCGCCCCACTCGAGCCGCGTGGCGCCGATACCCACGCCACCGTCGGTGATCGTGATGATCTCGCCGTTGGCCCAAGGGGTCTCGGCGGCTTGACGCCGGTAGAAGCCCTCGATGAAGGCCGTCGTCGCGCAGCGAGACAGCGACGCGATCTGGCCCGAGTCGAATCCGAGCTTGCGGGCGATCTCGGTGTCGCCCCACTTCTGGGCGGCGAGCTGAGCGGCCTTGTCCAGCACCGGAACAAGGGTCTCCTCGTCGTGGCGGTTCGCCGGGTCCTTGAAGTCGTAGAGGGGCTTCCGGTTGGGCTTGTCGAAGGGCATCGTTCTGATCCTGTGGTTGTGGAGGTTGGATGCGTGCGGTCAGGCTCAGGCCGCGGGGTTGCTGATGATCACCATCGCGATGATCTGGCCGTCATCGTCGGTCCAGCTGAGGCCCGACCAACGGACGTTGCTGGCCGCGACCGCGTCGCCGCTGTCTGCATCGAGACGAGCCGCGCCCGCCTCTTCGTCGCCCGTCGCGACGACGCGGACGTACACCGCCGCGTTGACGTTGGTGACCTCTTGCTCGCAGATCACGGGGATCTCACCGTGCCCCTGCACGGTGACCATCGCTCCCGGATCCCAGCCGTCGACGGAGTCCTCGTCGCCGTCGCTGGTCTCCATGTCGGGGCCCTCCTGCGTGACGCCGAAGATCGCGGCCGCGGTGTCGCCCGTCGTCAGACGGCGGAGCCACTCGGGCTTGGTGTTGTGCAACGCCACGAACAGACCGGGCCGCAGCCGGGCACCGCTCGACTCGGTCTCGTCGTCTTCCGTGAGCGTGGCCGTGCCGGGGGCCGTCAAGCTCCCCAGCGTGAAAGTCGTCTCGGGCGTACGCGAGTCGAGGCGCAAGACCGCACCATCGACGATGGCCTCCGCCTGCTCGAGCGCGGTCGGCAGCGAGTCGTGCTTGGCCTTGAGCGCTGCCGCGGCACCAGCAAGAGAGCTGCCGGTCAGGCTCACCGACACCTCGACGCCGCCGATCGTGTAGCTGTAGGTCCCGTCGACATAGGTGCCACCGACCGTGAGCGTCTTGATCGTGTTGTTGCCGGGCCACAGCCGCGAGCGCGTGGGGTTGCTGGAGACCCGCTGGCCGCGAGTCGGATTGATCTGGTAGCGAAGCGTGGTCGTCATCGGTCAGTCCTCTGTCTTGCCGGGAAGTCGTGGAACAGCGGGCTCAGTTGCCGGGGGTTCCGGTATTGCCGTGGAAGCCCCCGGTCTTGATCGTGGCCGGGGCCGAGAAGCGGCTGTCGGAGTTCGTCGTCGTGGCCTTGGCCCGAACCGCAGCATGGCGCTTGGTCGAGCCGTAGAGCGACTCCACGAACGCGTCGTAGGTCGGCGGAGGCTTCTCGTCAGTCCCGCGCGCCTTGTCGAGATCGACCTTCGCCAGCGGATCGAGATCGAGGATCGCCGCCTCGCGCATCTTCGTCATCGTGGCGGGGCGCTTGCCGTCCGCCCACGACTTCACGAGCTGCGGGCACAGCGGGGCAATCTCGTTCTCCAGGTCGACCGTCGCGCGGGCGATCGCATCGGCCTCGAGCTTCTCGACCGTGCGCCGCAGCCCGGCGAGCTCGCCGTTGGTCGCTGCGAGATCGGTATCGCGCTGGGCAGCGTCGGTGCTGAGCTTCTGCTCGCGAGCGCGGAGCTTCGCGGCCGCGTCCTTGCTGACCAGCAGCTTGACGCCGTCCAGCTCCATGATCTCGCCACCGCCCAGGTGCTGAGTGACCATCGCCGGATCGAGGCCGAGCACTTCGGCGATCTTGGCGTAGGCGCCCGCGGGCTCGATCTCTCCGTTGAGGAGAGCCTTGATCGCGTCGAGCAAACCCGTCGCGGCCTCGGGGTCGAGCTGGTCTTTCTTCGACGGGATCGCGCCCTCGGGCTGATCGGTCTTCGGCTTCGGGGTGTTCGCGTTCGCGTTGTTGGTCGTCATGACGTCGTCCTTGCTGGCCTCGAAAACAAAAGCGCCGTCGATCAGCACGCGAGCCTTGGCGCCCGCGCGAGCTTCATCGACGAGAGATTGGTGGTTGACCTGAATGTCGGTCTGCCGAAACGTGTAGCGGATGCCCTGCGCATCGACGCCAGGATCGCGCACCGCGATCGTGGTGTAGCCGGTCGACAGCTGCACCTTGCCGTCACGCATCTTGCGGATCACCGCAATGTCGCCGACGCAGATCTGCACCTTGACGAAGCGCAAGCCGTCTTCGTCGGGCGGCAGCAGCTCCGCACCCGTGCCGAGCATGCCCCTGGCGTACTCGCGCCAGTTATCCGCCGTCACGAGCACCGGCGGGTGGTCGTCGGTGAACGTCGCGAAGTCGAAGCTCTTGAGGCTTTTCTCGACTTCGTCCTCGCTCCGGTACTCGTACCAGGTGCTCTTGCCGTCGCCGTAGAGCTGCGAGCCCGTGCGCGCGGCGTAGCCCGTGACGATCAGCCGGCCGTCGGTCGTGACCTTGTCGGCGAATCCGTCAGCGCGTAGCCGCTCCGCAATCGCGTTGATCTGCGCCGCGTCGACCTTGGCACCGTCGGCTTGCGATCCGAGCTCGTCGGCGATGGCGAGCGCCCGATCCACCGCGACGCGATCCTCGGACCCCAGCGCGAAGTCCATCGTGCAGGTGCGGTAGACCCGTTCGCCTGCGTCGGCATGCGGGGCTACCCCCATCGAAGTCAGCAGCGCCATCGCGCCCGCGATCGCCTTGTCGGTCCAGCCTCGAGCTTCCCGCTTGATCGGCGGCAGAGCAGCGACGCCGCGAAGCGCCAGCGTGATGCTGTCGGCGGTCGGCAGCTCGCCATCGTCACCCTGGCCGGGCTCGCCTTGGCCGGGCTCCGCGGCCGGAGCTTGGCCGGGATCGGCGGGCGGTGGCTCGGCAGCCTGGCCGGGATCGGCCGCGCCCTCGCTGCCGGTCACCGCAGGATCAGCTACCGCGGCGTCGGTTGCTGCGGCGCTTTGCGTGCTGGCTTGGGTCATCCGAACCTCGTGATGGGCTTTCCATCAACCGGCCGCTCGTCGCTGGTCGGCGCGGGCTTTGGCGCGGCCTTGGGCTTCGCCTGCTCGCTCGACTTTTTCGACTGGTCCACGCCAATGTGGTACCCGCTCGCGCGCGTGCTTGTCTTGCACACGCGCGAGCGGCTGTGTCATTTTTTGTGATCAAATAGCCAATCTCTCGCGCCTACCATGCGGCTGGCACAAAAAGACCGATTGGCGATTCTTCGACCAAATCCTGCAATGCCACCGACGCGTGCTTGCTCAGAGCGGCCACGCGAGCCACAAACACCGCGCCGAACCTGCCGATCGTGACGCATCCACGAGCAGCAGCAGCGGCCATGCGTGCCTCGACTTGCTCCGCTGCATGGCGTTCGTCTGCTGCTCGAATCCAGGCGACGAGCTCATCGGCTGCGCGCAGCGGCGAGACTGTCGGTGTCCCGAGTTGACCGATGCCCGGGGCCGTTGTGCCGGCTAGGCCGATCGCAGACGGCAACGCTGACCCGCGAGCGCGCAGCCGCAGCACCGTCTCATTGCTGCTTGGCCAGACCGAAACCTGCTTTCGAACGCCCGCCGGCACGACGTCGAGCACGCGCCGCGCGGTGAACGGGTCGTCTATCCGTCGGTCGATCGGAAACGCAAGGTCGAACAGGGCCGGGCCTTCGAGCAACAGGTCAGCTTGCGTCGATGCCGTGGCAGCCGACCACCTGTCGATCAGGCGCTTCGACGGCCTACGTTTCCCGTTCTCGATCTTCCACACGTAGGCATGGTGCACATCGAGCGCGAGCGCGAGCTCAGCCTGAGTCAGCCCGGCGCGCTTCCGTTCGCGTCGCAGTCGCTCGCCAATGGTCACCGCTGGATCTCCTGCAACGCGCCCAGCTCCACCACCACTCCGCGCTCGAGCAGCAGCGGGCGCACTTGCTGCCACACCGTCTCGTGCCCCTTGGCCATCGCCGCCTGACCCTTCGACAGCTCCACGAGCGGCTTGGTCAGCTCGAGCACGCGATCGCACGGCTTGCCCTTGGCGTTGGCGGCGAGCCACTTTCGCAGCGCCCGCGCGACCGCAACGCCCTCGATTACCCACGGCCCGGGACGCATGAGCCAGTCGGTCGCTACCAGCTCGCTCGCGGCCGACCATTCGAGCCGGCCGACCAGGTCGTCGGTGTGCAGCACGTTCTCCATCAAGCTGGCCAGGGTCGTCTTGCCGACCCGCGGACCGCCGATGATGCAGACGCGATCGCCCTTCGTCACCGCTTGAACTCCCGCAACGTGCCTGACTGCACCGGCCCAACCGTCGTCACCGTGTAGCTGTCCAGCGATTCGACTTGAGCCCGCCGCAGCGCCTGCTCCATCGCCATGGTCTGCACTCGCTCGACCAGCCAAGCCACCGCCTTGTCGCGGTCCATCGGTACCCACGGCCGATCGTGCACGATCGCGTGCAGCTCACTCGGCGCGAGCCCGCCACGCTCGGCCAACCGCTCCAAGGTCTGCGAATGATTCGCCAGCGCCTGCGCGCGGTGGGGCTCGACGAACGACCAGGGCACGGACTCCGGGCAGCCCCCAAGCACGCGGCCCCTGTTGTCGCGCGGAGCGATGATCGGAAACTGGCGCTCGCTGATCGTCAACGCTGGCCTCGCATGTTGAGCTGCAGGTGCTCGATGCCGACCGGAGCGGCCCGAGGCGCCAGCTCGACGCCGCGGCACACGGCCGACTTAAGCTCGCGGATGTTGCCCATCCACGGGTAGGCCAGCATCGTTGCGATCGCGGCTTCGGTGAACGCAGGCTCGGCCGCTTCGTAGCCGCGCTCGCTGGTGTAGCTCTCGTAGATGCCCTGCGCGATCGTGATGACGTCGGCCTCTCGATCGCGCAGCGGTGGGATCTCGATCTCGACCTCGGCCAGCCGGTAGTACAGATCCGGCCGCAGCCAGTCCATGGAGCGCGACGTTGCCGAGACGATGCGGGCTTCGTGCTCGGTCGCCAGGATGCGGAGCAGCGCGGATTGAACGTCCCGCGGGCAGTCGCCGACTTCATCCAAGAACAGCGTGCCGCCGGCCGCCGCGGTCAGAGCCTCGCGCAGTCGCTTCGCAGCCTCGCGCGGTTCGTAGTCGAGCTCGGCGCAGTTGAGCGCGACGAATGGCCCGGAGACGTGGAGCCCCCGAGCGATGCCCTCTTTGCCGGTGCCGGTCTCGCCCAGCAGCAGCACCGAGAGCGTGGTGTCGCGGATGCGCTCGAGCACCGCGAAGATCTCCCGCATCGCATCGCTCGCGCCCCACACGTCGCCAAACTTGGTGGACTCGGACAGGCCGATATCGTCGAGCCGCTGATCCACGGCTTGCTCGATCTGCTCGGGCGACTTGCCCATGAGCGCCTGAGTCACCTGCGAGAGATAGAACTTCCACCGACCACCAACCTGGTGCCCGCGGACGATGCCTTGCTTGGCGTACTTGATCAGCGTGCTCCCGGTGATCCCGAACGCCTTGGCCGCCTGCGCGGCGCTGATCAGATCCTCGCCTTCGGGGTTGTCGAGCCCGGACGCCTGCGCCTTCTCGCGGGCTTGCTGCTCGCGCGTGGCCTTGGCTTCGAGGAACGCGTCGATATCCGGGTAGTCCTCGCGCAGCGTGGGGTCGCCGAGGATCACCTCGAGCGGTACGCCGGTCTTCGTCGCATCGGAAGCGCGCGCGTCCGCGTTGGCCCTGCGCTGCTCGGCCCGCTCTTTTCCGGTCGCCTGCTGGATCGCGTCCTGAACCACGATGAATTGCGAGGGCACGACGAGCAGCTCGCCCGCCAGCTTGGCCTTGTAGCGCTGAGCCGCGAGCGCGATCTCGGACGCGCGGGTGATCGCGGGCACGATCATCTGCTCCGCCCAGCCGCTGACAAGATCGTAGTAGGCGTCGATTGGCGCGGAGTTGAGCCCGAGGTTGCCCTCGGCCTCCATGAGCAGCAGCTCTTTCGGAACGCCTGAGCTCGCCGCTGCACGCAGGGCCTTGCGCTCGACGAGTTTGTCGAGCCCGGTGATCTGGCGGGAAGCTTCGCCGAGCGCGTCCGCCTTGTCGGTCACGAGCAGACCGTGCGAGCTCAGGCCTTCCAGGGCTTGCTCGATCCGAGCCGCGACGGCTGCTGCCTCGACGCTGTCTGGGTTCGCCGCTGCTTTCGCCCAGCCTTCGAGCTGCAGGTGCAAGATCGACAACGTGCGGACGATCGCCGACACGTCGCACTCGATCTTCGTCCACTCGTTGAAGGACTGGTAGATGCTCTCGAGCCAGCTCGGCGGCCATCCGCTGATCGACGGGATCACGATGCCGTCGGGCGTGTCGGTGACGACCATGATCGTGAGTCGCGAGCGATGGATGAGCCGGCGAGCTCCCACGCGGACGGTCTCGAACCACTCGGCGGTCTTCCAGTCGTAGCCGTGTTGCGGCCGCAGGCTGTAGGAGGTGTGGATGCGGACGCCCTTGTACGCGCGGACGTTGACGAGCTCGAGCGGCTCGCCGTCGCGATCGCAATCGTCGACCACGTGCTCGATGATTCCCGCGCCGAAAACGAACGCCCACGTCGCAGCCATGCGGCACGCGATCTTGTACTTGAGGTCGTCGAGCTTGCTGATCGTGGGGGCCCAGTCGAAGTCGCGCACGTCGGTGTGCGTGTACTTGTGGGCTGGCTTCGTCATCAGGCTGGCGAAGCGGCCGATCATCTGCCGCGCGACGCCGTTGCTGAGATACCAAGCATAGGCCGCTTCGCCGAACAGCCAGCCGGGCATGCCGGGCGTGAACTCGCCGCGCAGGATCGCAGCAATGTCGCCGATCTTCTGCGTGGTCTTGGTGCCGTCGGTGCGTGCGGTGGCCTTGGCCGCGGGCTTGCTGTCGCCGCGCTTGCTGACCTTCGCTGCTGGCCGCTTCGCGCTCACCCTCGCTCCCCTTGCCCCCGACTTCGCTACCGACTTCACACCCGATTTCGCACCGCTCGCTCGGCTCTTGGCTGCTTTGGTCATTTCATCGCCTCGTCGGGAACAGTGACCTTTTCACGCGTCGAACAGACGAAAGCTGCACGACCTGACCGTCAGTATCAATGCTGTGCTCGAAGTGGGCAAGCGCGTAGGCACCGTCGGCGTGCCGCTGCTGGCCGCGATCGGTCCTGCGTTGCGGTGCGTCGATGCCCTTGCCATTGCCCTTGCGCTTGAGCGAGGTCAGGTCGTCGGCGAGCTCTTTGCTGTGCCGCGGAAGCGCGAGGGTCCCGTGCTCGAGCCGAGTGCGGAGCCGAGTAAATGCGGTGTCGGGTAGCCGCATGGTCACCGCCATCTTCCCGCGGGTCATGTCCTTCGCCCGCTCGGCACACTGCGAGCCGTTGCCGTTGCCGTCGCCCGAGCCGCTGCGCAGGCGAGTCAGGATCGGCCAACAGTAGTCGGCGATCTGGGACTGGATCGTGAACGGGACGCGATCGCACTCGATCACCAGCCGGACCGCGCGACGGTTGGCCGAGTCGTTCGTGCCGATGACCTTGTAGCTGATATCGCCCGAGCGGCCGTAGTCGTCGCCGACGTGAATGTCGTGGCCGAGCGCGTTGATGCGCTTGAGGGTCGATGCGAGGTGCGCGTCGAGCCAGCCACGCACCATCCGCTCGCGCTCTTCGGGCGAAGCGGTCTCCTGCACGCTCTCGGTGGGCAGCGGCCAAGGCTTGTCCGAGCTCTCGACCAGGTCGCCGTTGATCCACATGCGGGGTTCATCGCCGCCGCAGATCTCGACGATCGGGCATTCGGCGGGCGACAGCGTCTGCGCAGCGACGACGAGCTGGCGGCCGATCAGCTGATTGCTCGCGCCCGCGACGATACCCAGGCACTCCTCGTCGAAGCCATCGCCGTACTCGTTTCGCAGTTCCTCTACCCACGCGTCCTCGAGCTCCTGCGTCCACCGGACCTGTGGGCGCGCAAGCCTGCACATGCGGCGATAGACGCCCTGCCGAAGCGCGTCATGCAGGAACACGCTATGCAGCGACGCCATCCGCTTGCCGTCCGCAATGCTCGCCTTGACGCGCTGGACGTACTTGTAGAAGGCGCTATCCGATCCGTAGTGCGTCGAAATGATCGCACGCTGCCCACCCCAGAACTTGAGAGCGCCCGTGGCCTTGATCCACGCGTCGAGGTCGTTTTGCGCCGCTTCGTCGAGGATCGCTAGGCACCGCTTCTTGCCTCGCATACGGGCAGGTCGGCTTGGCAGCGCGTAGATAGCGAACCCGCTCGGGAACCGAATGCGGAAGGTCTGGATGGCTACGGGATCGTCGTCGTCGATCCAATCGAATTCTTCGACTTCCGGGCAGCGCTCGAGGATCGGCGAGAACTTCTCGATGATCCACCGCATGCACTCGTTGATGAAGTCGCGAGCATCATCCTGCCCCGTCGACATGTAGTAGACGTCGAGCCCGCCCTGGTTCCTCGGCAGCGATGCGACGATCACCGCTCCGCAGGCGGTGCCCCACGTGAATCCGATCTGGCGGCTCTTTTCAGCGACGACGGTGAAGTTTTTCTTCTTGGCGACTAGCCAGCCGTAGCAGCCGTAGCGATCGCATTTGCCATCCGCCACCAACCGCTTTTCGAGATTAGCGATCTGATCTTCGGTCTTCGCGAGCCACCGGGTATCGTGCCCCTCGAGCTGAGCAGCGAGCTCTCGCTGCTCAGCGATAGCCAGCTCACGCTCCTCTTTGCTCAGTCCCATCGGCCCCGGAGGCGCGACGCTGGCTGACCTGCAGACCGGGCAGACGCTGTTGACGATCAGCTCATCGACCCACTCGCGCTGATACTGCAGCAGCACGAACTCGTCGTCGTCGCTGCGTTCGGTCCCGTCCACGTGGACAAGGTAGCAGCCGAGATCGCCCGCTGTCGAACGTGTTAGTCTGCGCGCATGCAGGTCATCCTCACTCCTACGGCTGTCGCCAACATGTTCGGGCCCGGGCTCCACGGGTTCAAAGGCACGACGGACACTCCACCCACGCAGCTCAGCCCTGAGTGGTGCAACTCGGTTCAGATGGAGCTCGTCAACATCGTGCTGAGCCAGGGCGGGACGTTGGACGGGCTGGTATTCGACCAGGTCGCCACGGCGCTGAATAGCTGGCAGTGGTCGGGAACGCCGACGCTTCTCGACGGCGCGCAGTTGTTTGTGAGCGACAACGCGACGGTGGAGTTTGAGTCCGGGAGCTCGCTGATCATGGCGAACGGGTCCGAGGCGGACTTCAACGGGACCACGGAATTCAACGGTCCGGTGTCGACGTCGGCGACGGTCACGTTCACCTTCAACGGAGCAGCGGTGTTCAAGAATACCGCGACATTCGATAACACGGCCACGTTCAATAAACCTGCGGCGTTCAACGACACAGCGGAGCACAAGGCCGACGTTTCGATCACCACCGGAGCGAAATTGACAACCGGAGTAGTCAAGCTCTCGCCGGCCGTTGCCCCGGCGAGCGAGCGTGAACTCGTAGCCGATAGCAACGGAAATCTGGTCTATCGGCCGACGGACGACCCTGCGCTGAACTATGTGCACCACAGCACAAACGGGTGGACCTACGCGACAGGAGAGCAAGAGGCCGAGACCGCGCTTCAAGCTACCAATCTTGCGCTGGTCACTAGTGTTCGCTGTTTGCCGCAGTCTAGCGAGGTGCTCGTCATCGCGGAGGGATGGGGGCAGGTCAACACCGGCGGCGGAGACAACGTGGTCTTACAGCTACAATACGACGACGGATCCGGAACATATAGCGACCAGGGGAACCCCGTCACGGTATTTTGGAACGACAACTCTGACGCAGCGAAGTGGTCGTTCTTTCGCATCGCCAGGCGACTGACTCCAGGCGTGTCCGTGGGCCGACTCTATCGATTGAAGTGTGATCCAAACGCCGCTGCTACGTGCAAGATTCGTGAATCCACCATCCGCGTAGTCAACCCGCAGAGGTAAACAAAAAGCGACCAAGCTTCGCCTGGTCGCTTTCGTCTGGTCGTTATCCGGGGCTAGAACGGGGGTGCGTAGCTAAGCTGGACAGCTACGCCTTCAATGACCCCGAAGCACATGCCGGAGCCCGACCGGTTGTAGTCCCACAGCCCCTCGAACCAGCACGATTGCGCTGGCGACGTGAGGACCAACTCGGACTCGGGGCGGCCGATCAGCTTGACCGTGCCGAGGAACACTGCGCACATGTGGCCGTCGGTCCCTGCAATCCGCCAGCACTGATCGCCAGCGATCTTGGTGCGCGTCGACACCAGCACGCCAGCTGCCACTGCATCATCGATCTGGACATTCGTGATGGCTGCCGCCCAAGCATCCCAGCCGCCAGGCTGAATCGCCCAGCATTGGCCATATTGGTCGCAGTCGACGAGCATGCTGTCGTAATCGCCACGAAAGTCCTCATCGTCGGCGTCACAAGCGGGCATGGAGAGACAAAGGAGGATGGTTGTTAGAATTGCGTTACGCATGGTGGTCACTGAATCCCGTCATCGAGGAATGGCGGACTCCTTTCAGCAATCGTAGGGGTTGCCCGCGGGGTGAAGGGTCGGGATGGCGCACGACGGCGAGCCGTAGAACGCGTCGTCTCCATTCGCCGCGCGGCCCCACCAAGGCGTGCCACCGTCGACGACGTAGATGCCATCGTAGTTGTGGTAGGTGCTCGCCAGCCCTCCGCGGCACGCCGTCTCCGGCCAGTACGGATCGACCGGCACGTTGTACTTCGCGCCCGCGCAGTACGGCTCGACCTTCGTGTACCAGCCGTCGCTCCCGCCGAAGCACACCACGTGCGTCGCCGAATCGTGGAAGCACATCGCGTCGGTGAAGGTCTCCGGCGAGCGCCCGTAGTCGCAGCTCCAATACCAGCCGTCGTCGGTCTCGACGTATTCGCCGCTCTCGACCTTGGCGGCCAGCGAGCACGCGCTCACGACGGGGATCCGAAAGTCGGTCCCCTCGTCCGTCCGCGCGTAGCAGCGATCGGTCCCGCCGTTGGTCATGCAGCCCACGCTCGACCAGCTGATCGGCGAGATACTGCGCAATTCGGTGTTGGTGGTGTCGAGCTCGGGATCGCAGCCGGCGATCACGAGCAAGGCGGCAAGAGCCGCGGTGATGGTCAGTCGTTGTCCGGTCATGCGCCTCCGGACACCGCGTGCCCCGACGACATTCCCCACCCGCAGGCCGGGGTGCTGGTCACGCGTAACCCAACGCGCTAAAGTGCGCTCATCTACCAAATCGATGTTTTGAGCCTTCATTCGTCGTTCCCTGGTGGTCTTGAGCCGGTCTGCGCCAACAGGCCGGCTCGTTTGTGCGCACGATAACACCCCGGTGTGTCAGATCGCCACGCTCCGACCGCCGCGTGCGCAGTTGTCTCAACTTGCCCGCGCGGTGGTCTTTAGGTCATTCGTTCGGCGTTCCGATCGGTCGATAGGCGGCCGATCGGAACGTCGACGCGACGCACGAAAACTCACGCTAGTGGGCGCTCGCGCTTGGCTCGATGCTGCCGAGCGCTCGGCTCGGCTCGGCACCACCGCCGGGTCGGCGACCCATTCACGGCGCGCCGGCCGTTGCCGCGTTCACGGTCACGGCCAGATCACCCAGGCGTACAGCCCGAGCGCAAACATGACGTAGACGAGCATGTTGTCCGCGACCGCGGCCACTTCGGGACCCAGCGACCGCCTTGTCCACCATGTGTATCCGGCGGCGAGCGGGAGCGATGCCGCGAGCGCCATGCCCAGCCATTGCTGATCGAGAGCGTTGAAGTAGGCGTTCGCACCAGCCTCGACGACCAACAGCAAGGCGGCGACGATCGCCCAGCCACGTGACCACGACCAATCTACAGGCCGAGTGGGCATGAGTACTCCTCGAATTCCTTGACGACCTTGGGCACACACGCGCACGCCATCTTGACCCCACCCCACACGCAGCCGAACGGGCTGACGAGGGCACACGCCACGCCGCCCTTCACCGCATAAAAGGCGCACTTCTTCCACGTGTGATTCGGTTTGGCACCTTTATCCTTGCCCTTCTTTTCCCATGGTGCGGCCGGGTCATCGAGGTAATCGAGCAGCGCTTCGTAGCGATCAGCGAGCACGGCGTCGTCGAGATCACCCTCGCGGGTGACTTCATCGGTGATCGGGTCGACGCTGACCAGCGAGTAGCCGTCCGCGTAGTCGGTCGCGAGCCACGTCACCCCGCGAGCGTCGACCCAGATCGAGAGCGAGGCGATGGCCTCGCCGGCTTCATCGAAGGCGACCACGACCGCATCGTCGTCGCTGACCGTGACGTCCACGTGGTCGAGCTGGTCGGCGAAGTCCGGCGCATCGATCTCGTGCGGCGAGCTTGGCGGTGGGCTGAGTAGGAGAGCGAGAAGGATCGATTGGTTGATCATCACGACAAGCCTGCGCAGGCCAGCGGGCCAGTCACGCGCTCGCCGTCGCGCCCGCTGAGACTGTTCGCTGTTCTCGCTCGGCCCGCCGCTCAGCAAGCGGCCGCGCCCAGCCAAGGCGGCGCAGCTCCGGGCAGCGGGATCTCGTCGAGCCACGCGGGCGGCTGGATGCTGCGGACCGAGCCGAGCCGCGCGGCGGGCAGAGGCTCCCAATGGTGGGAGCCGCCTTTTTCGTGCTCGCGCGCTCGAGACTGATCCCGATCGGCGCGCGGGTCGGCGAGACTGAACAGCAATCTGGCACCCTGGCTGCGCTTGCCCGCACGGCCACGGTCCCCGGATGCACACACGCATAACCTCACTCCTGACCGCCCTGGCGCTGACCTTCGCCTGCACCGACGCCGGGCCAGCCCAGCACCACCCGAACGACGCGAGCGAGACCAGCACGGCCGAGCCCGGCAAGCCCGAGCCCGACACGCAGCAGCTGCTCGACCCTCACCAGCTCGAGCCCGCGCCCTGGCCCAACGAGCTGCACTCCGTCGTCATGCAACTGGACGACGACGGGATCGTGGTGCTCGACGCTCTCGATCACGACGGACTGCTCGTCGCTCGCGTGGAGCTCGACCCCGTCGACGGCTCACCAACCGTGGTCGCGGTCAATGCCACCTTCGCCGACGCGCGGAGTTGGGCGCTCGTCGATCTCGAAAACGTCGCGGTGGTCAGCACGAGCACCGACCCCAGCGAGGAAGCCACGCAGCTGGAGATCGCCAGCCGGATCGAGCTGATCATCGCCACGCTCGGAGAGCAGGACGTCAGCCCGCCCAACCGTCCGCAGCCCGGGCCGTGGTTCGACTGCGCGCTGCGGGTGCTCGTCGCCGTGTTCTCGTGCTTGCCAACAAATCCGGGCTGGGGGGTCACCTGCCCCAAGGCGGTCGTCGACACCGTCTGCACCTGCCACGCTGCGGCGCAGGCCAAGAAAAAGAAAAAGAAGCCGGCCCCCGCGGTCTGCGGCTGACGCCAGCCTCGCCGGGTCGGACCTTCTCGAGCGTCGATCGTCCGGCCCGGCTGCGCGGCTTGCTTCCGCCGCGATCGCTGGCGTCCGCGCGCTACCGGGCCAGACCGAGACCATGGGTACGCTCGACATGAAGACGCTGCTTGGCCTGCACACCCTGACCCTGCTCGCGGTCGTGGTGACGTGCTCGACCGCCGACTACCTCGCGCTCGGGCTGCTCGGCTTCGCTGGCGGCTTGCGGTTGGCCTGGCGGATGACCTGACCTCGACGGACCGACGGCCGGGGTCACGATCCCGCCATGGTCCGATCAGCAGCCGAGACCGCCGCGTGGAGCGTCCTGATCACGGTCGCGCTCGGCAGCGTCGTGATCATGCTGTGGTCGCTGCTCGCTGGGTGACGATCTCACCAGCCGCCGCGAAGCTCCGACGGCGCTCGCGCTCGCGGGCCACGGCTTCGAGCTCCGCGTCCTCTTCTGGGCTGGTCAGGCCGAATCGCTGTCGAATGTCCAGCAGCCCGAGCTCGGCCGGGTCCGCGAGTAGTTCGTAGGGGTCGCGCATGCTGGACCAGTCGGAGCTCGAGGCCGATCGATTGGTCCGGCACGCTGGCGCTTGCTCACGCGCCAAGCTGGTCCGCGAGCAGCTGCGCCATCGCGATCGCCTCAGCCTCGAGCGCGCCGTCGTCGAGCCCGAGCCCCGCCGCCGTGAGCAGCAGCGAGACCGCTCGCTTCGCCTGCGCCGTCGAGAGACGGATCGGCTTATCAGCGAGCTCGGTCAGCCGCCACCGCGTGGGCCAGCTGGTGTCGCCTATCACGTCGCCGCTTGACCGCAGCCGGTCGAGCGCGACGTAGACACGCCGAATGTCGCGGCGCTTGTCATCGGGGGACCCCAGGGCAGCCGCGATCTCGTGCGCGGAGCTGCTCGGGTGCGTCTCCAGATGCTCGCGCACCATCGCGTCGAGCTGCTCGCGGGTGATCATTCGGGGTGCCAGGAGTAGGTCGTCGAGCCGTCGGGAAGTTCGACCGAGAGCAGCGCGCTAAGCTGGGTCTGAATCCCGATCAGCTTCTCGACCCACCACACGACCATCGCTTCGACCGAGTCCATGATTGGGCAGTTGACGGCGAGCGACCGCATGCTGTCGCGCAGCTGCTCGGCTTCATGGTATTAGCTCCCATCAAAACCACTCCTGATCGTCGGGCTGCTCGAAGCCCGGGACGTCGAGGCCGAGATCATCCGAGAGAGCGCGCATCAGCTCGAGCGTCGCCCGCTCGCCTTTCCGGAGGCTCTACTCGCCGGCACGCTCCACGGGATGGACCGCTACTTGTTCCAGCTCCACGCCGCGGGGACCGTGATCGAGGTCGACCTGCCCGAAGGCGAGCACCTGCGCGAGTACGAACCCGAGGAATACTGACGGCGCTTGGCCGTTTGCCCGGCATGAAGCGCTGAGCTCGAACACAGCGGCACGCCGCACGCGAAGCGACCCGCGGGAAACGGGCGCCACCAGCCGGGAGGTCTTTCGGGTGAGAAGAGACTGAGCCGGAGCCCCGAACGCAGCGAAAGCCGAGCGACGGGGCTTCGGCATTGTGAACGATCAGCCGACTTGGAGCTTTGTGATCCGCCGCGAGAACGGTGAAGCCATCACCACTCGACAGGGCCTGTTGTGCTGGCACGCGAGCGGGCAGACGCGAGCAGAGGCGAAGGCGAAGGCGAAGAAATCCGCAGCCCAGGCGGCCGGCGTCAACGTCGATGCAGTGACGGTGTCGGGCTGGCTGGCCGAGAACTACGCGGCGATGGAGGTCGACAACGCCAGCGAGTAGTCGACCGCTGCTCCGAAGCTCCGCCCCGGACCGCGTCGCGCAAGCGATGGGCGGCGGGGCTTCGGCCGTATGGATAGCAAGGTTCTCGCCAACCTCTCGACCGCGCTCGTCTACATGATCGCCAAGATCGATCTCGGCGAGCGCATCACGATCGAACGACTCGAGCGATCGGTGACCTGGGACTCCAGCGCCCACGCGTTCCCTCGCCGCGTCCGAAGCATGGTCCAGTCGCCCGACGATCGCGAAGGCTTCGCGCGTCGGGTGCTACCGTTGACGGGGCCGGTCGCCGAGCTCGCCGGCGGTGTGCTGTGGCTGCGACCGAGCGAGGACTTGGTCGTCGTGCGCGATTCCGAGGTCAAGCTCGAGCTGCAGTGGAACACGCCCGGCGGCGGGGTGATCAGCTGGACCCGCCGCGTCCCGTTTCTCGACGTCAGCCCGACGTCGCTCTACCTCGCGCTCGACCAGCTCGGCACGGAGCTGTCGGCCGCTCGCGATCACAACGTGGTGATGGTGTGATGGGAATGGGCGTCGCGCTCGCCGGGTCTGCACACTCGTGAAGCTGCTCGAACTAGGCGAGGCGATGCTGGTCGACTGGACCGCGGAGCAATACTTCGCGGACACCGACGCGCTCACCCGCTCGTCGCTCAGCTTGTGCGCTGCGAAGCCACGCACGTTCTGGCGACGGTGGGAGCAAGGGCTTCGCATCGACGTGCCCGACGACAGCAGCGACGCGAAGGACCGAGGCGTCTACGTGCACCTGGCCGTGCTCGAACTGCCCGAGTGGGTCCGACGCGTGGGCATCCCCGAAGTCCCGCGACCGAAGGGCGCGAGCGGGAACGCAAGCAAGTCGACGCCCGAGGGAAGGCACGCGCGCAAGCTCTACGAACAATGGCGAGAAGCGTGTGAGCAGCGAGAGCAGCTCATGGCCAAGATCCACGACCGGATCGACGTGAGCCTGGCAGACTTTCATCGCATCCGGCAGATGGTCGCCAGCGCCTGGTCGCATCCCGAGGCCGCCGCGCTGCTCAGCGCTCCCGGCCGCAACGAGCAGACCGTGCTGTGGCGCGAGCCGACCAGCGGGCTGCTCGTGAAGTGCCGGCTCGATCGCCTGGTCGAGCTCGACTGCGAGCACGTCTACGGGACCGACCTCGAACCGGGGCTGGTGGTCACCGACCTCAAGACGGCCGGCGACCCCGAACCGCAAGGCTTCATGCGCAGCGTCTTCCGCTACGGCTACCACGTGCAGGACGCGATGTACTCCGACGCAATCGCGGCGCTGACCGGTCGCGACGTGGGGTTCTACTTCGTCGTGATCGGCAGCGAGGGCGACGACGCGGGATATCACGAAACATGGGTCTACAAGCTGCCAGAACATGAAATCGAACAAGGTCGCGCAGAGTACCGCAAACGACTCGCCGAGATCGTGGACCGGCGAATCACTGACGACTGGAAGAAACCCGGGGAGGGTCGGGGCGTGGTCACGCTGCCGACCTCCCGTTGGAGCAATCGACGATGAGCAATTACGACGAAAACACCGAATACGACGACCAAGTCCCGAGCGACGGCAGCGAGCCTCCCGAGCCCGATCATCACGACGACCACGCGCTCGCGGCCGAGATCGAGGCGACGCTGCGCGTCGGGCCCTATCGGTGGAGTCACCGAGCGACGCCGAAGCTCGACCGCGCGCTCTCGGCTGCCCAGGGCGAGATGCGGAACGCCGAGCTCAACAAGAACAATCCCCACCTCAAGAGCAAGTACGCCGACCTGGCCGCGGTCGTCGTGGCGATCCGCGAGCCGCTGTCGAAGCACGGTGTCGCGCGCTACCAGACCCCGTGGACCAACCCGAGCGACAAAAAGCTCTACATCACCACGCGGTTGGCCTGCGATGGCGAGTGGGTCGAGGCCGACTTCTGCGTGCCCTTCGAGGCGCTCAAGGGCCTGCGCGCGATCCAGTCGGTCGGCAACGCGATCACCTACGTCAAGCGCTACGCGTTGACGAGCATGGCCGGCATCGCGGCGGGCGAGGACGACGACGGCGAGAGCGGTCCCGAGCCCGAGCGCTCGAGCACGAAGCGAGAACCCGCGATCTCGCGATGGGCCCCGGGCGTGAAGGCGTTCGAGGGCTACAACGTGAAGCCGGCTCAGATGCTCGCGTACGTCGGCAAGGAGTCAGCCGAGCAGCTCGACCACGACGATCACGACGCTCTGGAGTCGCTCTACAAGGGTCTCGCTCGCGGTGAGAAGTGGGCCAAGGCCGAGCTCGCCAAGCTGACCTGACCAACCCAGCCGCCCGGCCGCATGGACTGTGGCCGGGCGCCCCATCGGGAATGTCGAGAATGCCCTCCATCGAAAACCACCGCGAAACCGCTAACAGCAGATGATTCGCGTAGATCGTGCTCGATAGTGCGCCGGACTTTTCTACAATCTGATCGCCTATTGTAGAGCGTAAACCGCACGGTTGCGAGCGTGGTCTTCGCGAGAGTAGAAAAGACAGAGGCCCACGGGGACAAGCCGTGAGCCTCAACATCAAACCGCGGAGTAGGGGACACGCAGTCGATGCGCGATAGCGAAGATAGCCGAACGGCCACGGTCACGGCAAGCCACAATTGGCCATATGCGGCCGACGTCAGTCCAATGGGACACACGCCAGATTGTGTCATCACGGGGGCATCGTGAGCGATGACAAGGGCACGTATGCCCCCGGAGCGCCGCCGCAGATCTGGGCACTTCCAGGATTGTCCGACGGCGAGAAGCTGACGCTCATGTGGTGGTGGGGCCGAGCTCCACACGAAGCCCAAAGGCACCTGCGTCGATGCACGGTGAAGGCCCCGGCCTACGAGCGGGCCGACGGGTCTCGCATGGGCCCGAGCGAGAGCCTGGTCGAAGACCTTCGTCAGCACGTCCACCCGGACAAGGCCGACCGTACGATCCGCGACTACATCAAAGGCTGCGTGGACCGCGGGCTCGCATCCGTCGAAGGTCGCTATGTCGAGCTGACCCCGCCGAGCGAGGCAATCGAGGATTCGGCGGAAATGGAGAAACGTCGCAAGAAGTTGCGAAAATCTGCCAAGCAGAAAACCCGCGAGGACTGGCGAGAATCTGCAACAGACTTGCAGGAATCTGCCAGGATTTGGCGAAAATCTGCCGGCGAAAATCTGCCAGGCGATGGCGAGAATCTGCAAAAAGTTGGCGAGAATCTGCAAAAAGTTGGCGAAAATCTGCCAACCCAATTAATTCCCCCAGTTCCCCCCGGTCCCCCAGTACCCCCAAGCGAGGGCTCGGCCCTCCCCCTCCCCGGGTTGGGGTTCGAGGATCAGCCCCAAGACCCAACCGACGATGAGCTAATCGCGCAGTTCTGGCGGGAGTACAACGCAGAGCGCGCGGATGCGTGGGCCCGTTGGCGGCCAAGTCACCGCGTAGAATTCCTCGGACTCACGGACAAGCGCCGCAAGAAACTCCTCGCGCTCTGCCGCTCCAACGCCCCCAAGGGCGCGACCACGGCGGAGCTTCTCGCCGTCGCGCGCAAGGTCGTGCGGATAGCCCGTCGAGAGCTTGATCGCGACAGGGGCAGGGTGATGGACAGCGGTTGGGATTCGATGCGCAGGCTCGCGGATTACTGGTTCCGCAAAGAGCATTTCGACCGCATGGCCAACGAGCCAGAACTCGCCGTTGTTCGATCGACGTCCGACTATGCGCCCCGGTATGACGACGATCTCGACGACGACCCGATCGCGTTGCAGGGTCTGCTCGACGACGGAGGTCACCCGTGATCGGCCGCCAGCTTCCCCACGATGCCGCGGCGGAGCTGTCGGTGCTCGGCTCATGCCTGCGCTGGGGACCCGAAGCCATCGCCGACGTGCGGTCGGTGATCGGCGACCACGGCATGTGCATCGAAGCTCACCAGGCGTGCTGGGACGCGTTGCAGATGCTGGTCGAGAAGGGCCGGTCGATCGACCGCATCACGCTCGAGTCGGAGCTCCGCAGCCGCGGCACGCTCGGCACCGTCGGAGGTCCCCAGGCTATCGCTCGGGTCGCCGAGACCTGCGCTCGCAACAAGCAAGAGCTGCTCGTGCACGCGGTCCTGATCGCCGAGCACGCCCAAGCTCGAGCGGCGATCGAGCTTGCCCGCGCGTTCGCACAGCAGCTGCTCACCAACCCGCTGACCGGCGATGAGCTGGCGGCCGAGCTCGCACGCACGGCCGAGCGCTTCACCGACGTTGCGCGCAACGGGGCCGGCGGCAAGCGGGGTCTCTCGATCAAGCAAGTCGGCGACGACTGGGAGCGCGAGTTTCAGCTTGAGCTCAGCGGCCGCACGCGGTCGATCAGCACCGGCTTTGCGAAGCTCGACAGCATGTGCAAGCGCCGTGGTCCGCGGCCCGGTTGGCTGCTGTTCGTGAGCGGTCGCCCGAAGATGGGCAAGACCAGCTTTGCGTTGCAGGTGCTGATCGAGGCGATGTTTGATCGCGTCGATGGCTTCCCGGTCCGCTGGAAGCTCAAGGATCGGCCGACGCCCGTGTTCATCGTCTGCGACGAAATGCGCAACGCGGAGCTGTACGAGCGGCTGCTCGCCAACCTGGCCGGGCTCGACGCGAGCGCGATCGGTGCACCGACGCAGCGCTGGTACGAACACAACCGCGAGCGCGTCGACGCGGCTCGCAAGCTGCTCGACTCGGCGCCGATCGAATGGTGCCCCGACGAGCACTCCGGCGATCTCCGCAAGGCGTTCGGGATCATCCGGCGCTGGCGATCCGAGCACCCGATCATCGACCGCGATCAGCAAGGCCGACCAGTCCGCGAGCCCGCGCTCGTGATGCTCGACTTCCTGCAGTCGTTCGTCGATTTTCCCGAGACCGCGAAGCAGAACATCAACGAGCGGACCGGCGCCAAGGTCAAGTTCGTCAAGGACGAGAGCAAGGCGCTCGGGCTGGTGTCGCTGCTGCTGTCGCAGCTCAATCGCGACTTGGAGAAGCGACCGATCGACGACGAGAGCGGACAAGGCCGACGACCGCAGGCGAGCGACAACGAGGGCAGCGGGAAGATCGAGCAGTACGGCGACGTGCTCATGGGTTGCTACCGGCCGGTGGTCTACGACCCGAAGCACCAGGAGTACCGCGACCAGATCAAGATCCTCCGCAAGCGCGCCGTCGATGGCTGCAAGAACACAGGGATCGGCGTCGCGCGAATGCTCAACGATCTCGACGAGCTGATCGCCATCCGCAACGACCAGGCGCAGCAGCGGCGCTTCGAGCTTCTACTGCACGACTGCCCGCTCGGGCGCACCGAAGTGCAGGAGCTGGCGAGCGCGACTACCAAGCTGAGCACCGCCGAGATCATCGTGCAGCTCAACCGGCACGGTCCGACGGGTACCGTCTACGCAGATTTCTTTGGCCAGTTTTACAGGTTCCTTCCACGCAACAAATCACAACAGGAAGCAGCATGAGCACCATCGAAGCATTGGTCGAGCCGTCCGAGGACGGCCACGGGTTCCTCGCTCTCGTCAAGCGCGGGGGCAAGGTCGTCTACAACAGCAGGAGCAAGTTCGGGAAGCCGGGCATCTTCGACGGCGAATCGCAGGCGCTGCAGCACGCGGAAGCGTGGGCAGAGTGCGAGCGGCAGATCGACGAGCGTACCGAAGCGGTCGCCACCGATCGCAAGATGCGACTCGCCGGCGAGCTGATCGTGCTCGAGAGTCAGGAGCACGAAGACCGCACTCTCGCGGGCAAGCTCAAGACCGCCGCGAAGACAGCGGAGGCGAACGCCGACGCCCGAAACGATCGCGGCAAGGCCCTGGCCCGCCACGCTCAGCGCCCGCGCTTGCGGATCGACTGGGATCGCAAGTCGCCCGAGAGCGTGAAACTGCAGATCGAGGAGTCGGCCTGGGATGCTCCGTTCGTCCCCGAGACGATCGACCTGGACGAAGATCAGCAGCTGAGCTTGCCGGGCACCAACTGGCAGATCAGCCACGTCGACGGCGTGGTCTCGCGGGCGATCGGACACGGCCGCGTGGAGCTGGTCGTCAGCGACGGCAAGATCACGATCAAGCTGGGCGCCCAAGAGCACACGATCGTGGGCACTCTGGCCGGCGTGCTCGAGCACACCGAAACGCGCGAGTCCACGGCCAAAACCGAGGACGGGCCCGCGAAGGGCAACGCCAAGCCGGTCCAGACCAAGAGCGGCAAGCTCGGCGACAAGTCGCTGCGCGAGCGACTGCCCCACCTCACCCGCGCCGAGACCCTGCTCGGGATCTACGTGCTGGAAAGCGAGCGCAAGAAGCCGCGCGAGCGCGTGCTCAAGGCGCTACAGGCCGAGGCCTCCACTCACGACGACCCGCGACTGCTCAGCGACATGGACTGCGTCGACGAGAATCGCACGCTCCAAATCAAGCCCGACCGAGCTGCGGCCGCGCTGGCGACTGCGGCCGGCGAAATCGCTGTGAACGTGCTCGAGCAGCTGGTCCCGGCGTGCGGCGATCCGGTCGTGATCGGCTGGCTGCTCGACGAGGAGCTCGAGCGCGGCGAGGCCTCGCGCGACGAGGTCGTTCCGGTGCTTCGCGAGCGGCTCGCTGAGCTGGCACCCAAGGTGCCCGCGGTCGACGGCGAGGTCGAAGACGACGGCCCGCAACAGCTCGCGCTCGAGCCCAACGAAGGCGGCAAGAGCCCCCCGGTGGTGCACTGATGAGCTGGCAGAGCGAGGCGTGGATCGTCGACGTCAGTCATCACCAGGGCCTGATCGACTTCGAGGCGCTGGCCAAGGCCGGCTGCGTCGGCGCGTTCATCAAAGCCAGCGAGGGTCGCACGCACGAAGACCCTCGCTTCCGCGAGAACTGGGATCGGTCGCGAGCGCTGCGCTTCCGAGCGGCCTACCACTTCGCGCGGATCGACACCGACACCGCGGACCCGAACGATGCACATGCTGAGGCGCAGCACTTCGCTCGGGTCGTGGGATCGATGCACGGCGAGGGCGTGATCATGCCGTGGCTCGACAGCGAGTATTTCGGCTCGCTCGGAGCGAACGTCCCCGACAACGTCAACCGCAACCTCGATTGGAGTGAGCAGTGGATCGAGACCTGCGAGGCCGAGCTCGGTCGCAGCCCCGGCATCTACACCGGCGCGGACGTCTGGTCGGCGCGCTGGGGTCGGTCCGATCGCTTCGCTCACCTGGCGCTGTGGCAGGCCGACCACGCGAGCGAAGCGGGCTTGCCCGAGCCGATGCATGTCGGGAGCTGGCGGCCGTTCGTGCACCAATTCACCGCGCGCGCGGTCGTGCCGGGCATCAAGACCAGGGTCGACGCGAACGTGGTGTGCTGCTCGGCTGCGAGCCCGGATCCGCGGACCCGTCGAGCGCAGCAGCTGACGGAGCTCGAAGGGCTCACCAAGCTCCGCCTGATCCCGCGGCTCGAGCCACCCAAGCCGGTGGTGGTCACCTTGGAGCTGCCGGTGGTCGACTTGGGGAAGCTGCCGTCGAATGAGCGCGACGAAGTCGTGGCCCGCGTGCAGGCGCTGCTTGTCGGCCACCGCTGGAACCCGATCGGGTTGATCGACGCGAAGACTCTGCGGCCCGACGGAAAGCCTGGCGCGAAGACCCGTGCGGCGTTGGTGGGGTTCAAGTTGGCCGCGGGGCTGGACGAATCGACGGTGGTCGACGGCGAGACCTGGCGTCGCCTCCACCTGCTCAGCGACGACGCGCTCACCCGAGCGCTCGAACAGCTGTAGAGACTGGAGCGTCCCGCCTCCAAACGATCGAAAACGAACGCGCCCGAGTTTTCTACAATCGCGGAATAGATTGTAGGAAACTCGGGTATCGCCGTCATGATGGCTGCTGCTGGCATGGCCCCCGTCGCTCAATCTCGCCGCCCCGTCGACTACAAGGCGCTGCTCGGGCTCAAGTTCGATCCGTCGGCCTACCAGGCGGCGATCTTCGACTGGATCCGAAACGGCCGAGGGAACGCGGTGGTCGACGCCTGCGCGGGCTCGGGCAAGACGACGACGAGCGTCCTCGCGTCGAAGCTCATGTCCGGGGAAGGGCTCTACTGCGCCTTCAACAAGCCGATCGCGGATGAGCTCGAGGAGCGTCTCGTCGGCACCAACATGAAGGCCGCGACGGTGCACCGCCACGGGCTCGCGTGCCTGCGCTTCTACGCCTACGCGCGCATCGGCTTGGGCGGGCGCGTGCAGGTGAAGGTCGACGACCAAGAGACGAAATACGCCGACATGTTCGCGAAGGCGAGCGAGGCGGTGATCGAGCGTGCGGCCGACTTCAAGCCCGACCCCGACGCCGACCCGACCGAGCAGGTGTCGTCGCTGTGCGGTGAGCCGGTGACCCGCGAGCAGCTCACGTTGATCAAGGACAAAGAGATCGGCTTTCCCGTCGTAGAGTGCGTCGACCTGACTCGACTCTGCCGGCTGTTCCTGGTCGACTTCGATGCGCCCACCTTCGAGCGCGAGCTCGCGGAGCTTGCCGATCGCTACGACGTCGAGGTCGATCCCGTGCTGTGGCCGCTGGTCGTGGTCGCGGTCTACAACGCGCTTTGCCTTGGCTGCGAAGTGCCCGAAGAGGGCGAGTGGTTGGTCGACTTCACCGACATGCTATGGCTGCCGAACGTGCTCGGGCTGCGGCCGAAGCAGTACGACTGGGTGATGGTCGACGAGTGCCAAGACATCAGCACCGCGGCGCGTCGGCTGCTCTTGTCGAGCGTCAAGCGAGGCGGTCGCATGATGTTCGTGGGGGACCCTGCCCAAGCAATCAACGGCTTCGCGGGGGCTGACGACGAGAGCTTCGCGGCGATCATCCGCGAGGCGCGGGCCAAGATCCTGCCGTTGTCGGTTTGCTACCGATGCCCGACTTCCCACCTCGATATCGCCCGGCAGTGGAAACCGGAGATCGAGGCTCGACCGGGTGCGCCCGTCGGGACCGTTCGGCGCATGGAGCGGTCCGAGTACGTGGACGCGGCCAAGCGCGGCGACCTGGTGATCTGCCGCCGGACCGCGCCGCTAGTCGAGCTGTGCTTCGAGCTGATCGCGGCGGGTACGTCGGCCAACGTCCGGGGGCGACCCGACATGAGCAAGGGTCTGCTCAAGATCGTCAAGCGTGCGACCAAGCTCGCGCCGCGGGGCGACGGGTGGCGCTCGACCTTCGAGTCTGGGCTCGCCGCGTTCAAGTTGGCCGAGACCGCGAAGATCAAGAAGCGCGCCCGCAACGAGCAGTCCGCACAAAACTCGATCGACGCTCTCGGCGATCGCATCGAGTGCGTGCGGATCGTGTGGCGCAGCTCCGGGGCCACCGATGCGCGCGCGTTGGCTTCCGCGATCGAGCGGATCTTCGCGGACAAGGACGCCGCGATCACGCTCTCGACGATCCACCGCGCGAAGGGTCTCGAAGCTGACCGCGTCGTGATCCTCGAATACGACCGGATCATGAGCTTCCGCGCGACGCAGCCGTGGCAGATCCGGCAAGAGGAGAACGCGGCTTACGTGGCCTATACCCGCGCCAAGTCGGAGCTGATCGAGATCCCTGCGCCGAAGCGGGGTGAGGCGTGATCCTTGGAACCTACAACCCCGAGAGCGCCGCGAGCCGTCGGGAGCTGGCCGAGCACATGATCGCGCAGCTCGAGAGCTGGGGCTTCGAGGAAGGGCCCCAGGCGGGCCGCGAGCGCGTGTTCGTGCGGTGCCTGGACTTCCGGCTGGAGTGCCGCGTGTACACGTCGATCAGCGGAAGCGCGACGCGGGTCAAGGACACCGACGCGATCCGGGTGTCGATCATCTACACCGGCACGCCCCCGCGCCCGCTCGGCAAGAGCCCCCGCGTGTACCGGAAAGGCGTGATCCCGGAGATCGTCGGCCGCATCAAAGAGCGCGTCGACGAGCTTGAGGCCAGCGTCGCCAAGCTCGAGCGCTGCCACTGCGGCGCACCCAAGTTCACCAGCGGCAAGGGTAATCTGGTCTGCGCAGCGCTGTGCTGGACGCGAGCCAAGCCCGAGCCCGAGCCCAAGCCCGAACCCCGCCAAGCTGCGCCGACCCGGCTCGGCCCGCTCACGCCTGCACGGCCGGCCGCGACCACGACGGCGCCCGAACCCCGCACCGGTCGACGCCGGGCCGACGCACCGCGCGGGAGGGCCTGGTGACCGTCGAGCAGCTGACGGAGCTGGTCTTCGCCGTCGCGCGCGGGCCAAGGGGCAAAGAGCTGGCCGAGCTGCTGTTGGCTCGCGCGGCCGAGTACGGTCCGCCCGAGGTCGACGTGGTGATCGATGCAGTCGCGGCCGAGCTCGGTCTCGAGCGCGAGACGATCACCGGCAGGAGCCAGCGGCCCGAAGCCGTCCAAGCGCGGCACCTGGCGATGTACTTGTCGAGCGTGCTGACGCGAGCGACGTACACAGAGATCGGTCGCAAGATGAACCGAACGCACTCCACGGCCATGTCGGCGATCGAGAAGGTCGCCGCCATGATCGCCAGCGATAAAGGCGACGAAGCGCGGCTGCTCGAAAGTCGGGTGCTGGCGCGGCTGGGGAATGAGCGTCGGCGGCGGGAGGTCGTCACAGCATGTCCGCTGGACAGCACGACTTGATCCTTTGCCTCGATCTCGCGTCGATCGTGGGCTGGGCACTGTGGACCGTCGACGGTCACCTGTACGCGTCCGGCTTTTGGGAGATCGACGACGGCGAGCACGAGGGCGACCGATGGGCCAGCTTCCGCACGCAGTTGTCGAAATTCGTCCGCAAGTACGTCGACCGGCTATGCGGCATCGCGTTCGAGCGCCCGATCCTCTACGGGCTCACGGGCCGCGACTGGAAGTCGGCGCGCGTGCTGTTCGGCCAGGCGGCGGTGCTCGAAATGGAGGCTGCGCGCTGGCAGCTGCCGACCGCGATGGTGCCCCCGAGCGAGATCAAAAAGCTCGTCACGGGCAACGGCAACGCGCCCAAGGCCGAGGTCACGAAGGCGATCGAGATCCAGACCGGGCCGCTGCTGCTCAAGCGCGGCGGCAAGACCAAGACCGAGCGGGCGCGAGCAGACAAGGCGCGCAGCGACGAAGCGGACGCGCGCGGCGTGGGCATGGTGGTGCTGGTGAAGTACAGCATGAGCGCGCTGAAAGAGCGCCGATTTGTGGAGGCCGGCTGTGTCGCTTGATTTGGAAGCCCGCGAGGCATCGTGGCTGCACTGCCGCCGCTTCGCCGATCGCCGCCGTCTCCTGCACCCGCAGACGCGCGCGCGCGCGCTGCTGGCCCACGCGGACACGCTGATCCGCCGCGCCCGGGATGGCTACGTGCCGGAGCTGCCCAGCGGCTTTGGCTCGGTCCGCGAGCGGTTGGGTGCTGAGCTGCTCGGCGAGACCGATGACCCGCTGCCTGAGCAGCTGACGATCGCCTGGCGCTCGCGGTTCCTCGCTGCGGTCGCGGAGGTCGAAGCGATCGGATGGGGCCGCGGGGCCTACGACTTCGACAACGGCGTGGCGTACCCGATCCGCCGCGTGGAGAGCTTGGCGGATCCGCGGCTGGTGGCGATCGCCAAGGCGGCCGTGCTCGCGGGCGTCAGCGAGGCTGAGCTCGACCGGGCTGCGTGGAAGATGGTCCGGCTCGAACGCGCCGCGCTGGTGATCGGCGAGAGCTACATGGAGCGGCTGCCCGCGAGCCCGCCACCGACAAGCCGGCCAAACTTCACCCGTCGACCGCACGCGCCGGCGAAGCCCAAGCCCAAGCGGGCGAGCTACGACGACTCCAAGCTGTGCGAGATCTTGGCGGGCATGCCGGACGACCCGCGCACGTCCGACCAGCTCGACATGTGCGCTGAGCTTCTCGGCGACACCTACGAAGGGCCGCGGCTGGTTGGCGAAGGCCCGGACTCCCCCGAGCCCAAGCCCGAGGCGTTGCTCGTCGCGTCGGCGCAGCGGTGCGACTACCTGGTGCGCACGCTCGAGCTCGCGGTGCTCGACAAGGCGCGGCGCCTGAGCACGGCGTTTCCGAAGTCGAACGGCTGCGAGCCGGAGTACCTGAACCGCGCGGCCGACATTGACGCGGAGACGGTGAGGCCGGTCCGCGAGGCACTCGCCGATGCGCGCGAGCAGATGATCACCGCGGCGATCCGGGCCCGATTCGTCAGCCGGTGGCCTGGTGATCGCGAACAACCTCGGCACACGCGCGCGCGCATGCTCGCCGATCAGCTGCTCGGCACCGTCACGCCCGAAGAGATCGAACACGCCCGCTCGCTGCTGGGCTACACCAGGATCCACGCACCCGTATGAGCCTCAAAGAGTACACCTCGGTCGTCATCCCCCGCGCGCTGGTCGAGCGCTCCGTCGCCGCGCTGCAGTCCATGGGCGTCTCCGCCGGACCGCTAGGCGACTTGCTGGTCGAGCTCAACAGGTCGCTCGACCGCGACCACCATCGCAAGTCGATCGCCCGGATCACGGCGATCGTGGGCGAGCTCGGCGACGGCGACCTGCTCGACGGAATCGCCATGGCGCTCGAGCGGCCGGTCGACCCGATCACGCACATTGAAGCGCTGCGGCTCGCGGTCCATCTGGCTAGCGGTGAACAGCTCGACCAGATCAGCGACACGCTGGGCGAGGGTCGGTTCGAGGGCGTGGATACGGAGACGCATCGACGCACGGTGCTGCGCCGGCTGGGCGACGGCTGAAAAATCGCCGGCCGCTGTCGCACTTCGACGACACGGTCGGAAGCACAGATTAGAGGGCCCGCGGGGCAGCCATCGAGCGCATGCTAGTGGTACCGCTGCAACCCGGTGCACCGGGCCCTCGCCATTTTCCCAAACGACGAGCGCCGGAGCGATGGTCCCGCCCCGGCGCTCGCTTGTGCTCGATCTCGTCAGGCCTTGTGACAGGTGGCCGCGCCGCTGCTGTCGACCGTGTAGTTCTCGCAGTAGCCGAAGTCGTGGCTGCCCGGGCACGAGCCCAACGCCTCGACGCAGACACCCGACACCGGAGAGCAGCACAACCAGCCTGATTTGCCCTGCGGGCATGGGGCCGCAGCTCCGCACGGCTCGCAGTATTGCGGCCGCTCGATATCGCAGATGTTCTGCGGATCGCCATCGGTCATGGTCGAAGTCGCGTAGCCACCACCGAAGCCGATGCTGAGGGCGAGGGCGGCGACGATTGCGAGTATTTTGTTATTGGTCATCATTTGCTCCGTAGTTCGGCTTCGGCCTCCGAGATTCGCAGGATCGGCGGCACGGTCGGTGCTTTGATACCACGATCCTCGAGCAGCAGGCCGGTGCTCTCCAAGAGGTACACGACGAGCGCCGATTGCCGTTCTTCGAGGATCTTCACCCTGCGCTCGTGATCGCTGAGCACCGTGTCGGCGGCTCCGACCTTGTTCTCGGTCTCGCTGAGCTTGGCCTTGAGCTCGATCTGCCGGTTCTCCGCTTCGACCACGCGCGCTTCGACGCTGGCGATCCGCTCGCGCTGGGCGGCGTCGACGGCCGTAAGCCGGTCGGCCAGGCGCACGCCGACCAGCGCGCCCGCGAGAATCGCGAAGACCAGCAGCACCGCGGTGCACGTCGTCAAGATCAGGATGCCGGCCGAATTGCGCGGCTGGGCTTGCGGCTTGGGCGGAGCGATCTCGATCCGGTCAGTCTTCTCCTCGCGCTCGGAGACATGAGCGATCAGTCTGTCGACCTGTCGCTCGAGCTCGTCGGCAAACATCTCCTTCGCCTCTGGATCGAATCCCGACCCAACGCGCCGCCGAATCGCGGCATCGGCCAGCTCGACCGCGGATCGGGACATGGACCGCGAATCTTCCCGGCCGCGCTTCCGGGGCCTCCGATCACGATCTGGCTCACCATCGCTACTATCCTCATCAGGGTCGGGCGTCGGTGGGTCAGGATCGGAGACAGTCCGCATCCGCGCTGTCTTCGACTCGGAGACATGGCGGGGAACACCAGCACGTTGGTCGATCGGGGTCGCCACGCCCACAGGGTAGTCGACGGGCGGGGCCGTGGTCACGCGAGAATCTTCGGGTGAAAGTCAAGCGCCGTTCCGGCTAACCTCCGCGGCTCATTACGACCGCGACTAGGCCACCACCAGCGGAGGATTGGCCGGGTCCAGCCCGCGTTTGCGCAGGTAGGTCTCGGCGAGCACCCGCATCGCGTTGGGGTCCGCCTTCACCTCGAGCAGCCGCTCGCCCTTGGGGTCGATCACCGCGTCGCTCTGCCAGCGCTTCACCCCGAGCGTGTCCATGATCACCGGGTCGGAACCTTCGTCGGTGATCGGCCAATACTCCATCACGGTCTCGGTCTGCATGTCGCGATGTAGCCGGCCCGTGAGCTGCTGCATCACCTGCGGCGACCAGTCGAGCTCGCCGTGCACGACTCGCCGGCAGACGTGCTGCAGGCCGTCGAGCCCCTGACCCGCGCGCAGGCTCATGATCAGCAGCTTGCTCTCGCCGCTGATCAGCGCGCGCGCGGACGCGTCCTTCGCCTTGCTGTCTTCCTTGCCGGTGTAGAAAACCGGGTTCCACCGCGCGAGCTTCTCCCGCCAAATATCGTAGACGGCGTGGTGCCAGCCCGACAGCACCACCGCCTCGCCCGTGCTCTCGATCAGCTCGTCGACCAGGCCCGCGACTGCGGGCGCCTTGCCGACGCCGGTCCACTGCCGCAGCCGATGGTCGAGATCGCCGCGCGCCGTGAAGCGGTCTTTCGGCTTCCCGTACAGGGCCGCCCACGCGATGGCCTCGAGCTCCGCGGCGACGTCGAAGTCCGAGCCACCGCGGTCCATCGGCACGTCGATGATCGTGCGGATCAGCGGCGGCAGCTCGCGCCCGACGTCCGCCCGCGACCGCCGGAGCATGAGCCCCTCGTCGCGCAGCCAAGCGCCGAAGGCGATAGGATCTGCGATCTTCGGCTTGTCGCCGCCGGCCGAGCACCACTCGCGGATGAACTCGTCGCGCTCGCCCAAGCTCCCCGGCGCGAGCACGCCGATCACGTTGTAGAACTCGCCGCCGTACCCGTAGATCGGCGTCGCCGATAGCCCCATGCACCGCAGCGCCCGCGAGCGAATCTCCAGCGCGGCCAGGTACTTGCCGGTCCCGGCGTGCCGCAGCTCCTGGCACTCGTCGAACACGATCGCCTGCGGGGCCAGGATCTCGGACCAGCCCGCGAGCTGGGTGTACGCCATCACCAGCACGTCGGCGCAGCCTCGAGCTTGGCGGTCCCGCTTGGTCTCACCCTTCGGTCCCGATCGGATCACGTGCACGCGCGCCCGCGGCAAGAACTCGGCGATCTTCCGCGGCCACTGCTCGAGCACGTTGTTGGGCACCACGACTACGGCGGGCAGGTTCCCCGCGCGCGCGAGCAGAGCGATCGCGGTCACCGTCTTGCCGAGCCCCAGCTCATCCGCCACCAGCAGCGCCCCCGTCGTGTCGCAGAGCTGCGCGGCCTGGTCCTGGTACTCGCGGGCGGGCTTGGCCATCGCCAGCGCAGGGCGGTCATAGGCGCCCGAGAGCGCGAGCTGGATCTGCGCCTGCTTGTCGCGATGAACATCCGCGAGCCGGCCGAGCTCGGCGGCGTGCTCGGGCTTCATCCGCATGGGGTAGCGCTCCAAGAACCACGCCAGCTCCGCGCTGAGTGCCGGCGTCGCGCTCAGCCGCAACCGCGACGCAGCGACGTCCAGCTGCTTGAACCAGCGCTTGAGCTTGATCGATACGTGCGGAGCCACGCTCGACATGACCCAAGATGACGACCGATCGCCACGCGCGAGCACGATCTCGCCGAAGGTCACAGCCGGGGCAGGTAGACCACGTGCAGAGGCTTGCCACCCACTGAGCCCGGCATCGCGCGGAGCTTCGCGCTGCTCGTCACCAGCAGCACGACCTCGATCGTCGGATCCTCCGCGTACCGGGCCAGCTGCGCGAGCACCTTGTCGACCGCCCCCTGCACCTTGAGCTCGACCGCGATCGACTCCACGCGCAGATCCACCCGGCCGCGCGTCAGCTCCACTTCGACCTCCGGCAGCAGACCCGCGCGACGGAGCGCTGCGCGGACGTCCTCGGCCAGCACCGATTCCGGGCCCGGTCGGGGGACAATCCCGCGCAAGATCGAGATCACGGAATCCACGGGGTTCATCATTGCGGGCTCGTCGTTTCACAGAGGGTCTCTCGAAGATGCTTCAATGTGGACTCCAAGCGAGAATCACCGCGCATGATGACCCTCAGCCCTTGTATGCGCAGCAACAGTGCGCTGCGAACATGCCCGCGCTCATCGTACCAGTCGGCCATCGCCAGCGCATCAACTGGCTTGAGCACGACGAACACCAAGGGATCCTCGTGCCGAGGTTCAGTGATAACGCTCGCCGAGAATGTGATCCTGACCTTGTCGACAGCGTCCCACGTGAAAGCCCCGTAGTTCGGCGACGCATGCCGGACATATCGGCGCTTCACTACCTCAAGCGGGTTCTCGTTCGCCCACGCCTCCAAGTGCGAGCGGCACACGGGCCAGTCGAAACACGCTCGTGAGCCGCATTGACGGCCACCGCTCAGATGCCACGGCCGCGCCTTGTTCGAGTCCGCGATAGGCCAGCAGCACCGCGGTTTGGGCTCGCGCTTCGTCATCGTGGGCTGACCTCGAACACCAGCAGGTACGAGTGATTCTTGCGGGCGTGCACCTGCTTGACCAGCCGGCTCACGCCGGGCGCGTTGCGGCGTACCAGCACGAACAGATCCTTGCAGTAGAAGCCCATGTCCTCGTAGCCGGTGATGATCTCGACGTGGGTGAGCCGCTGCTTGTTGCCGCTCACCTCGTCTTGGCACTTCACGATCAGCTTGCCCCGCGGCTCGAGCACGCGCTTGGCCTCCGCACCCGCGCGCAAGTACATGTCGACCACAGCCTGGTGCCACTTGGGCCCGCCCGCGGTCGCTGCACCCGACGAGTACGCGCGCCGGAAAGACTCGTGCGAGCCACCGCCCGCGAGCTGGTCCGTCGCGGTCCGGTAGAAGCCCTCCATGTACGGAGGATCGAGTACGACCGCACCGAAGCTGCGATCAGCATGCGGCAGTGCTCGGCAGTCGACACCATCGAGGTAGGTGAAGCCGTCGAAGCGGTGGCCAGCTTCGAGCGCAAGATCGCTGGCCGTCACCTGGTAGGCTCCGGGCTCGACCTTCGTCCAGAACACGCCGCGCCCGTAGGTCACGTCGGCGACCTTGGACCCGCGCGGCACGTGCAGCCGCATGACCTTCGCGAACAGCTCCGCGTTGCCGCCCACGTGCGCGCTCAAGACCAGGTCTGTCGTGGCCTTGCCGCCTTGAACCCGCTTGCGCTTCGTCATCGTCAGAACGTGAAGTGAGCCGGGCGATCGGGCCCCTCGTCGGCCTTGCGCTCGGGCTTCGGCTTGGTGTCGCTCGGCCGGACGTGGGGCGGGACCTTCTCGGGCACGCCAGCGGCGTCCAGGTACTTGGTGAGCGCGTCCTCGGTCACGTTCGAACCCGCGAGCCCGAGCGCGTGGTCGGAGCTGGCGATGTGGTACATGAGCCGGTCATAGACCTTGGAGCGGATCGAGATTGAGCGTCGTCGCTGTTGCTTACCCATGCGCACGAGACCACGGCGCGCGACTCGTCATTCCGCGGAACAACGGCGGCCGAGCTGGGTTGCTCGAGCATGGATCTTGGCGAACTACTCGGGCGAGAGCCGCCCGACTGGGGCAGCTACCAGTGCGTGGCGACCACCAGGAAGGGGAGGCCGTGCGAGCGCTTCGCGGTCGTGCGCGGCCTGGTCTGCACGCAGCACTGCTCGAAGGGATGGGACTTCGGCGACTGGCTGGCGATCTACGCCTACGGCCAACATCACCAGGGCCTGCCACGCATGAGCGCGGTCGTGCTCAAGTGCCGGCTCCGCTGGCCGCACCCGGAGGTGTACTACTGCACGCCGGAGACGCTGACCATGGCCGGCGACGACATGACCAGGGTCTCCAAGCGGCTTGCTCCGTTCGCCACCGGCGAGCCGATAGTGCAGGTGCACCTTGGCGGCCACGCCTACGGCTGCACCCGGATCGTCGTGCGAGCCTCCGCGACGATCTCGACCGCGCAGGTGTTGGTCGACCAGGCCCTCGCGCGTGGCCGCCTCAGCGAGGCCAACGGCGGCCGCAAGGCGATCCAACGCTTCGACGCGCTCGTGAAGGACGCCGAACAGATCGAAGACAGGCGCAGGGCCGGGCGCTCGCTCGCGGGGCTTCGGTTCGCCCCGCTCTGCTACGGCTCAAGCTAGGGCAGCAGCTTGGTCCCGCCGCAGTCCTCACAGCTCCGCGCGCCGACCTTGAAGCTCCCGCAGCTCGAGCACATGAGCGGCCGCGGGTCCCCGTGCTCATCGTACAGGTCGTCGATCGCCTTGAGCTCGACCAGCCGCTTGCCGTCGCGCTCGACCGACTTGACCACCTTCCAGCGCCGGCCGAGTTCGACCACCGCCTTGCCCTCGCGCCAGCGGCCCATCAAGTGGGCATCGACGATCGTGCCGACGTCGACCATCACCGCCATGTACTCGTCGGGTCGCAGCTTGCTCATGCCGGAGCCTCGATTCGCTCGACCTGCGCCATCCAATCGATCGCCACGTTCCCGTCGCCGCGCTTGGGCAGGAGATCGAGCAGCGACTGCGTCCGCCACACGTACGCCGGGACCCACGGCGCGCAGTCGGTCGTCGCGAGGTTATTGATATCGCAGACCCAGCCGGGCCCGTGCGACGCCTGAGCCCAGCAGGTGCGAGGCTCGACGAAACAGCGCCGATAGGCGAACGCGTGGCGGTAGGTCGCGGCCGCCCGCGGGATCGCATCCCATGGGCCGCAGAACCGGATCAGCACGACGAGCGGCTCGCCGTTGGTCTCGGCCGCAGCGTTGGCGAGAAGGAGGTCGGCGTAGAAAGCATCCACCGGCTCGAGCGGCTTGGACCACGAGCGAACGATGCGGCCGCCCGCGCGCGGGATCGCGGCCTTGAAGTCGGGCACGCCCATGTAGCCCTTGAAGGTGTCGCCGTTGGACACGGCCCCGCGCACGGTGGCGAGCGGAACCTCGAGCGCGGCCGCGATCGCAGTCGGTCCGCAGTTGGCTCCCCACTCGCGCAGAGCTGCGAGCACGCCGTCGACGGGTGGAGGGGTTTGTGGTCGGTCGAGCATCAGAACCACGTCCGATCTGGTCGGAATCGAGTGCCGTGCAGAGCCTCAGCCTCGCGTCGGCTGCGAGCCGCATAGACGTGACCGCCTTCGAGCCCGAACCATCGCAGGCTCGGATCGGCAGCCAGGCGCGCGGTCACCTGGCGGTTAGCGACCCCGGCCATGGTCTCGTTGTAGCAGCCCGGCTCCCAATCGTCCGGGTGCGGCACATGGCGACGACCTCGATCAGCCAGCATCGGTCGCCTCGAATCGGTCGCCAGGGATCGCCGACACGATCGCCAGCCCCGGCGCGTAGACGAACGGCCAGTCGTCGCCCGCATCGAACACCAGCACCTCGCCAGCGCCGAGCTCGGTCAGCAGCTCCGCATACTCGGCGTTGATGCACGCGCGGCCGACCTTGACGAAGGTGCCGAGATCGCCGTCGATCGTGGGCGCCTCGGAGAGCGTGATCGTTGTCGCCGGCCGGCCGTCCAGGCACCCGATGAACTTCGACCAGTTCGCGCCGACGTCACGGAAGCCGGCAGCCTTGCACGCTTGGAAGGTCGGCTCATCGACCAGCGCCATCCAATGGCCGTTGGTCAAAAACCGCTGGCCTTCAACGCCACCCATCATCGGCGGTGACCCGTTGGTGAAGCGCGGGTACCTGGTGCGCCAGGGCTCGGGATGGTCTCAAAGCAGGCGCCGCCCGAACGCCGGATCACCTCTCGGCAGTTGTGGCAACGGCAGTGCGGACTTTGGCTGTCGTGATTCATTTGTCCTCGTATCGGTCGAGCGCGGCCTCGAACCTCGGATATCCGAGCCGCGCGAAGTAGTTGTCCAGCGCTCGATTCGTCGGCGCCCACGGCCGCAGCCCTTCGAGCGGGAGCGGCAGAGCCTCGCGGCGGAGCTCGACCAGCTCGCGACTCAACAGGATCTGATCGCGGTGTTTCCCGATCGCGTCGCTGATCTTCGTCGGTCGGACCAGCTGCCATTGATCGAACAGCTTGCCCAGCGTGTCGGTCTTCTCGTCGCCGAGCAGCCGCGCCGCCGTCTTCGGTCCGATGCCCGGCGCGCCCGGGATCCCGTCGACCTTGTCGCCCGCGAGCGCGAGGTAGTCCGCGAGCTGATCGGCTCGCACGCCGAACTTCTCGACCACGTACTCGGGCCCGCGCAGCTCGAGCTCGCCGAAAGCCGACATGCACCGCACGCTCCCGGGCCCACCGTCGCCGCGCAGCAACTGCAAGAGATCCTTGTCGCCCGAGACGATCACGACCTCGAGCCCGCGCTTGACCGCGACGTCGACGTAGCTGGCGATCATGTCGTCGGCCTCGACTCCCGGTTGCTGCACGTAGGCCACGCCCATCGCGTCGAGCAGCGCGCGGATCGGCTCCCACTGGGCTCGCAGCTCGGGCTTTTGCGGCTCGCGGTCGGCCTTGTAGCCGGGGTGCAGAGCCTCGCGCCAGCCGGGCCCGTCGCCGTCGAAGATCGGCACGAACCACTGCGGCTTGGGCTCGATCCTCCTACGCATCTTCCGAAGTGTGCGAAGAAACCCGAGCAGCGCGTTGACGGGTTGCTCGGGGTTGGCCGGCGCGAACTCCAGCGGCACGGCGTGGTAGCAGCGGTGCACGATCCCGCCGTCGATCAGGTAGAGCCGCTCGCCGTGCTGCGGTCCGCGCAAAAGTTGAGGTTTCGCGGATTGTGATGGGCCGGCCGATGGTGATGGTGGTCGAGATTGTGATGGCAGCATGCCGTGCCTGGTCAGCCGCTCGCGCGCCTGCTCGTATGCGTCGACTTCGACCGCGCCCGCGGCGATCGCCTTGCGCTCGAGCGCGTCCGCAATCGCATGGGCGAGCTGCTCGTCATGCTCGGCGCGCGGCAGCGGATCGGCGCCTTGCCGACCAGCGCAGAACGGACACAGGTCAGCCCGGTTGTCGATCACCTCGCAGCCGTTCCCACCGCGCTCACGCGAGCACACGATCGCCGTGAAGGGCCGCGCAGCCTGGACGTGCTGCGAGCACTTCGAGCACACCGGAGAGCTGCAGGTGCTCTGCTGCGGGTCGTGTCGGTTGCCGCCCTTGGGCACGGAGATCGGGCCGTCGCACTCGCGATCGGCGGGCTTGCGGCACCACGGGCATGGCGGGAGCTTGGGCTGCTTGCGAGGCATTGCTCAGCCCTTCGAGATCCGAGAGCACAACGGCCCCGGACCGTCGCTGACGGTGACCTCGAGCCCGCGACGGCGCGCGTGCTCAGCCTCGAAGATTGCCGTCTCCAAGGCCCGCATGGGGATGCTGAGGGGCAGCGAGCCCGAGATAATCACCGCGTCGACTGTGCCGACCAGCGCACTGCCGGAATGCCACGTGGTAAGCCGGCCTGGCCACGTGGCATCGGGCTGTTCCTCGACGGCGGGTGTCTTGATGGCGTCGCTGTCCTCTCCGGTGGTGCCGTACTCGACGCAGGTGAGCCCGGGACTGAGCTCGCGAGGGTTGTGGATCTCGACCTTGATGCTCATGCGTTTGCCTGTTCCTGTCCGTCCTGCCAGCCCGCCAGCTCGCAGAGCGACCACACGATCGTGCCGTGCTGCAGCTCGAATGGGTTGGTGGTGAAGCCCAGCGCGACCGCGACGTCGCGGCTCACGGGGTCGCGAGTCGAGCGAAGGCCGAGCCCATCCGGCGGCGCGCCAGCTCGCAGACGCGCGCTGACGTAGCCCTCATGACGATCGCGCATGAACTCGCGCAGCCAGGCGAGCAAGCGCTCGCGTTGGTCCCGATCGAAGTGCTTGCCGATCACGTCTGCGAGCACCGCTGCCGGATCGGTGATCCCGTCGATCTCCGCGTACTCCATGCCATCGCGCAGCATCTGGGCGAGCAGCTGAATATCGACCGGTGCCGTCGGGTTCATGGCCCACCCCACGGGTCGCGCTCGGTCGCGCGGTAGCCCAGTGCCCACCGGAGGATCGAACGCTCGACCTTGGGATCTGGATGCGCCGGACCGTCGCCAGACAAGTGGCGATCGTCGACGTCGTGCAGATGCTCGGGCAGCGGCTCGCCGTAGATGTTCGTCGGCCTGTTCATTGGTCTACTCGTTGCTCACGGTGAGGTACGACGCGAGGACTTTACTGTCGTATGCGTCGCCGTCCCATCGCACCGTCACGGTTGTGGTCTCGGGCTCATCGACCACGATACCGACCAGCCCAAGGTCGTCGGTAACACGGTCGCCTTTATGAATGCTGATGCCCAGGCTGTCCTTGATTCGCTTGCTTTTGGCCATCGCTCGCAGAAGCCCGCGACGCGCTCAGCCATTCCCGAAGCGCGCCGTCAGATCCGAGATCGCCAGCTCGGTGAACGCCATCGGCTGGCTTGGACCCACGCCGGGGCCGGTGAACTCTGCATAGCGGTTCATGATCAGGTGATGCGGCGACGGGCGGAGGAACGGATTGAACGCCCAAGACGGCGGCTCATCGACCAGCGCCGGGTCGACCAGCGAGCGCACGTGATCGGTGACCTCTCCCAGAGTGACCGACCGCCACTCGTCGCCGTTGGCCGCGAGCGTCCAGATCATGAAAACCGCGAATTGCTCGGCCTCCGCCTTGCCGAACATGTCGCCCAGATCGAGCGGGCTCGAGACCTTGACCGCGCTCGGGCGGATCGGATCGAGCACGTCGTCGCCGAGATCCACACCGAGCTCGGCGAGGGCTCGCCACGTGCTGCGGTACTCCCAGTGCTTGGGCGCCTTCACGACGCCCACGGGTCGGACCGCGATGAAGTACCCACCGCGGACGTAGCCAACCCAACCCTGCGCGCGCAGGCGGGCCCGCTCGTTCGCGCCCGCGACCGTTTTCAACCACTCGAACTTCATGATTTCACCGCCATCAATCGGAAGCGAGATCCGTCGCTCAGAACAAACCCGACGACCGCCCCGGGCCTGTCCTCTAGCTCCAGTATGCGAGCCGCTCGCCGTAGAAGTCGGCGATGCCCTGCGCCGTCGTAAAGAACTGGCCAAGCATGGGCTCGCCGGGCTTGACCTCGGTGCCTTCTGCAACCGCGACGACACCGATCACGCGACACCTCGCACCAGCAGCGGGATCCCTTGCGCATCGCACCAGGCGTCGGGCTCGGTCCCGGGCCGCACTTTCCAGCTGCGATCCGCGAACGGCTCGAGCATTGACAGCGCCGCCGGCCCTTCGTGCCCGCGCAGCCACAAGCTCGCAGCGTAGGGGATCGAGTCACCTCCGCCACCCTCGCGATGGCTGACGCTCCCGGGAATATCGAACGCCGCCGCGGGCGGGTAGTGCAGGCGCGTCAGCCAGCCGGATGCGGTCTTTGTCCAGCTCTGTTGGCTCATGTACAGAAACACCGCGGGCGCGTGCTGCAAGGCAACCGCGACCATGGACGCGTGCGGATCGTACTCGGCGAGCGCTTCCGCCAAGACCTTGTTCACCACGCCGACCCGAGCGAGCTCGGCCGCCTTTTCCTCTTTCAGCCGCCGACGGATCGGCGCGTATTTGGCGTTCAGGGCCTTGCGCTCCGCCTCGGGGATAGACCCCTTGGGCGGCGTGATCGGCCATTCGGGTCGCGTCGCTGCGCGAGCTTGGGTGAACGGAGGATTGCCGAGCACCAGGTGGTAGGTCCGCGGCTCCGGCCCGGGCCGCCAGATCCCATCCTCGCCGCGCACCATCCCAAAGCCCTCGTGCCAGTCGGCGATGATCACCACGTCGGCATGCCGCGCCAGCCACTTGCGCTCATCGGGCTCGAGCTCCACCGCGGTGATGTGGATCGGCCAGCCTTCGAGCGCGGCCTTGCGGCGCAGCTCCGACGACCACACGCCCGCGCCCGCGCCAATGTCCAGCACCCGCAGGGGCTCGCCGGGCTCGAGCTGAATCCAGCAGAGCTTGCCGTCGCCGAACTCGAACACGATCAGCGTCTTGTCGTCGTGCGTGACGGGCCAGCGACGCAGCAGCCATCCCGCGTTGACCGCCTCGCGAACCACTGGGCGCGCGGTGAAGTCGGCCTCACGCTCGCGCAGCCGTTGGTCCGCAGCTTCGCGCTCGCGCTTCCGTGCCGCAGCTTCTCGCGCGAGCTTCCGCTTTGTTGCCTTCGCATCTTCGGGGAACAGCTCAGCCATAGCGCACCATCTTTTCCACGAACCTCTCGCAGTCGCGGGTCCGCCAACGCGCACGCCAGTTGTGGCCGCCCGCGTGCTCGACCTTGTGATCCTCGCTGGAGAGCGGACCACGACGCAGGCGCTCGCCGACAAGGACCATCAACGCGATCGGGTGCCGCGTATTGGTGGTCTTGGTGCGATGCACGACGACCTCGATCGTCTCCTCGCCTGACGCCTCCGCGGCGGCCACGAGCTCACGCAGCTGCACGAGCGTCAGCTGGGTAGCATCGCGGTCGGCCTCGATCTTGGCGTGCACGATCGCGTCGCGGGCGAGCTGCCGCGCTCGCACGGCTCCGAGGTTCGGGTCACTCGCCATCGCTACCCTCGCTCGGGTTCGCGTCGATGATCGCGGTGAGCCGCTGACCGAAGTCACGGGTGAGCCGGTGTAGCTCATCTTCGCCCTGCATCGCGTAGTTGTTGGTCCAGCTCTGCACGTCCTCGCGAAGCACGAGCAGCTTACGGCGATCGCCCTGCTGCCCGAGTAGCTCGCGAAGGCGACCGGCGAGGTCTTCCGGGCCCGCGAGCGGGTCGTGGTCAGCGACCGCCAGCTCGATATCGGTCAGCTCCTGACGCGCGGCTTCCAGTTCGGCACGTAGGGCTTCGACCTCGGTCGGCGGTCGGCGGTTCTCCGCGATCGCGCGCACGATCTCATCCGGCGGCGTGGGCATGGTCTCGTCAGCGCTGAACAGGCGGAAGCGGGCCGGCTTGCTGCCGCTCGCTTCGAGCATCATCCCGCGCGATCGGTTGCCTTCGTCGTGGATCATGAGAGGCGTCGAGAGAAGCACCACGCGCGCGAGCCCGATGAACGCCTCACGGCCCTCGCATGGATCAGCTTTGACCAGCTCGACCTCCCATCGCTGCGCGACGACCAGGCCTGGAATGAAGGTTAGCGACGTGCTCGGCGACGACTCTCGGAAAAGCTGGATGGTCTGAGCTGTCGTCCGAACCAGCACGCCGCCGTGGATGTTCATCGCTTCGGTGGTGTCGTCGCGATTGACCACCAACCGGTGCCAGCGAGTGGGGCTGCTTTCAATGCGCTTGATCTGCATGGCGGGCCCAAGCGCCGGCCACCGCGACTCATTCCAGCGGCCACGGTCCGCGCCATCGAGCCCACGCCTGCGGCACGGCTTGGCCCGGCGGCAGCGGCAGCGGATCGGTCAAGCGCAGCACGTCGCCGAGCTCGATCGCATGGCCGAATCCGCACGCGGCGAAGTAGCTGTCGAACGCCTCGCGCTCGATCCCGCCGCGGTCGCTGGTCTGCTCCCACAGATCGTCCGGGTGAGCCGAGACCACGCCCGCGCTGGTCACCACCGCGACGACCTTGGACATGGGCGCGGTCTCGTAGATCAAGAACTGCTCGCCGGGCGCGAGCGCAGGCTTGCGCGTGCGGTACTCGACTCGCTTGATCCGGGCGAGGATCATCGCGACGTACCGCGGGCGGATAGCGAACACCAGCGGCGCGGTCACGCGGCCACCCTGCGCCACAGATCTTCGAGCAGCGCGGTCACCTCCGCGACGGTGTCCGGCTGCGCCTTATCGTCGATCACCGTGAGCTTCTTGGCCTCGCAGGCGGATCGCAGCGCAGCCGCGAGATCGAGGATCTCCTGCTCGGCGACCTCGAGCTGCTCGGCGACCACGCGTAGCTGCGGCACGGTCATCACGACCACACCGCGCTCGAGCTTGGAGTAGCCGGATTGCCCGATCCCAAGCGCGTCGGCGATGCTCTCTTGCGACCGGCCTTGGCGTAGCTTGGCGATCGTGAAGCCGACGATCGCGGGGTAGCTGATTGGTGTGGCGGGTTGCATCTGGGTAGGTTGTACAGCGGGGAACGGCCCCTGCTTCCCGGCGGGGCCACGATGGTCATCCGAGCAGCGCGAGGGCCCGCGCCACGACGCCCGCGAGATCCGGCGCGTCCATCACCTGACACAGCCGGCGCACTCGGTAGCGCGCGGAGTCCTCGGTGATCTCCAGCGACTTGGCGAGCTGCGGCGCCGAGTCGACGCCCATGAGCAGCTGCTGCAGGGCGACCGCGAGCTTGGCGGTCAGGCGGTAGCGCTCGACCGCCGCTGTGACGGCCCTCGCGGTTGCGGCGAACTTGCGATCACGCGGGCCGCGTCGTGTCGGCTGGTAGCCTGCTGCGGCCAGTGCCAGGTGCACGCGCGCGGCTTCGGAGTCGTCGTCGATCTCGAACGCGACCTGCATGTCCATCACAGCGCGAGCTCCAGCTGCGGGGCGGCCTCGAGCTCGTCGGCCTCGAGCTCGTCGTCGACGATCGCCAGCGGGGTGCGGGCGTACCGGGTCCGGCGCTGCCCGGGGCCCTGGTCATCGTCTGCGACGATCTCCAGCTCGAGCGCGTGGGCGTAGAGCAGGCGATGCAGCTGCTTCCGCGCGCGGTAGATCCGGCTCATGACGGTCCCGATCGGGGTGTCCATCAACTCGGCGATCTCCTTGTAGGAGAGCCCTTCGAGGTCGGCGAGCTCGACCGCTCGGCGGTACTCCGCGGGGAGCTGCGCGAGCGCTTCGGCAATCGCCTCACGGGTCGCCTGCTCGCGGATGATCTCATCGGGCCCGGGCGGTGTGCTGTGCGAGTAGCCGATCGATGCGCTCGACGTCGACCGCATTTCGCAGTGCACCGACGCCACAAAGTTCTGCGCGCGACCCTGCCGGTGATAGCCGTTGATGAAGGTGTTGCGCTGGATGGTGAACAGCCAGCCCTTGATGTTGGTGCCCTCCTGGAAGGTGTCCCAAAACCGGAACGCGCGGACCATGGTGTCCTGCACGAGATCCTCGGCTTCGGACGGGTCACGGGTCAGGCGCATCGCGTTCCCGTAGAGGTTCTCCAAGAGAGGGAGGGCTGCTCGCTCGAAGCGGCGGCGGTCACTAGCGGTCATCGTGCTCATGTCTGGTCTGGTCTTTCAGGGTGGAGAGCGACCCTACGCGATCGGTCACTCGCGCGGGGCAGGTCGGATATAGTCTAGCCAGGACTAACTTACAAGATCTCTCTTGCGTGCTCGTGCACTTTGTCGCTGCGCTGCGGAGCACAGCGTTTAGCGATCGTGTTGCGCTTCGGCCGAACGGAGCTGGCCAGCATGGCACGGTACGCCAGCGGGGCCGGAGCCCCGATCGATCAGAGCGCGCCAGGCCGGGTCGCGTACTCGGCTCGCACCAGGTCAATCATCCAATCAATCTGCGCTGTCCGTTCGCCGGGGTTGTCCTCGTACGTGCAGATCATCGAGTACAGAGTCGTGGTGCGGATGCTTCGCAACCCAGCCTTGTAGGCAAGCTGCTCCGCGGTCAGCAGCGGCTTCACGAGCGTGGCCTCGCCCGCGTTCCCCAGCGACGGCCAGATCGCCTCTGCGCACTCCCAGTGCAGGAGCAGACCGGGCTCGCCAGCCCAGCGGGACTGGTATTTCAGCAAGGGACGCTGGCACGCGTAGCAAGGGCCGAGCTCGTCAGTCGACGGCACGGTCTGATCCATCGTGAGCGGCACTTGGATCGAGCCGGGCTTGACCACATCGCCGTCGATGAAGCACGGCAACCCGTGGCCGGACTCGCGCGCGATCTGAGCGTGCGCATCGCTGCTGCGACGCCGGTATCGGATCGCTACGCGCGACATGACTTGCTCCGCTTGGGGGCCGGCTTCCAATCCGGGTTGACCATCAGCCACAGATCACCGATCGGCGAGTACATGCACTTGCCGTCTTTCACCAACTGCTTGGCGACCGCGATCGGCATGAATCGATGCTCGCCAGCCGTGCGCACGTCGAACCCGACGACCTTGCTCATCTTGGTGTCCTTGAACACCGCGCCGTAGTGCGAGCCCGGGAGCATCCGCCACACCGTGATCGCCGGGTTCGGGTGATCCGCAAGCTCAGCGAGCCGCTTGCGGTCGGTCTCCTCGAGCAGCTCAGCGAGCCGTCGCTGGCGCTCCTCTTTGGTCAACTTCTCGGTCTGCATGCCTGGTCCTCTTCGCAGCTTCACGCCGCCTGCGGCCGGCCGAGCTCGTCGGGGCCGCGGGCGATGCCGGAGCTGCTCAGAAGTGCGCCGGCATGGTGGCGTCGGCGTGCGCGGTGACACTGGCCTCGATCTCACCAATCACGTCGAGGCGGTTGATGCCGAGTGCATCGGCAGCCGCGAGAGCGCTGATCACCATGTCGTCGGCCCAGTACTCGATCGGAGAGCCGCAGGTGGTGAGCGGGTAGCGACGGCGCTTGGTTTTGCGACCGTGGTCGGCGAAGAGGGTCACCTCGCCCTCGAAGGTCTCGCTGCCGATGGTAATCACGACCTCGGCATCGACCGCATCCTTGGTGTCGCAGGTCGACGAGGCGGCCACCTTGGTGACCTTGACCTGGTAGCCGGGCTCTTCGCCCCACGCCCAGTGGTCGCCCTGGTTGCAAAGGTCGCCCCACCAATCCTCGCAGAGCTGCGAGAAGTCGCTGAGCGGCTCCTCGTCGACGAACGCCTCGTTCCTGCTGCCGTAGCTGACCTCGATCTCGGCGCCCGGGTAGAGCTGCTCGAACTGCTCGAGCACGTATCCCTCCCAGTCGCATGGCTCCGGCCCTTCGTAGGCGGTGACGGTGGCGGTGACGGTGCGGGCGGCCTTGCTAGCGAGGATCGCCGCCCAAGCGCCGTCATAGTCGCCGGCCTCGACGTCGGCGAGCGCGGCCGCCAGCTTGTCGGCATTGGCCACGCAATCCTCGTGGTCGTCGTATACACGCACGAGACCAGCCGGCTGCTCGTCGGTGCTGGCGCAGATTGAGTCGACGGGACCGAACCCGGTGTTGATGCGCGAGAGGTGATCGTTGATGGTGGCGAGGGTGTCGGTGCTCATGATCGGGTCCTTCTACTGCCTAAGCCCCGCGCGGCGAGCCGGGCGGGGCGGTGGTGGGCCCGGTGACTAGGTCAGTCGACGGCCGACGACCATTCGTTCTGCTCGGGGAACGCGTCGTCGTCGTCACCAAACATCAGCGCGCGGTTGTAGGCGGCGATCTCTTCGGTGGTCAGACCGTGGTAAGAGTCGCGCCCTGCGTTGGTGTTGTTGCGGACGGCGGCTTTGATGGTGGTAATGCTGGTCATTGCGGCGGCTCGTTTCGTCGGGTACTCGGTTGAGATAGTCTCAGTAGGACTATACGTCAACAGCCCGAATAAAGAAAAGTGCACTGGCCCGATACGAGCCAGTGCACACCGTTTCCGGGGCCCGTTGCGCTCAGTGCACCGTCGCCGATTGGTCCATGCAGTAGGGGAGCGGCTTGCCCATCCGGACCGCCGCGAGCCGGAGTGCTTCGAGCTCAGGCGTCGGGGTCCCCACGATCGCCAGCACGGCGCGCGACCGGTGCCCGATCCGAGCGTGGATCGTGTGGCCCATCGGCCCGACGTAGTCCACGGCAAGCACCACCGCGAGCAGGGCCGCCTCACCGGCCGACAGCGGCCCGCGCCCGCCGATCGTGATCTCGTCGCGCTTCGAGCCCTTGCCCACGCGGACCGACCAGCGCCGGTCCGTCCGCTGCTCGAGCAGCTTGCGGATCGCCGCGGCCGCTTCGCTCGGCTCCGCCCTGTCGACTCGCCGGGCCAGCTCGAGCACGTCGACCTCGAGCGGTGGCGGCGGGCTCAGCCGCGCGGCGTGGCACCACACGGCCCGCATGGCGTTGTCGCGCGAGTAGGCGACACCGGTGGCCTTGAGCTCGAACCCGTCGACGCGCCAGCGGTGAGCCGAGCTCGGCCATGCGGATCGGTCGTCGCGGTCGACCTCGATTAGCGCAGACGCTCCGTTGCCGAACCAGACCGTCCACAGCCCGCCAGCGTGAGCGCGCACCCGCGGGTGCAGCAGCGGCACGGGGTCACGCGTCGACACGGTTGCCCTCCGGTCCGCGAGAGTAGGTGCCCTCGCGATGAACCCCGCGACCGCGCTCGATCGTGCCGCTGGTAGCGACCCACCGCCGGCCGTAGCAGTCGCTCGCGGTCACCGACGGGATGTAGGGATCCCAGCCGTCGCCCTGGCAGCAGACGTGGTCGCAGTCGGCGAGCCAGTCCTCGCGCATGGGGGTGAGCTCAGCCTCGCGGCGCGGCTCGGACGGCGGGAGCTTGGGCGAGATCGGAGCCACCGCGCGCGCGAGCAAGCCAGCGGCCGCGCGAGTGAGGTGACCTTGGCGGGCGGTGGGCTGGCCACCCTGCCCGAGCGCCGCGGGTCGGTTGTCGAGCATATAGACCACCGCTTCGCGCATCGCTGTGGGGAAGTCCGCGACGCGCTCGCGCCCCAAGAACTCGCGACGGACCTCGGCAACGGGCCCGCCGCGGTGCTTCGGGTGTCCGCTCAGCGGCAGCTCGCTAGCGGGAACCTGCACCGTCCGCTCCTGATCGCGCTCGAGCATCGCCCCGCGCTGGTCCGCGACCACGCGCAGCACTCGACCCTCGCTCGACTTGAACTCCGCGCGCCCAGTGCCCGCGGTCGCGTCCACGTCGAGATCGACGATCCGCCAGCCGATCGACGCGAGCCCGCGCTCGGCCATGGCCAGGCGCTTGCGCAGCATCTCGGAGAGCTTCGGCCGCGGCTCGGCACGGTAGACCACGCCCGCGTGACCCTGGCACCGTGGTGCCGCCTTGCCGAGCAGGCGAATCTCGACCAGGGCGACGGCGCCCCAGCACTGCCCGCCCATGTGGAGCCGGCCGGTGAGCACTTCGCAGTGCACTGGGGCGTGGCCCAGTCGGGCGATCGACGTGTAGCTATCTGCGGGCTCGGTCATCGACGCGTGCTCCTGTGGCCGGTCGCTTCGATGGCGATGCCGCTGATAAGGCGTCCGAGTTGCTCGTGCGAGAGAGCGATCGTGGTCTCGCCGTCGGGACCGTGGACCTTGAGCTTGGCATAGCGTCCGTCCGGGCCTTGCGACTGCACGAGAGTGAGGGTGATTTGCTCATCCATAGTTGCTCCGATCGTATTCGCGCCAGCCGTTGGGGTCCGCGACCTCGGCGGGCTTGTTGTGTTTGATGACCAGCGCGGCCGTGCGCACAACCGCCGCGGCCGATTGATTCGCGTCCATGCCCAGCGCGTGCCGGAGCGCTTCGATCGCATCCTCGAGCTCGACGTCCATCACAGCGCCCCCATCCCGCGGACCAGGGCCGCGACGGTGTCCGGCTGGGCGGCGTCGAGCCGCGCGTGCCCGCCCGCCTCGGAGTCGAGGTTCGCCGCCCAGCTGCGCGCGTCGTGGTAGACCTCCACGGCGACGCGCGAGCCGGTGGGGCCGACGAGCGCAAGCCCGCCGTCACCGTCGACGCGGCGAACGTCCACGGTCGCGCCGAGCTGGCGCAGGGTATCGAAGATGCTCTCAGCCATGGTGGGTGCTCACTTTCCCTTGTAGGTGCCGAACCGCTTGGCGTCGGTGATCTGCGGGTGTTCGCGCTTGCGCCGGGGCGGCGGGTTGACCCCGCCGTCGCCCTCGCGCTCGCTCTCCGCAATCGCCAGGTACTTGATCTTGTTCCCCTGCGCGCGGGTGCAGGTGTATGGCTGGGCACCGGCCATCTGGGCACCGGCCATCATGCCCATGTAGAAGTAGTAGAGTGCGAGCTGGTCGTGCATGGCGTTCCCCATTGACGAGTAGAGATATAGTCCTAACCGGACTAACATGCAAGTCCCATCAGCGCACGTTGTCTGGCGCGGATAATGGGCGACTTTCCGGCCCGAACGCTGGCATATTCCGCGGGCCCGCTCGGTCTACTGAGCATGACCGGACACGCTGATATCTACGCTGAAATCGCAGACCAGATCGCCAGTGCCTTGGAGCGCGGCGTCGCACCGTGGCGCAAGCCATGGCGGGGCCGCGGTGGTGGGCTGCCCCGCAACCCGTCGACGGGCCGGGCCTACACCGGCGTCAACTGGGCGATCCTGATGTGCGCCGCATGGGAGCGCGGCTTCTCCTGCGTCGAATACCTGACCTACAAGCAAGCGCAGGCGATGGGCGGCCATGTTCGCAAGGGCGAGAAGGGCACGCGCATCCTGATTATGAAGCCTGTCACCCGCAAGAACCCGCGCGAGGGCCAGGACGCCGACTACCTCATGGCCAAGCGCGCAACGGTGTTCAATCTCGACCAGATCGACGGCCTCGCCTTCGACGAACCCGAGACCACGATCGAGCCGATCGCCGCGGCGGAGCAGCTGGTCGCCGACTACCTCGCGAGCGGGCCCGCGCTGCGCGTCGGCGGGTCGGCCTACTACACGCCCTGCGAGGACTCGATCACCATGCCCGCGCTCGGGCGCTTCACGACGCCGGAAGCCTACTACTCGACGCTGTTTCACGAGATCGGGCACTCGACCGGTCACCCGTCGCGGCTCGATCGTGACCTCAAGGTGCTCGGCCGCGATCACTCCTACGCGCGTGAGGAGCTGGTTGCGGAGTTTGCCGCCGCGTTCCTGCGCGCGCACGCGGGGATCGTCGACGGCTGGGAAGTCGAGCAGTCCGCGGCCTACCTGGCGCACTGGGCAAGCAAGATCCGCGAGGATCCCAGGCTCCTGACCTGGGCGGCCTCGCAGGGCCAGCGCGCCGCCGATCACGTACTGGCCAAGCGCAGGACCGGCGGCGAGCGATCGGCAGCGGCCTGACCCGCACATGATCCGGGCCGGATAATGCCGGCCCGCGATCACCCGCTATCTTGTTGGTGTGACCGCCCCGAACTACCGCCGCTGTCTCCTGCCCCACCTCGCGCGATCGGTGCACGTGGTCGGCCAGCGCCGGATCCCCGCAGTCCCGCTGCCGCACCTTCCGTCAAGCCGTCGACGCATCGCGAACGCTCAACAGGCCTTCGCAGTCGTCAAGGCTCGCGGGGAGGTGTGGCACCTGTTCGGCCGCTACGTGGGCCGGCACGTCGCCGTGGCGGTTGGTCTGGCCTAGAACGGGCGCCCAAGCGCGAGCTCGAAACGACGCCGCTTGCAGCGGTAGCGGGCTTCCTCGACGTCGCGCGGCGCATCAATGTCGTCGTGCGCCTTGGCCATCTTCGGCGCGTTCACGCTGTACTGGGTGATGCAGCTGCCGTCGATCGAGCTCACGCCCAAGTCGCGGCAAAGCAGCGCTCGGCGCAGGCCGTTGACGCGCCCGACGTGCACGCGGATCCCAAGGTCGAGGCCGAGCTCGGCCCAGTCGTGTAGCGTCTGCCACTTCCAATTCGGCGTCCCCACACCCGCGCTTCCGCCCACGAACAGCACGCCGATCTCATGCTGCTCGAGCAACGGGCGGACCCGCTCGACCGTCATGCCGTCTTGCACCGCGAGCGCGACCGTGTCGACACCGTGGTCCGCGAGCCAGCTGCGGCGATCGGTGAGCCAGCTGATCGAGCGCTCGAGCGAGGCCTCGCCGCCGTTGACAATGTCGGGCAGCACCAACCACTCCGCGCCCGCGCCGAGGCGCTCGACCAGCTTTTCCATGGGCCGCCCTCGCCAGTCCGCGGACGCTTGGGAGCACGCCCACGCGCCATTATCCAGCACGTAGGGTCGGCCCTCGAGCGGGTACACGTGGCCGGACATGTCCCGGATGCGTTTGTCGCCGGCCTTGGTCGTGCGGACCTCGAGCGGGCTGAGCAGGGTCCCGAAACCAAAGCGCTTGCACGCGGCGACGGACAGCTCGCTGGTCGGCCTGCAGACGTAGAGCCGTAGGTCGGCGCGGAGCGGTCGCAGGGCGAGGCACCGCGGGATCGCTACGTCGTCGGGCGTGAGCTGCTCGCCGTCACGCCACACGCGAAAGCCGAGGTTGACCAGCTGCCGCGCGGCGCCCCGGAGCCCGCCCGAGAACTCGCTCGCGCGCAGCGGGTCGCCGCCGTGCTGGTAGGCCGCGGCCACGCCGAGCACCGCCTTGGGCGGGAGCTCGAGCCCGCCGACCTCGACGGTGTCGCGGGTCCCGGGCGCGAAGCCGTAGCGGGCCAGGAACGCGTCAGGCCCGATGCGCGCAGCTTCGGCGACGGCATGCAGCACCGCGCGGCGCTCGATCGTGGCGATCATGGCGAGCCCCCGAACAAGCCGAGCTGCTCGGGCTCGGTGCGGTAGTACCTGTGGACGAAGCAGAGCCCGCGGCCGCTGATCTGCCATGCCGCGTGCCGTGTGTCGCGGACCAGCAGCCCGGACTCGACGGCGGCTGCATGCGCCTCACCATCGGCGTCGAACAGCTGCGCGCCGGGCAGATCTTCGAGGTTGGGATCGCCGAACGCGAGCCACCGCGACGGCCGGCGCTCCCACCAGCGCAGGTAGGCCGCAACTCGGAAGGGTTCGATCGTCGTGATCACTTGGACCTCCGCTTGCGCGCGGGCTTGTGTTCGCCGTTGGTCAGGTGCCAGTCGATCGCTACCAGGATCATCTCGAGCTCATCCTGGCGCATGTGCGAGAGATCGAGCGCGGGCCGTTCGAGATCTGCGATCGCCTTCTTGTCTTCGGCCTTGTAGATGGCAACCAGCCGATCGAGCACCTTGAGCCGTCGCTGAGCTTCCTCGTAGTCAGGATCGGCCTCACCCGCACCACCATCCTCGAGCGCGCTGTGATAGTCGCAGACCTCGCGAGGATCGTCGGGCGCTCCGGTCCCGTTGTAGCACTCGCAGCGCTTGGCGATCGCGGCCAGCCGAGCGCCACGGTACGCGGCTACGCGAGTGAGCGACGCCTTGCGACCTTCGACTGCGAAGGCAAAGCGCAGCGTCGGTCGCACGTGAAGCTTGAGGGTCATCGCCGATCCTCGTGACGCTCTACCACGTCGCAGTCGCAGCGCTCGACCAGGTCAAAGTCGCCGTGCGTCTTGCAAGCGTCGGTGGTGCAGTACGGGCACCACTCGCTCGGGCATTCGATCGGGCAGTGGTAGGTGTGGTGCGCGTAGCATTCGCCCTTGTAGATGTACCGGCAGACGTGCTGGCACTCGGCGTGTTGGCTTCCGTGCTCGAAGCCCACGGTGGTTGGTGCGGGAGCTTCTGTCACTCGCATGATCATCCCTCGCCCTCGCGCAGCAGCGTCGACTCGCAGCGACGGCACGCGGCGTCGAACAGCATGCGCGCGTGGTCCTGCTCGGGATACCGCTCCTGCAGCTCGCGGCCTTGCTCGGCGTGCTTCTCCAGCATGTCCGCGCGCGTCATGCCGATCGCCCGCAGAGCCGCGCCACCGTTGAGCAAGTGCGTCAGCTTGGGCATGACCTTGTCCACGTAGCGAACCCACCGCGACTCCGGCGAGTCCTGGCGTTCGTAGTCCTCGATCAGCGCGACGATCGAGTGCAGACCACGGTCGCGCAGCCTCTCGACCGCCCAGCGCTCGCGCGAAGCCTTGGCCTCGCGCTCGTACTCCGAGAGCCCCCACGCGGTGTTTGTGTCCTGCACGCTCGGATGCCACTCGGGCAAGTCGTGCACGATCACGGCCGCCAGCAGCTTGCCGCGGTCGAGCTCAGGAGGGGCCAGCTCGAGCGCGATCAAGGCCAGCATCAGCGTGTGCGTGGCGTCGCTCTCGGGTCGGCCATCCGGGTGCTGAGTCGCGCGCTCCACTTGCCCGAAGTAGAGCGCCACTTCGGCGATGTGCAGCGCGTGGTCCATCACGCCCGCGTAGCTCTTGGGTTCAGTTTGGTCACTCACGCGGGCAACAAGCGTCGCTGCGCCGTCGTCATTCCATGCACGCGAGTGAGCGCCACCTCGACCAGCTCGCCGATCTCGAGCCCGGTCGCATCGATCGCCACGCGCCGGAGCGAGGCATTCACCTCGAGCGCGCCCGCGATATCCTTGTACCCGCGCGTCCGTGCCTCGAGCCTGCGCCCGAGCTCGGCGGGCTCGATCCACAGCGAGAGCGCCGACCACCGCAACCCCGCGAGCTTGGCCGTGGCCGTCGGGAGCAAGCCCGCGAAGGTGTCGACGATCACCACCGGCCGCGCGCCCGCGCGGACCAGCTCGCGCGCGCCCGAGCACGCCATGCCGACCGCGGCCGCGTGAGTCCGGCGATCGCCCCAGTCGCAGCGGATCACCAGCCCGCGCAGCTGATCAACCTCGATCGTCGCCCCGCTGTAGAGGCTCTCGCGAAGCGCTGCGGCCAGCGTCGACTTGCCGGACCCCGGCGCGCCTCGGATCAGGAGCACGTCAATCACAACGGCACCCGCTTGGACCGGCGCCCCCTAGCTGGTCGCGTTCGATCGCCCAGTGCTCGATCGCATTCACGCGGCGACCCCAGCAAGCGCGTGCTCGCGGACCCACACGCCGGCGGGGCTCAGCTGGTAGACCTCGCTGGCGCCATGGTCGAGCAGCTCGAGCATGACCTCGCCGATCGCCTGCGCGGTGGCGACGGGCACCGCGTTGCCGACATGCTCGCGCACCAGCTTGTCGCTGCCCTGGAGCTGGACCCACTGACCACTCGGGTCACCGATCTCGAGCTCCGTCGGATCGCCAGGTCGATGCCAGACCGGGATGTTCTGCAAGAGCATCAACTCGGCCGTGGTCATCGGCCGGTGCACGGTCCCGTCGGGCGCGCGGATGATCATGTGGGTCCCGCGGGCGCCTTCGACGATCTCGACCGGGGGCCCGACGAGCCAGAACTCGCCATTGACCCACGCCTCTCGATCGCACGTCAATGGCTGGCCAGCGACGAGCTCGTGCGTGGGCTGAAAGAGCTGTCGGCCATCGGCGACGCTGACCGGGGCGACGTCGATGCTACTGCGCCCGCGCACGACCTTACTGGGTTTGCTCGGGTCGAGAACGCCGAGACTGTCGGCGTGCCGCTTCGAGATCCTCGGGTCGCAGACGCTGCTCGGGCTGTTCTCGATCCGCTGGTGGCCGATCACCGGCGTCTTGTAGGGGCGCTCTGCAGCGCTGACTCCGATCGCGTCCTCGAAGCGCGAACAGGCGCTGCGTGGGTCGACCGAGCCGTCGCCTAGATCGAGTGGGCCGGTGTTGATGCAGCCAGCGAAGCGAGGCTCCACGCGCCCGTCGGCGACGCTCGAGAACGTGTTGCGGCTGGTGCCCTCGCCGAGCACGGCGTGGCTCGGCAGCGCGCTATCGTTGACTCCGAAGCCGCCGTTCTGCCGTGATGCTCGATCGCCAAGCCGGGGGTCCGTCACGCTCGCCCAGCTCGCATTACCGGCACGTGCGTGGGCGATGATGGTGTGCGAGGGATCGTCGCTCGAACACACGCCGTAAAAGCCCGTCTGGCGGTTGGTCGTGTTGCCGCCCATCCGCGGATCGACGTCGACCAGGTGCACGCGCGCCGGGATGCCGCGCCAGTCCTCGCGCTCTCGGACACCGGCCAGCCGTAGCCAGTTGAGCCGGTTGATCTTCGGTAACCGGTGGTGCGGACCGCCAGCGGTCGAGCCCGGCACGGGCGGCGGCAGCTGCCACAGCACGCTCGACATGGGGCGCAAGCCGAGGTTGGGCGGACGCAGCAAGAAACTCGGGCAGGCGCTCTTGAGGCGCGCGACGAGCAGCAGGCGCTCGCGCTTTTGTGCGAGCCCACCCCATTCGCCACAGTCGTGCGGCTCGAGGTTGATCTCGTAGCCGTGCTTGCGCAGCAGCTTGGTGACCTTAGCAAGCCACTTCGCGCCGCGGTTGAGCATGCGCGGCACGTTCTCCAACAAGATCAGCTTGGGCAGCTGGCCGGGCCAAGACTTGACCGCGAGCCTCACCGCGTCGTAGGCGAGCTTGTTGAGCGCCTCGTATTTCTCCTGCTTGCTCATGCTCTCCGGCAGGCACCCGGAGAAGCCTTTGCAGTTGTGGGTGGCGATCAGCGGCGAGCAGTAGGTGTCATCCTCGTCGACTTCGAGGTTCCAGACCTCGCCGTCGTAGTCGCGCTCTTCGGTCGACTTCACGCGCAGCCAGACCACGCCATCCTCGAACTTGTAGGTGGTGCGGACCGTGTTCACCCGCACTTCGATCTCGAACCGATCGCTGGTATTGACGGTGCGACCTTCGATGACGGCGGTGCCAGCCTTGGCACACTGGCTGATGCACCCGAACTGACCCAGCCGCAGCAACGCTCGCTGCACGTCGAGCAGAAGCTGGCGGGAGATTGATGCCAAGCGCCAGCCGCCGTGCTCGCGTTCGGTTCCATCCGTGAGCCGGAGCCCGAGTAGAAGCGACGAGAGCAAGTCCAACTCGAGGCCCAGCAGCGATTCGGGGATGCGTTTGTTGAGCGCCCCATCGCCGAATTCGCCGCACATCCAGCAAAGGTGTCGCCCCTCCATGCGGATGCGCGCGTTCCCTTCGCCCTGCTCGAGGTTGACCCGGTAAGACAGCCCGAGCCGGTCGAGTGCGTCGCAGGCCAAACGAAACTTCCGGCCCGTCGTCGAGCCGAGGCTCAGAGTCACTTCGTTGCGATCGGGTCGGCGGTGACCGTCGCCGATGTACATGCCGAGAATCAGCCACAGGTCCGGCTTCGTCGCGAGGCCGCGGAGGTCGGCGATCTTGTTGGTGACGAACGGCTGCCCGCCGCGCTCGGCAATGCGAGGGTCGCCCCACTGCCCGACAAAGTGCGTGGCTGTCCCCTGGACCTCACGGGGCACGGGGAACCCTACCCGATCACCAGGTCGAACGTCCGCGGCCGCGCGCCACTCGGGCCGCGTCATCGGCTTCTTGTGCTTGTATGTCCGAGCCCAGATCGGGTGCTCGTCCGTGTACCACTGGGGTTCGAGCGCTCCGTTCAGGCGGATGCCGTGGAGCTTGCCGACGTACCGGCGGCGGTTGACCTTGTCGACGCGGCAGTAGCGACCGGTGTGGGTCAGCACCAAATCTTCCGGCGCTATGCTGTCGATGCGTCGGAGCCCGCCCCGAGTGTGCACAAGCCCCTCGGGTGGCAAGCACGGTGGACTCATCACGACCACGTCCGGCACGCCCTCGCAGCGCTTGGCCATCTGCCACGGCTTGATCTTGCCGAGGTCGACGACCTGCGCCATCGCACCGGTGAGCAGCTCAAAGTCTTTGCAGGCGAGCTCATCGAGATCGAACGCACCGATCGACTCGAAGCGTGAGCCCGACCTCGAGCGCGCACGCAATGTGCCGAGCGTATAGGCTCCGAGCCCGCAAAAGAATGTGACGACTTTGTAGATTCGTGGCTGCATTGGTCAGTCGATCTTGATCGCGGCGTCCATGTCCATGGTGGGCTCGGCTTCGGGCACGCGGTGCTTGCCATGGCGAATGTCCTCGGCCAGCAGCGTCAGCAGGTGGCGAGCCATCGCAGCGCCAACTCGATCGCGCGAGACGTCAATCTCGTCGATGCCGATCGGCTTGAACACGTCTTCGGGGTAGCTCGCGCGGAGCTTGTTGATGTGCGCGAGTACAGCCTCGCGTTCGGTCCTGTTACTCATGTTTCGCTGTCCTCGTAGTAGTGCTCGACGGGACCAGCCCCACCGAGTTCGCCGGCTTCGATCACTCGGCGCTTGGGTTCAGGTAGCTCGCTGAGCAGCTGCTCGATCTGCGGCAGCCACCGGCGAGCATCGGTGGCGTCTTGCTTGTGCGGCTTGGCTCCGACCTCGAGCCGCACGAGTAGGTGCTTCACGTTGTGCACGAGTGCGGCGAGTTGCAACAGCCGCGCGTCAGGCTGCGCGCTCACGGCCTGATTCCCGCCGCGAAGGATGCGTGACGGTGCCGCAAGATGAACGCTTCGAGCTTCTCGCCGTGCCGCCAAGTCGTGCGTATGTTGGCGCTCGTCAGCGTGATCGCGGCGCCATTGTCCGCGCACGCGACGAACGATATTTCAGCGACCAGGCACAGCGCATCGACCCTGCGCGCGAGTCGGCGAAGCTGCGCGGTGCTGGCCAGGACCAGCGATCCCGTCGTCTGCTTCGAGTTAGCCATCGTCGCCCTCCATCGGCCACACGTTCACTGGTGGTCCGTCGTAGTCATCGCCGGCAGCGTTCACGCGTCGTCGCACCAGCACGTCAGCGTCGCAAGGGTCATCCCCGCCCGCGTAGCAGCTCACAAAGATCTCGACGACCTCGCCGGGCTCGAGCATGAGCGGGTCGGGCCACTCCATTTCTCCGAGGTACAGCGTGTCGCGGCACTCCGGGCACCACACGTGATCGTCCTCGAGCGGCACGGCCCAATCGGGTGCGGGCTTCATCGCCGCCACTTCCCCGCCCGTCGAGCGAACGACGACTTGCGAGCGCGCTCGCGGTCGATATCTCGCTTCATCTGCGCGGCGTCCCATTCTGTACTGCGATGAAAGACCACGGCCTGCGATTCCTCGGGCGACGGCTCGGGCGTGATCGAGTTGTCGATCACCTCGCGTTCGGCCGCGTGGTCCCAGTCGATTGGTTCGTTGAACACCGCAGGCCCACCCTTGCCTCGCAGTCCGACCGGCGGAGGCTCCATGGCGATCAGGATCTCGGTCAGCCCGATCTCGCCGCGCGCGGCCGACTCGGTCCAGAGCTTGACGCGGTCGGTCGTGAGCTCGAAGCCTCGCTGCTCCGCGGCTTGTTCGAGATCGCGGATCGAGCAGTCGAGCACGAGCGCCAGCTCGGCGAGAGCTTGTACTCGCTCGACCTCGCGCTGGTCGATGCCACCCAGCAACGCGGCCGCGGGCAGGAGCTGCAAGAGCTTCGTCATGGAGAGCATCGATTTGCCGTGGCCAGGTCGCGCTTCGAGCTGTCGTCGCTCGAGCTCAGTCTTGGTCGCCTTGGGCGGGTCGGAGTCTTCGGTCATGCCGGACCAATACCGCGGTCCGGCCCGTCATTCCCGGCCGCCGCGAGCTCGAGCTCATCGGGCTGGGTACCGGCCAGAGCGTGCCCGATGACGCCCGCGTAGATCAGGCGCATTTCGGCGTCGGAGTAGTCCCAGGAGTCCCACTCGTTGCGGCCGCCCTGTTCGCGGTAGCGCTGGTGCGAGGCTCGGAACATGTCGCGCCATTTCGCGAAGCCGAGATCGAGCAGGTGGTCGGCGCACTCTTTCCCCCAAGCGATATTGCGCAGGTACCGGCCGATCGCCTGATTGACGGTCAGCGGGAGCCCCAGCCAGCTCCGATGCTGCTCGGGCACGAGCTCCGCAGCCAACCGAACAAACCGCTCTGCTCGCGCGGTCAATCCACCGGCGCGAGCGAGCCTCGCTTTGCGGCGCAGCTCCTCGAGCACTTCGCTGCGAGTGCCCGAGAACAGCAGCGTGTCCGGTGAGCGGAGCATGCAGTGCAGCTCCACGGTGTCTCCGTTGATCGTGATCTTGTAGGCGTTGTCGTCCATGCCGGACCAAATAGCGCGAGAGCTTTTGTCATTCCCAGCGGGAAGTCTTCCACGCCGAGCATGGTACCCTCGCCCGATCATGGATCTTGACAATCTTGCAACTCGTATCGTGCTCGGGTTCGGTCTTGTGATCGCGCTCGGGCAAGCCTGCGCAGGGTGTTCCGCGGAAGCGCGCGAGCCCGCCGTCACCATCGAAAACGCGCCGGAGCGGCCCGTGCTGTTGCCAGATCGTGTGACCCCGCCCGCAGCCGTCCCCGTCCCCACCGTGGCGATCCTAGCCGAGCCCAACACCTGCGACCCGCTGATTCTGCGGGAGTCGGCAGAGGGTCCGGTGCTGAGCAAGCGCTTGCCAGCGTGGCTCAAGTCTCCGCGCGCGGCCGCGGCTCAGCGCGACCAGGTGCGGAAGATCATCGCGATCGTTGGCGACGAGCTCGGCGCGGACGCGATGGCGATCGATCTGCTGTATCGCAAGGCGATCAGCGAGTCTTCGGCGAACCCGGGCTCGGTCCACGTGCACGGGCCGGACGTCGACGCAGGCGTGGCGTTCGCGAGCTACGGCCGCGAGCACACGAGCGAGCGCTGGTCGGACGCGAGGGTGCCAGTGTTCGTGCTCGTCGACGGCGAGCTCGAGCAGGCCCGAACCGTGCGCGGCAACCCGGCGACCTATGACGCGTGGGCGCTCGGGCGCGGGCTCTACGGGATGGTCTCGCCGCTCTACGTGCCTCGATACTGGTCCGCCGACGCGCCGCCCTGGTCGCTCTGCGATCCCGTGGTAGCGACCGTCGTGGCGATCTGGAGCGCGCGCAAGGGCCAGGCGCAGTGCAAGAGCGATTCGATGCGCGCGGCCTACCGCTGGCTGAGCGCGGGCACGTGCCGCGAGCGTGAGCCCGACAAGGAGCGCAGGTTCGACCGGCTCGCCCGCGGCCACGTTCGCGGGCTCGAGCTGCCGAGGGTTGACCCGCGCTCGCGCGTCGACTTCGGCGATCGATGGCCGATGGAGACGGCTGACCGGGTAGAGCTGCTGGCGAAGCTGCGCACACGGATCGCGCGCGAGGCCAGCTAGATGTCCGCGGCCGACTGTTCGCGGCAGCTCTCGCACTGCAGGTGCGGGGCACTGTCGCCGTGAATGTCATCGGCGTAGGGGTCCGGGTGCAGCTCCTGTTGCTCGAGCGGGATGACCGAGAAGCACGAGCAGCACTTGCCGGGCAGCGGCTTGTCGTAGCGCACGGTCGACGGCGGCTCGCTGCTGCACGTTGGGCACGTGATCCCGTGCGGCAGCAGATCGCGGACCAGCATCCACGCGCACGCGGCCTGCCAGCTGGGATCCAAGTCCACGCCCAGCTCGCGCTCGCGCAGCCAGGTGAGCAGCCCGAGACCGAGCGGATCGCCCTGGTGCGCCTGGTGATCGGCGAAGGCGGTCACGACCTCGGCGGCCTTCGGGACTCGCCGCGTGGTCGTGGCCAGGTCGAGCAGCAGCTCGCCGACGCTGCGCTTGTCGATCCCGTGGCCGTCGCAGCACGCGAGCCGAAACTCGAACGTGTTGGGCCTGAGCTGCGAGCGCTGGCGCTTGAGCATCCCCGCCCGCGCGAGCTTGTTCGCCTCGCGCTGCATGGCGCGCTTATCGAGGTGATGCAGCGACACGTCGCGCGCCCAGTGCTTCCACTCGTCCGGGTTCGCGCGTAGCTCCTTGCGGATCCGCTGCGCCCACTTGTTCGAGAAGTGCCCAATCTCGTCCAGCCCGCAACCCGTGCACTCGCCGATCGCCAGCTCGTGCTCGAAGCTCAGCGCCCAGAGCAGTGCGGTCGGCCACGCGACGAAGGTGCGCGGCCAGGGATGGAGCTGGTAGCCCATCGCATCGCTCGCTGGCGCTTCGATCAAGCAGCCATCGTTCGATGCGGTCATCGCTGCGTTCATCTTGGCGGTCGCGTTCCCATCGCCCCACAACCCGCGGTGCATCGCCCAGATTCGCACGGCCAGCTTGACCGCGCGCTCGGTTTGGATCGGGTCGGACGCGGCGGATGGCGTGTGGCAATGCCAGCACCCAGAGCCCCACTTGCCGAGGCACGCCGGGTTGCAGCAGCTCAAACGCGCGGGATTGGGGTCGAGCTCGGCGTCGCGTTCCTGGATGGTCGGCCGAAAGCCACAGCCAGGGCAGGTGATCGGCAAGCTCACTCCGCGGCTCCGCGCAGCTGCGGGTAGCGGTCGAGCGGCGAGTTCGTGACCGGCATCATCGTCAGCGCGTCGGGCCACGCGGTGCTCACCTGCACCGTGGCTTGGGGTGATGATGGTCTCCAGCATGATCACCCACTCGGCTTTCTCGCTCATGCCGGACCGACCGCCGCGAGCGCGTGGGCATTCCGCGGAATACTCGCGACGGCTGCGCGCTTGGGCGAACCCATGAGCAACAAGCAATTCGACGTGGCGCTCGCATCCAAGCCCGAGCAGATCCCCGACTGGGTCCCCGACGACGAGCGCGAGGAGCTGACTGAGTACCTCAGCTTCGGCGGCGACGACCGCACGGTGATGATCATCCGCAACGGCGAGCGCATCGCTACCCACTGGGATGGAGGCGAAGCCGAGGACAACAGCTTCGGTCGCGATTGGAGCTGGATCGTGGGCGAGCTCCGGGCCGCCTACGATGCTGGTGCGGAAAGCCAGCGCGACACCGAACAAGAGACCTCCGAGCTTCACGAGCAGCTGGCTGCGATGCGCGAGGCTGTCTCAAACATTCAGCTTCCGGTGCCCGTCGACGGCGACTTTCACTACCTGATCCGATCGTCGGGCGGCCCCGACTGTCCGCCGGAGGGCTGGCACGTCGTGTTCGGCGGGCCGTATCAGTCCTACACAATCCCGACTCACGACAACAACGGCGTGCTGGGCTGGTACTACTTCGACCATGACGAGGGTCGCTGGCGCGAGTATGAGAGCCTCGCTGCTCGGGTTGTCTTCGAGGACTTCGAGGATGAAGAAATCGAAGAACGCGACGGCGAAGACGAACCCGGGTTCGATGACCGGGCTCGCGACCTGCTCGACCGCCATCCCGACCGGTTCGTGTCGCACTGCATGATATGGACTCCGAAGCGAAACGAGATCGAGAGCGTCGCCTCGCATGAGGACCTCGTGGGCGAACTGCTCGCGGTGCTGGTGAGCGTGACTGAGCCCGCAACGGACGACCAGCGCGAAGCCATGCAGTGCCTGCGTGACCTGTTCCGCAGCCCAGAGGAGCCCGAGTTGCAGGTGAAGGACCGCGACGAGTCCGCGCTCGAGCAGGAGCTGCGCCGCGCGTGGGGTGACGACGTCACCATCGCCCACGCGGACGGACCGCATATCAGCTCGACCACAATCACCAACAGCGCCGGTCAGGTGCTGTTCAGCTGCGATGGCAAGCCGCGGCGCGACCGGATCCAGCACGCGATCGACGACGCGTTCGATTATCACCACAGCGTCGGCGGCTGACGATCTGGCGAGGCGGGCGGCTCCTGATCCAAGCGATCGCAAAGCGAGTCAAAAACGAGTCAACGGCCGGTCGGCCCAAAAGCGAAAGCCCCGAAATCGGGGCTTTCGTGCAGCGGGAAGCGAGGATCGAACTCGCGGCTTTCAGCTTGGGAAGCTGACGCGAGCCCAGCGGCGAAGGTCTGTGGTAGGGAATCCGGCCGATGGGAACGCGAAAAACACGCAACGACGCAACCGGGCGCGGTCGGGCGCAGCGCCTGGGGTTCTCGCAGCCGAGCCCTCGCGAGTCAACAGCGAGTCAAACGCGAGGTAACGACGCGGTAACAGACAGCGGCCACGGCTTGTGCTGGGGGCCCCCGTGGCGCTGACGGACAAGGAGATCAAGGCGCTCCAGCCCGGCGCGAAACCCTACTGGGTACTCGACGACCTCGGCCTCGAGCTGCTCGTCACTCGCAAGAACAAGCGCTGGTACTTCCGCTTTCGCTACCAGGGCAAGCAGCAGCGGATCCCGATCGGTCCCTACGGACCACCGCCGGCCGGGGTCCCGATCAAGGCCGCGCGCGCGCAGGCGGCCGAGTACCTCGGCATGCTGCGCCGCGGCATCGATCCGCGCGGTGAGGCACCAGCTCCCGCCCTTGTCCCCGAGCAGCCCGAGCACGAGAGCGTCGACGACTTGATCGACCGCTACATCCGCGAGCGCGGCGGCAACTGGCGACCAGGTACCGCGCGCACCTATCGGTCGGCGATCGATAGCTTCCGGGCTTGGTGCTCGAGCTCCGGGGTGCTGACCGTGGATCAGATCACCGCGGGAGCGCTGGCCAGCTTCCGTGGCGCAGCGATCGGGGCCACGCGACGGGTACGGACCAAGGGCAAGGGCACCGGGCGCAAGGCCGTGGTCGACACCGGCGAGAAGCGCAGCAGCAGCGCGATCAACTGTCAGCTGCGCGCGGTCAGGACCATGCTGCAGGCCGAGCTCGACGCGGAGCGGCTGCCGTCGATCGCATCGGGTGAGGTGATCAAGCGGAACCTCAAGCAAGTCGAAGGCGACGAGCCGCAGCCCACCCCGCTGCGATCGCACCAGCTGGTCAAGCTGGTCGCCGCGTGCCGGCGCCACGACCTCGATCACGAGCCGATCGGGCCGTTCGTGGTGACCATGCTCCTCGGCGGGTTCAGGCTCGGCGAGCTGCTGCGGCTGCGCTGGGATGCGGTGGACCTCGAGCACGACAAGGTGATCCGCGTGCGCGTGGGGGCGAAGAAAAAGAACGAGCGCGCGGTGGACCTCGCCGTCTCGCCGATCCTGATCCGCGTGCTCGAGCAGGAGCGCGAGCACGACGGCCGCGGGTTGGTGTTCAAGCTCACCGACAAGGAAGTCGACGCCGCGCGGCAGCGGCTGATCGCCGAGTACGGCGCGCCCGCGTTCCATTGGTCTCAGCGCCACTCCAAGCCCGACGAGCGTTCGCCCCCAACGCTGCGATCAACGTGCGAGTGCTACCTGGTCTGCGCCCGCGGGATCTATGAAGCGAGCTCGCTGTACCTCGCTGCGCGGCGGCTCGGCCACGGGACCGACGTCGCCGAGAAGCACTACCTCGATCCGATCAGCGGGATCCCGGACGACGCTCGGACGCTCGAAGCTGCGATGCAGATCGAGCAGGAGATCGAGAAGATGCTGCGCCCGCGCCGGCGCTTGCAGGTCGTGGAGTAGCGTAGCGGCGCTGGCCCACGCCGTGTCGGTCGAGCAGCCCATGCAGCCCGCCGCACGGCGTGACGCCGTTGCTGCCCTTGCGCAGCGTGGAGTCGATCGAGCTCCAGCTGGCCGCGAACCCCACGTGCTCGATCGCGTCTCCGTCGTGCACACGCGGTCGCTTGCGGTGCTTGGCGAGGTAGCTCCGAGCTCCCGCGATCACGGCGTCGACGTACGCCTGACCGGTGGGGACCTCGAGCTTTGGCAGCGGATCGACCCCCATCCCGATCATGCCGCGCAGCTGTTCGAGCGTCGGCAGCAGATGCGCGGGCTCGACTCCCAGCGCGAGCGCGAGCTTGCAGAGCTTCTCGACGGTGAGCCGCGTGCCACCGTGCTCGAGCTTGTTGAGCGCAGGCCGGTCGATGCCGGCCGCTCGCGCGACGGCGGCCTGCGGCTGGCCGAGCTGCTCGCGACGCTCGACCATGCGGCGGCTGACGAAGGTCTCGACGGACTCGCTCATGGTCAGCTCCCAGCGGGGCACCCCTCGCGGTGGTCATCGCTGGCGCCCAGCTCATCGCTCCCATCTGCCAGAGGCTCAGCACAATCGCAGCCGGGCCGCCACGTCGTGCCGAGCCACTCGATCTCGAAGAACCCGTATTCGTCCAGCTTGCAATAGCTAGTGGTGTCGAACGGGAGCACGGCGAATGCCCAATCGTTGTCGCCGTCGGGGCAGAACACGGCGAGCGGACCAGCGAGCGCCCAGTCCTCGCCGAGCTCCTCGGTGAGAAGCTCGGCGATCGCATCGATCGCTTTGCGCATGTCCGGGTGCTCGCTCTCGAAATCCTTGTGGCGCTCGACCAGCTCGTCGACAGCATCGTCAACCGACGGAGGCCGAAGCAGTCGAAACTCGAACCTGTCCAGCGCGACCTCGATCACCTGACCTCGATCTCGCAGGTCGAGCAGGCGCTCAGAGTCGGTCTTGTCGCCGTCTTCCTCGCCCTTCGCCATCATGATTCCGGCCGTGCTCAGGATCCTGTTGGCCTCGAACACCAGCTTTGCGGCGTGGCCGACCAGCAGAGCTGCGGCCGCGTGTGGGGCTTGCTGCGCGAGGGCTCGTCGAATCGACTTCTCGTGATCGCTCATGCGCTCGGAGACACCGCGAGCGCCCGATCATTCCCTACCGACTCATCTGGCGCGCGCGACTCGTCAGGTTCCCGCGCTCGCCCGCCTTGTGGATCGAGCACGGCGCCCCGGTGATCCGCTCGAGCTCGCAGCCGCGGCACTCACCGTCGACCGGCGTGGTCCAGTTGTAGCCGTCGGGCTCGACCACCGTGCGCTCGTCGGCCTTGCACTGGCAATCGACGCGGTGCTGCGGATCGACCGGCCGCCAGAACTGCCGCGCGACGCCGGGGTGGTGCTGGTCCTCTTCGGCGCCGACCATGCCGAACGCACGCAGGGCCTTGCGCACCTGCTTGGGCTTGGGCCGCTTGCCGTTGGCGGAGATCGAGACGATCCACTGCAGGCCCTCGCCGTCGCCGTCGGGATACTCGGCGGTGACGAGCTCGGAGAGCACGACGATCGG